TTCCTGATGATCCACTAGTACCTGATGATCCACTGGTTCCTCTAGTTCCCGAAGTTCCTGATGATCCACTAGTACCTGATGATCCGCTAGTTCCTCTAGTTCCCGAAGTTCCTGATGATCCACTAGTTCCTGAAGTACCTGATGATCCACTAGTTCCTGATGATCCACTAGTTCCTGATGATCCACTGGTTCCTCTAGTTCCCGAAGTTCCTGATGATCCACTAGTACCTGATGATCCACTAGTACCTGATGATCCGCTAGTTCCTCTAGTTCCCGAAGTTCCTGATGATCCACTAGTTCCTGAAGTACCTGATGATCCACTAGTTCCTGATGATCCACTAGTTCCTGATGATCCACTGGTTCCTCTAGTTCCCGAAGTTCCTGATGATCCACTAGTACCTGATGATCCACTGGTTCCTCTAGTTCCCGAAGTTCCTGATGATCCACTAGTTCCTGAAGTTCCTGATGATCCACTAGTTCCTGAAGTACCTGATGATCCACTAGTTCCTGAAGTTCCTGATGATCCACTAGTTCCTGAAGTTCCTGATGATCCACTGGTACCTGATGATCCACTAGTTCCTGATGATCCACTGGTTCCTCTAGTTCCCGAAGTTCCCGATGATCCACTAGTTCCTGAAGTTCCTGATGATCCACTAGTTCCTGAAGTACCTGATGATCCACTAGTTCCTGAAGTACCTGATGATCCACTAGTTCCCGAAGTACCTGATGATCCACTAGTTCCTGATGATCCACTAGTTCCTGATGATCCACTAGTTCCCGAAGTTCCTGATGATCCACTAGTTCCCGAAGTACCTGATGATCCACTAGTTCCCGAAGTTCCACTAGTTCCTGATGATCCACTAGTTCCTGAAGTTCCTGATGATCCACTAGTTCCTGAAGTTCCTGATGATCCACTAGTTCCTGATGATCCACTAGTTCCTGATGATCCACTGGTTCCTCTAGTTCCCGAAGTTCCTGATGATCCACTAGTTCCTGAAGTTCCTGATGATCCACTAGTTCCTGAAGTACCTGATGATCCACTAGTTCCTGAAGTTCCTGATGATCCACTAGTTCCTGAAGTTCCTGATGATCCACTGGTACCTGATGATCCACTAGTTCCTGATGATCCACTGGTTCCTCTAGTTCCCGAAGTTCCTGATGATCCACTAGTTCCTGAAGTACCTGATGATCCACTAGTTCCTGAAGTACCTGATGATCCACTAGTTCCTGAAGTACCTGATGATCCACTAGTTCCCGAAGTACCTGATGATCCACTAGTTCCTGATGATCCACTAGTACCTGATGATCCACTAGTTCCCGAAGTTCCTGATGATCCACTAGTTCCAGAAGTACCTGATGATCCACTAGTTCCTGAAGTTCCTGATGATCCACTAGTTCCCGAAGTACCTGATGATCCACTAGTACCTGATGATCCACTGGTTCCTCTAGTTCCTGAAGTTCCTGATGATCCACTAGTTCCTGATGATCCACTAGTTCCTGATGATCCACTGGTTCCTCTAGTTCCCGAAGTTCCTGATGATCCACTAGTTCCTGAAGTTCCTGATGATCCACTAGTACCTGATGATCCACTAGTTCCCGAAGTTCCTGATGATCCACTAGTTCCTGAAGTTCCTGATGATCCACTAGTTCCTGAAGTTCCTGATGATCCACTAGTTCCCGAAGTACCTGATGATCCGCTAGTTCCCGAAGTCCCTGATGATCCACTAGTTCCTGATGATCCACTAGTACCTGATGATCCGCTAGTTCCTCTAGTTCCCGAAGTTCCTGATGATCCACTAGTTCCTGAAGTACCTGATGATCCGCTAGTTCCTGATGATCCACTAGTTCCTGATGATCCACTAGTTCCTGATGATCCACTAGTTCCTGAAGTTCCTGATGATCCACTAGTTCCTGATGATCCACTAGTACCCGAAGTACCTGATGATCCACTAGTTCCTGATGATCCACTAGTACCCGAAGTACCTGATGATCCACTAGTACCTGATGATCCGCTAGTTCCCGAAGTTCCTGATGATCCACTAGTTCCTGAAGTTCCTGATGATCCACTAGTTCCTGAAGTTCCACTAGTACCTGATGATCCGCTAGTTCCCGAAGTTCCTGATGATCCACTAGTTCCTGAAGTTCCTGATGATCCACTAGTTCCTGATGATCCACTAGTACCTGATGATCCACTAGTTCCTGAAGTTCCTGATGATCCACTAGTTCCTGAAGTTCCTGATGATCCACTGGTACCTGATGATCCACTAGTTCCTGATGATCCACTGGTTCCTCTAGTTCCTGAAGTTCCTGATGATCCACTAGTTCCTGAAGTTCCTGATGATCCACTAGTTCCTGAAGTTCCTGATGATCCACTAGTTCCTGAAGTACCTGATGATCCACTAGTTCCTGATGATCCGCTAGTTCCCGAAGTACCTGATGATCCACTAGTTCCCGAAGTACCTGATGATCCACTAGTTCCTGAAGTACCTGATGATCCACTAGTTCCTGATGATCCACTAGTACCTGATGATCCACTAGTTCCTGAAGTTCCTGATGATCCACTGGTTCCTCTAGTTCCCGAAGTTCCTGATGATCCACTAGTTCCTGAAGTTCCTGATGATCCACTAGTTCCTGATGATCCACTAGTTCCTGATGATCCACTAGTTCCTGATGATCCACTAGTTCCTGATGATCCACTAGTTCCTGATGATCCACTAGTTCCTGATGATCCACTAGTTCCTGAAGTACCTGATGAACCACTAGTTCCTGAAGTTCCTGATGAACCACTAGTTCCTGAAGTTCCTGATGAACCACTAGTTCCTGAAGTACCTGATGATCCACTAGTTCCTGATGATCCACTAGTTCCTGAAGTACCTGATGATCCACTAGTTCCTGATGATCCACTAGTACCTGATGATCCGCTAGTTCCTCTAGTTCCTGAAGTACCTGATGATCCGCTAGTTCCTGATGATCCACTAGTTCCTGATGATCCGCTAGTTCCTGATGATCCACTAGTTCCCGAAGTCCCTGATGATCCACTAGTACCTGATGATCCACTGGTACCTGATGATCCACTGGTACCTGATGATCCACTAGTTCCTGATGATCCACTAGTTCCTGATGATCCACTAGTTCCTGATGATCCACTAGTACCCGAAGTACCTGATGATCCACTAGTACCTGATGATCCGCTAGTTCCCGAAGTTCCTGATGATCCACCAGTTCCTGAAGTTCCTGATGATCCACTAGTTCCCGAAGTACCTGATGATCCACTAGTTCCCGAAGTTCCACTAGTTCCCGAAGTTCCACTAGTACCTGATGATCCACTAGTTCCTGAAGTTCCACTAGTTCCTGATGATCCACTAGTTCCCGATGATCCGCTAGTTCCTGATGTACCGCCACCTCCACTTAGATTCGCCAGTAGCCACTGATATCCACTCCAAATCCATAATTGCTGGATTCCGTTATCATTGGATAAAAATGCTTGACCTATTCGGGGAGATTGTGGATATTGAGCCAATTTGGAAATTTAATTTAATCTATATATCGTCATCCGAGTAATTCCATTTAGTGTATAGTTATAAATTTTAATGACAATTAATGTCATTGTTAATTTTCAACGCTTCTACGACCTCGTAACCTTGGTCTCTACGTTTGTTTTTGGTAAGGTCGTCTAAACTCCTACGACCTTCTTTTAATATATTTTGACTTGCTAATTGGTCACGAGAATTTATTGCTCCGCAACTTGCGCAAACCCACTCTCTATCAGAAAGTTTTAACTCTTTATTTTTTACTCCACATCCACAAGTTTTTGAAGAAGCATAATAACGGTTAACTTTATGTACTGTTTTACCGTACCAATCTGCTTTGTAAGTTAACATAGCTGTAAACTTTGACCAACTTGCATCTGAAATACTCTTTGACATTAACTTACTCTCTAACATATCTTTAACTCCTAAATCCTCTATAAAAATAGTATCATAGTTGTTAATTAGTTGTGTTGAATAATTGTGTAAAAAGAAATCTCTTTGGTTTGTTGTCTTTTGATAAAGTTTTGCAATTTTTAATTTACATTTATCTCTACGTTTACTTCCTTTTTCTTTTCTTGCGAAGTGTTGTTGTAATCTTTTTAATTTAGCTTGGTTTTTGCTAAAGAATTTTGGATTACTAATCTCAATGCCATCGGATTGGGTTGAAAAAACTTTTACACCTAAATCTAATGCACATTCTTTACCTGTTTTTAATTTATAATTAATTTCTTGTTCCACTAAAACTGAAGCAAAGTATTGACCACTTGAATTAACTGAAACAGTTACAGACATAAACTTACCAGCTAAAGGTCTATCTAAAACTATTTTAATTTTGCCTATTTTCTCTAATCTTATTTTACCATCTTTTATAGAGAATTTTTGGTTAGGTAGTCTAAAGGACTGTTTACTCTGTTTTTTCTTAAAGTTGGGTCTGCTTATAGTTGACTTTCTTGTTTTATTAAAGTATTGTTTTTTAAACTCTTTAAAATCTATTTCTTTTTGTTGTAAAATAGAAGCAGAAACTTCTTTTAACCAACTTACCTCTTCTTGGTTTCTGAATTGTGTAGAAGTGAGGTAAACAGGCTTTGGATTTTTTTCTACATCATAAGAATTAAAAACAGATGTCATATAGTTCCAAAAATATCGTGAACAACCAAAACTTTTACTTAGTAAAGTTTCTTGTTCTTGATTAGGATATATTCTGAATTTATATGATTTTAATTTATTCACCTATTGAATTTTTAATAATTTGTTCTGTTAATCTTTTACTTCTTCTTCTACCGTATAACCTTGCAACAAATGATGTTATTATAGAAACAAAATCTTGCATTAAATCATCTTCATCATTTGTTTGAGGATTAATTATTTCAATTTTTCTTCCTTCTAACGCTAAAAGCTTCTGTATATAGTTTGTTCCAAATCGAGCTAACCTGTCCTTATGTTCTACAACTATAAGATTAATTGTCTTATCCAATAAAATAGATTCTAATTTTTTACGTTCATCATTTAATCCTGAACCTATTTCAACAACTACTTTTGAAACATTATAACCTTTGGCATTACAGTAGGAAATTAACCTTTCTTTTTGTCTATTTAAATTATCTTTATTTTCAGAACTAGACACTCTAGCATAGACAGCAACTTTTAAATTTAGGTGCGCTTCTTCAACAATTTCTACAAAAACTCTTCCTGTACTACTTTTAATAATATCTAATTCTCCTTTTGCAATCATTCTCCATAAAGTTCTAACAGAAACCCCTGACATTTTTGCGTATTTTGATAATTTTACTTTCATATATTTACTATTTCAATAACTGTGCCAAAGTACTTGATTGTCTCTAATTGTCATTAATTTTTATAAACTAATTAAATATCTTATATAATTACCAATGCTGTCTTGTGTATTGTTCCAAGATAACCAAGTAGTACCATCTGTTGAATATTCCCAAGTTCCATACGCTGAAGTATCTATGGTGTCACTAAAAATAAGTAAATTAGTTGATGAATCAAATAATCTCAGTTTTAAATCCGGTATATTGCCAGACCATGAGCTCACTTGTTGCCATGTAAATATTTTGCTAGATGCTGATGATTTTGCAAGAGATGGTAAATAATGAGAATCTTGAGATCCGTCTTCATATATGCAACCAACACCATAAATTCTTGTAGGTACACAAACTTCACCTAAAATATCAAGTTCAAACATAAATTGAATATATTGTCCAGGTATATTTCCAGATATATCGCCATTTACACCAACTTCGGTCCATGAACCGGTGTTATCATCAATACCAGAAGTTCTAAAATAAACTTTGTATGCCTCAGGTTGAAAACCTAGAGCATAAGATCCTAAATATTCTGCGTTATCTACATATACTCTATACAGCTTTGTCGCGTCTGTCGTTGGAATCTTAGGCGCTATAATTCTTTGATTTGTTGATGATGCATAAAAAGCATCGGCAGCCATAGGAAAAGCAAAAAACCAGCTAAATTGTGTTATTGTTGATACCGGAATAGCAAACATATATCCACCCGCAGTCCAGATAGATAACGTGGATTGTGGGAATAAACCGTCAGATGCACCTGGTGGGGTAGCTGATAATTTTTTTCTGTTTGTGTTAGTACCTACTATTTTATCAAATGGAATTGAACTAGAAGGATCATAATCACCAACATAAACCCCTACTCGCCCTGCTCCTGTAGTTATAAAAATTCTATCCAATGTCTCGCTATAATCTATTTGAGCTAATGAATTTGTCAGTGTAAAAACTGCATTGATTCCGCCAGGTGGAATCTCAATCATTGAGTCCGATATCCAACTAGTTGAGGATGCAATTATATCTGATACTTTAACTCGGTAAATTCTAGTAGATGTAACAAACCATAAGCACTTTACTCCATTAAATGGCCCATGATTTAAGGTAAATATTCTACCATTATTTAATTGAGAAATTAACCCAATTACTACAGCAGTAGCTGTTTTAAATTCAAATGCGCTTACACTAATTCCACCAACCACTGTCAATGGAGCACGTAAATTAAATTTATGAATTCTAGCATTTACTGTATTATCTGCATTTAGAAAATATATGTCATGTCTACCATTATTTACAAAGTCGTCACTTCCTAATCCAGCACCTATTGTATAAAAACCAGTAAATACGGTATGTGTGCCGGATTGAGAGACATCCTCCTGCCATATCAACTGCCGATGCAGCATCCTGTACTATCTTATATGTTGTCTCCCATTTATAACCATCCTGATCTCCGAATATCAACGTGTTGTTATCCCATGGGAAATATACTCTATTCTCTGACATTTACTGATTTTTATATCAGATATATATTCAAAAAAATAAATCATGGAATTTAAAGGCCTAGCAGAAATACTTGATAAATTTACATTTGCCCAAAGAATATTAGCTCTTTTAATGTTACTTATGACCATAGTCCTTATTACACTTGGTCCAAAATTAATAGATGCATTAACGGTAAGCAATACTGAATGTATAGCAGAAACAAAAAGACAGAGCATAAGAATCTCTTATCTGGGGAAGGTTGTGGATACACTTGATATAAAAATAATATCAAATCAGAGAAAGTTTACTAATGAGATAGCAAGAAGGGAATCTGAGTTTATAGCAATGCTGGACGAGCTTAAATTTGATATAGATAAATCAAAAACAAAAAGGAACCCAAAAATACATCAGCTGGAGAAAAGAGAATATGATGGTAATGACGTGGTTGGTAGCGGTTCGGATCAACCGTTAGCAATGGAGAGAATACAAGAACCTGTGAGAGCGGATGAAAATGGGATTAACTCAAAAAAGGTCGATGTTATAGTAAAGAAGATAGAAACACTTAAAAAGAAAGTTAAAGATGATGCACATTAAAATGTTTGAAAATTTTGAGCGAAATAATTCATTATTTTCTATTTGCGATAAACTTATAGGTGATTCCGATATATGGAAAAGAAATAGGGACAAGGTAAAGTCACTTGATCCTGATTTTGAACTAAGACAGATAAACGTTCCTGGCGTGGAGGCAAGCTTCGATGCAAATGAATCAAGATCAAATAATATAATTATAGAAGTTGGACCAGGTAATGTCGACGATTCCACAATGGCGCACGAGCTTATTCATGCATTGCAGTTTATGGAGAGAGGTGAATTAGATATATTTACGCAGGATGCAACAAGGGAGTTTTTAGTATTATCAGATGATAACGTTTGGGAATATTTTATGCTTGCAATCTATATGAGTGATGAACTAGAAGCAGAAGCACAAAAGGCGGAGCTTAAATTCGGTTTACAGAAAACCCAAAAGGAAGTGATTGATTGGATAAAAATGAACACCCCTGAAAAAATAGCTAAACAAATATCCTTATTGGTACCAAATGACAATGAATTTGAACTTGAAAGCTTTGATGAATTTCCGGATCTATGGGTTAGCGTTTATTTAAACTATACAGATATTGGAATTGATAAATATCTGGAAGAACTAAAGGATAAATCATTATTGGAATTTGTTGCTTATTATTATCTAAAATTTAGCGCATTTATTAAATATATGGAATCATAAAAAAAGCCTGAGCATTACACTCAGGCTTTTTTTATTAACTCCGATTATTTGTTAAACACAACGGTAATAGTAGCACCTGTTCTTTTAGCAATTCTTGAAAGTGCATCAAAATCTGTTTCTGTTATAGGTTGTACTTCAGAAATTATTTTTTCTTTCTTATCAGCAGGAACAGAAGCAACCTTCTCCACCACTGGTAAATTTTTATTTTTAACTTTAGCTGCTCTCATTTTTTCCATCCTCAATAACATAGCAGCTTTCTTGTCATCAACCTTATGATCTTCAATTTTTTGGGCTGCTGCCTCCAATTTTTTCAATGTTGATTTTCTGATAGTAACTGCTGCTTCAGTTCTGTTTAAAATCATGCCGATAAATTTAGCAGAATTTCCCTGCGCATATAATGATAATAATTCTTTATCATCCTCACTAGACCATGATGATCTTGGTGACTTAACCTTTACTTGATGCTGGATTGGGGTTCTAGAGATCACTCTGATCGGTAACTCGTTTCTTTTTTTCTTTTTGTTTGTAGAAATTGATTTAGGAACATCAATTTCCCTACCCTTAGATGATTTCAAACGAACATCAACATGCAGTGTATGTTTTCGTGTTGTTACTGCCATAATAGTTCGTCCCAATATTTTTGCAATCTCAGCGCCAGTAGCTCCACCTCTTGCCATTTTGATTAATGTTGAATCATCCGCAGTTGACCAGCCTCTTCTGTTAGAAGGTGCTTTAGGATTTCTTTTAATTTCCATATTTGTTAATTGTTAATTGTTAATTGTTATAATTACAATACAAATATATGAAATAATCCCGAGATAAAAAAATTATTTTACATAAAGTTTCACGATATATAGATAAAATATATTAATTTATGGACAATTATATAAAACTATATTCAGATTTCATTAATGAAGCTGATAAAAAAGGGGAAAGCTTTGAAGATTTTGCAAAAACCAGATTGACTGGAGCTGCGAAAATAGCCGAAGCTGCTAAAGAGAAGGGCGGTGATGCTCTTCTAACTTATCACCATTTTAGGGTTAAATTACCGGTTTATGAAAAAGCTGGTGGTGGAAATTTTGATCCTGTTGAAGCAAAGGATGAGATGGAAGCTCTAGTTAAAGCCTTGGTTAAAGGAACTGCTGGTTCTATAAAACTCGAACAGACTGAATTTCAAAAGCTCGTTGGCCTCATAGAGGTCTTTGGAGAATTACTAATAAGAAAAGGTGCTTAATTAAGCACCTTTTCTGTTTCATTCAATTTGTTGTAATATTTCATCCTAATTGACTTGTATCCATGCCCCTGATAGAATATTCTATTTCTAATAACATTCTTTGCATCGTTATTATAATTGTCAATATACCAATCTATATTGATGTTTGATTTGGATTTGATTTTCCCATTAACCTCGTTGAATACTCCTTCCCCGATCTCCTCGATTTTAAATATTCCTTTCTCACCCCTAATAAATGCATGCTTAGAAGTTATTCTTAAGTAGCTAACTACATCTTGTCTGTTTTGTTCTTTTGTTTTCATGATTTTTTTATTTTTAATTAATTATTTTTTAGTATCCATTGATAGAATCCAGGTTTTATATTGTTGTCTAATTTTTCCCATAGTCCTGACAGCTGGACGGATTCAGTCATGTATATGTTTGACCCCTGGGATTTACCATTTTCATCAAATATCTCCCATGTGTAATAGACATGCATACCCCTTTCAGTGTCTACCTTTTTATTCTGAAACCATGTCCATCCTTTTCTTGAATTTTCTATCATCTTCTGTTTTGCATTCTCAAATAACCGATCATTTATTTCCTTGTTTGAATCGAATGCTTCTCTTGCTTGTTTCAATATTCTTCCCTTTCTCTCGTTTCTTTGTTCATCGTTACAATAACAAGCAAGTTCAAATTTAAAAAGTTTCTCAATGTCCTCCCATTTTGAATCTCTTGAATATTTATTTTCCACAAACCCATGGACATCTTCACAATAAACATCAACCTTATATCCCTCTGCTGAATAAACATATTCACCTTTATCGTTTATGTAGGCATAAGGTCCATCCCAATAACCTTCTTTTTCTATTGCTGCTACTGGTATTCCTCCCTCCATTCTGATGTGTCCATTACCCTCAGGATCTGCTTCCCGTAACATCTTTATAAATTCGTTCGTTGTCATAATTTTTAATTTATTTTTATTAATTTATTGTTTGTTTCGCTTCATATAAAGCTCGCTGCTTGATTATTTTTATCCTCTTATACAAATGTATCTTATACCTCAAATTCATTCTTTAGTGTCTCGTATTGTTTCTTTCTCTCTGCTTTTTTTGCCTCCTCGTACCTTGCCCTATCTTCCCTTTGTTTTTGTTCCCTTTTGATTCTTTCCTCCTCCTCCTTGGTCTTTCTAATCTGTATATGCTCATCAAGATCTATTGTTAGATCGTTAGCGTTTATCGTCTCTGATTCATATTCGGTTCCTCCATAGGATACACTCCATGAACGGCTGCAGTAAAACTCTCCATCGGATAGAAGTTCTATAGAATCTGGTTTGTAGCCAGTTTTTGCAATAAATATCTGTTCCACTCTGTCGTGGATTGTGATTAGTTGTTCACCTGTTATTTTCATTATTTTTGTTTTTTAAGTTCTAATTCTTTTACCCTTCCCATTATAATGCCTCTATATTTTTTATGTAATTCATATGGGATATTCATTACTATATTGTGCCCCTTAGAGAATATGTGGTTTATATAGAGATCAACATGCTCACTTGTGAATTCGGTGAATATTTTATTACTTGGTTTATACCAGCTGTCCTCTCTTGCATAAGCATAAACATAATAGAGTTTTCCTGCTTCCTTTTGATATTGAATGTATATTAGTAACAAATCCCATAGTTGATCTGGTGTTAATAAACCATGCTCTTCCAGAACAAGCATTGTTGTTGCTAATCTTCCCATCCTGTTGCCTAAATTTGTATGCTTTCCATAGGCTCTTTTTGTACTCAGCTTTTTAAGAGAGTCAAAGTTTCTTGTTTTTAGAATTCCTTTCATGTCGTTTGTAGATTTTTTAGAGATAACGAAAGGTGGGACAATGATTTTCTAACCTCTGGATTGCCAAAAAAGCATGCAGAAGTATAGGCGTCAACATCAGGCTCAAAAAACAATGATGCCTGTGTAACGTGTCTGAATTTTTCGTAAATTTTAATTAAATGTGCTTCTGATTTTGCAGAGAGACAAATTATAGAATTTGTTGTCTCTTTCCATTCTTTGAACTTTGTGGGATGTTCATATGCAAAATCTGCAAGGCTATGACAAGCCTGTGGTAATTGATAGCCTTCTGAGTGAAGGTCTGCTCTGGTAACTATTACCAGTTTCGTTTCCTGAAATTTGTTAATCTAAGTCATTTTCTTAATTTATTTTATTATTATACATTATTTTTTGTTTTTGTTTCATTTTTTATTGGTTATATTCTTCAGGCCTTATACCGTCAGGGAAAGATAACTTTGCATTTGTTAAATCAATGGAAGAATAAACGTCGGTAATCTCCTTCCTTGTTCTGCTGCTTATATTTAAGCAAACCTCATAAACCCATTCATCGAACGCCATATTTAATTTATTTTAGTGGTCAGAACAGGATTCGAACCTGTATCTCCAATGTCTTACCAAAGGCGAGTCTACCCGATGCGTAAAGCAATTCCTCTACCTGACTTAGCTTCTAACAGATTATCAGTTCTGACGCTTTACACAGCTTAGCTATTTTTGGGTTGCCCCTTACTCTCCGCTATTTGAGTTTTGTGATCCCCACCGGGCTCGAACCGGATACGCTGAGTTTAGAAGTCAGTTTGACGCCATGTCAATTAAGTTTAGGGACCTTTTTCTTTACTTAGTTATTATTAAAAATATAACAATGAATATTATTCCTATTATTCCTATTATTGCTTTTCTCATTTTATTTTATTTTTAATTACAAGACAAATATAAGAAATTATTTTTAAATAAAAAAATAATTTGAAAAAAATCGGGATTTTTCAATCCCGATTTCTCTATTTATTTAATATCCTCTATACCGCTACCGAATACTTGCTTCGTTTTTGTTGAGGTGAATCCAGGTTTATAATCAATCCGTGGTCTATTCAAAATTTTATTATATAGATTATTAGGCAAAGTCTGCAGCAATATGTTATTAGCTTTTGCAATATTTTGTGACTCAACCTCTAGAGCTAAATATCCGGCTCTTTGAGTTTCTACAAATTGTGATAGATCAACATAGAAATTAGAGAAATCCCCATAAGGTACTGGCTGATTTTCTTGTAGCCATTTCCATGTAAGTTTCTCGCCATCTCGTCTTCCGTCCATGATCAATTTGGTTACCTCTATGAATGTCTCTTTGTTTTCGATTAGAACATTATGCTTAAGTGTATATGATTTCCACATATTGTCATAATATGCTTCCTTCTCCTGACTTAATTGTGCATAATCATTTTGATATAATACAGTTTGGTTATAGATGACTTTAGTGTCCTTATAAAACCTGCTTGCTCCAATGACTAATAGCAATAGAACCAATAAACCAGCCACACCGCCGAACGGATTTTTATCGCCATCTTTAGGTTCTTTGAAATCCCATTCTAAATTCTGATCCAAAGATTTTCTCATTAGAATAACGATATAGACAAATAAGCCTACTAGAAAAGCAATGTTGAAAGTTGTATGCATTGCTGAAAAACTTAAGGATCCGTTGTCCTTTACTGTGTCACCTGGGAACTGTACCGTCCACATGAAGCCAAATGCCAAAAGCGAGATGACTGCGCCAATCATCTTGGAGATGAATTCTGACTTACTTAATTTACCTTTTTTAAAGATACTCATAGAATTAATTGTTAATTGTTAATTGTTTATTTTTGATCGTCTTCTGTCCATGTAATAACTGGACAATTCTTTTTATACATACTATGTATTAAATCTCTAACCATTCCAAAGAAATCTGCCATATAGATAATACCTTGAACCATTGCTCTGAATACTGGTCCTAACCAGCCGAAAATGAATTTAAAAACTTTTTTCATTCCTTTACCAAATTTATAGACAGGTATTTTGGGAAGTTTCGGTGGATTAATCTTACTCATTTGCATAAAAGCCCATTTAAAAAATGGATTTATGATATATTTGAATAACGAAAATATTATAAATGCAGTAGCTATAAATACAGTTATTCCTAAAAGACCATAGCCTACATATTTCCAATTTATCCACCCGATTGTTTTAATCACTGCAACACTCAATCCCCAGATTGCAAAGTATGATATGATAACTACTAATCCAATACCAATAATTTTAGATGTTTTAGATTGTTTAAATTCCTCTATCTTAACCGCTCTTGCCCCTATAATTTTTGATTTCTCCTCCGATTTCCTTTCCTTCATCTCTATTTTTAATCTAAGCTTATTATATCTTACCCTGATTGCTTCGTCATCAATATCACGTTTCGCCCGGTACCATGCCGATCCTTTATCCTCTATCATGTATCTTTCCTTGTAAGGTAATTCATACTGATATTTTTTAAAGATCTTGCTATTCTTCAGATTATATGCCTCCTTATCTGTTATTGTTGGCAGCTTATCTAGACAATCTTTAACAAAAGATGCTCTCCTTTTTTCGTCCATTCTTTTTGAATATGTCGAGCAGGATTCAATAAAGTTGGTGTCTACTTTTCTCGTCATCTTTACAATTAAAATAATAGGAAAGGTAAGAAATACCACTACCATTATCCAGAAATATGGACACATTGTAGGGTGGACTTTATGAGGTTCTTTACCAAAAACCCATTTATAAACTTTACAATGCCAAGCATCTTTCTTAAAAGTGTAGAAATTCTTTTTTGGTTTCTGTTCCTCAGTTACCCCTGGGATATACTTATTCTCCAGACTAATATCATACTCAGGAATTCCCAATTGACATTTACAGATTTTATTCTCTCTGTCAATGTCCCATTTAGTTGAGACGTAAACTGATTCTACATCTGGATTTTCTTTGATCTGGTCTTTGTCCTGAACCATACCAATTATTACAGTTCTTGACTCGTTCAGAATCATTTTCTTTAGATCGTATCCAGATTTGGTGGTGTGCAAATTTAAAATCTTCATTTTTGTTTATTTTTTAATTACATGGAAAATATATAAAACATTTTCGATATAAAAAAATTATTTTAATATTTTTTATATTATAAAGTGTACATATTTACCTACGTGACTTCTTAGCTCTTTAAATATCGAGTGTCCGTTCTCGTCTGCGACATAATCAAATCCTCCATATCCACATGTCCATTCTGAATAGCACCCGGATATCAAATCGGCGTAAAGCATAGAGGCAACAACCTCCGCGCTTTGCTGATCGAACGATTTTTCCTCCAGCGGTGCTTGCTCAAGTATAACATAACGAACGTGGTATCCTGGACTTTGTTTGGTTGGGTCGTTCCAATAATCTTCCTCACTTTGATTGAAGAGATCGGTTAGCTTTCCATAAAGAGAAACTCCCCCTATTTCTACATCCTCTATATGCTCACAACAAGTAACATTTACTTTGTCACCCGACATTATAAATCCCTTTAATTCCATATTTTTTCCATTATTTCTATTTGTGGTTACTCTATTATATGACCATACTTTACGATGAATTCAGATGCACTCATCTGATTGAAAGTCTGTGGTGTGAAATCTCTCCAATATCCAGTGGTTGTAGCATAGTCTGCTTTCTCTACAAATTCTTCAACCATTCGGGTATAGTTTGCTATCATTATATCAGCAACCTTTCTTTTTTGTTGCTCTGTAGCTTTCTTAAAGTCAACTAAATCTTTTTCCTCTATCATAATTAAACTTTTTCGTCAAAAAATACTTCAAATTCGTCCCTTGAATAGAAGCCAAAAAGACCAGAACGTAATGTCTCGTTGATTGATGTTATTGACATGGTTCCGCCGAAAGTTCCGCTGTCACCATATCGGTATTTTAATGAAATCCTAGAAAAAGCTCTCTCCCATGATGCTATATCAGTCTTAACCCATGATCCATGTCTATCTACAACCTCATTTGTCTTAATGTAATCTCCAAGGTGATGCCAAATGTAGCCTGAAAGTTTAGTAAATTCTTTTCTGCTTACTCTTAATGAAACTTTACGTCTCTTATAGTATGAATCATATAATTTTTCTGATTCAGCATCAGATCTATTCTCATCATATTCTACAGGTTTAGGAAATGCACTTGGCTGTGTTTTTTCAATCGAGCTGATAAGGAAAAATTCTTGTGCTACCTTGGGCATAGCATAAAATCCTCTGGAAGCAGGAGGTGAATGGAACGTTTTTTGCTCCGATGTGTAACCATTCTGTTTCTTGAGATCAAGACCACCGAATCTAACAAATATGTTTAGGTTCTTTCCTTTCATATTGCAAATATATGAAAAAGAATCGAAATAAAAAAATAAAATTTACCTTATTTTATCCCATTCTATTAGTGAGGAGTCTGAGATAATATGATCCCTATTCGGGTCATACCTATTTATTCTTGGACCAGTGTATTCATTAGATTCCAGTGTGAATAGATCTATTCTTGGACGATGGAATGAATATATAGCTGGATCTTCTATTCTGCAATTGATGCATCTGCCAAAGAGTTTACCGTATAGCATAACATTATTAGGAACCGGTATATCACACTTAGCCACACCGTTGCCTTCAACCCAATACTGCACGCATTCAGATCCTCCGCAAAGCTGACATAAAAGATGTTTAGCATAATAAAGTCTATGATTAATAATGATAGTTTCCTTTAGATCATATCCTCTAGGATCTATGAGTGTGATTTCATTCATATAAATCTTTGGCCAAATCCTTAACCTTATCTATTTTATCCTGCGATAATGTATAATATGAATTTCTTAAATTTTTAATCGATTCAGAATATTTTGCTTCATCGAAAGTCATTCCATAATATGGTTCGCTCAAAGCCATACCAGGAGACAATAGATTGATCTCATCTATTTTATCCTGTGAAAGAGTATGATATGATCTATTTAGAAAATTAATAGCTCCTGAGTATTCAAGCTGATCAAATGTTCTTTTGCGTGATTTCGGTAATTTAAGCATTTCGTTATGTTTTTGAATGTTATTTAATTATATCAGAAAAATCTGAAAGTTTCCCATTTTTTTCCAATATATAGAGCAGATAACTCGAATCTCGCGATTTTTTTCCACTAACGACTGAAATTGTGCAAAAAAATTCCACTATGGACACCGATAACCCCAAAAGAAATGCAAAGAAAAAACATTCAGACTGCTGTTCTGATCCTAGCGACATTCTTCAACCCATTAGGGTTCGACGCTCTTTTTGCATTAGTGATGCATTGGACAGGATCTTATTTAATAACAGATGGCATATTTTATTGCCTCTCAGCTTTCTTTTTTGGAATCTATTTTTGGATTTCAGACAAAAAAGTTAGTTTACCTAGATTGAAAAGAAAAAGTCAATCCTCAATGGATTGACTTTTCATAATACCTTTTTAAATAACATTTCTAAGCATTCCCTTATATCTGGATCATCAGACGATTCGTACAAAACAGATGGGTGCTTACTGTTACATTTCATAAGCACATTATCGACAAACTCATCCCCCCATTTTATTTTTGCCTGATGTATATCCCAGCCTTTTATAACTATAGCTCCAATCATCTTATTTTTTTATAGATATATATTCCATGATAAACCTAATGAATTTTAAAATGTTTGAATCCTCTGCAGATTCAGACTATAGCATGGATGACATTAAAAAACTTCCTGGTTTTATGTTACTTTTAGCAATCGGCTATTATGAAAGCAGCACTAGTGTTATGAAAAATCATATGACTATGAGATTATATAACAGCGAACTCAGTATGGAAAAACCTAATGATAATGTCACTGTTTATTCAACGGGTTATGTTAGGAGATTAAGTAAGAGAGGTGGTCCATGGGGTGATACAGAACCAAGCATTTTTGTGTTGAAAAAATTCTCACCGCTAAACGGTATGCTTACCTGGAACGATCAGTTTTTATATATTTACGAATGGACTATTAAGCAATTCAAGAAAAAAGGTATAACCAAATTTAATGATATAGATACTGGGCAATTTATAAATATGAAGAGCATTATAGATTATATGGCTAAAAAGAATGAAATTGATAAGGCATTGGTATATAAATTATATGAATTGCTAGATGCTAAGGGTAGAAATACTTTCACAAAAAAAATAGGGGTAAATAGAAAAGATTTTGAGGAAAGAAAAAAGAAATATGATCTTGGTCTGAATATTGTTTCTAAATGGCTAACCTAACAAAAAATCCAGCATTAAGCTGGATTTTTTATTGTCTTCCATTTCAGGTTACTTAAATCATATCTGCAGATAATTATTACTGATGAGCAGCCTAATTTTATATCATCCAATTCGATGGATTCGACTTTTAGATCCCTCCATTTTTTATTGAATTCCCCCATATCGCTGCCCTCCGTTGATATCATTGGACCCCCTGGTGGATCAAAACTAATAGTTTTTCCATCAAGGCCGATACTTTTTCTGCGATATCCTGGAATAAATCCGCTCATCCTAAAATCTAGAAGTCCTAGTCTTTCGAATTTTATCTTGTCTGCATGTCTGTTTATATATATTTTTTTCTCCATTAATATCTATAGTTATTACCACCCTTTCCCCTGAACATGTCATTTAGAGGATCGTCATTACCGTCAATATCATTAACAACTGCCCAATAGCAAATCAATATGGTTATTGCAAGCGTTATGAATAATGTAACCCATTTAGCCCAGGTTGGTGGATCTACCGATATGTAGGAGAATTCGCTAAAGTCTTTTCTTTTGAATTCTCTATCTACATTATACCAAACTGCATTTGATAACTTTGACGCGTCAAACATCTTATTTGCCATTATATCCTCGCGAACATCTGGAATTATTCTTCTAATTGGACTCCAAGTGAATGGTTTAACCCATTGTATCTGTCTAGATTTACTTGATAAACCAACGCATATTACAATTTCGTTATCATTACCTCCGTCCCAGTAAGCCTCCTGCATATCTGCAGCAACTGATGGCATGTCTTTGAAATATAGGAAATATATTCTTGCGTGTTTCTTTACTCCAAGCTGCCCATTTAGAAAGGTAGCCCATTGGTTCATGTACCACTTGTCCCTCTTATTTACCCATTTGATGCTATCTAAGCCAAGAACCATTTTCTGGCCATAGCCATCAACATCGGGATAGTCGAATAGCTTATATTGTTTCTTGTCACTTTCACTTATGATTGGATAATCGAATGCTGTGTGCGCTGCCTGAACCCTATTTTCATAGCTGTTCGCTGTTGTTGTTGATTCTGCACTTAAAGGTAGAGAATTCCACTTTATTTCATATGCATCCCCATCCTGTCCACATCCACCGTGATATTTTATATCCCTATTTAGCTCAATAAATTCTGGTTTGGCCGACCATTTTTTCATTAGTCTATTATACTCAGCCTGTGTGATATTCCAGGTTTGTCCTAAGGAATTCTTAATTTCCCATTCTGGCCCATTATCGTCACAATATGAGCAATCATAATAAACTGTTCTTCTGCAATTTTTTCCACACGAAACGGTATAGCTACAGGTCCTATGAACCCAAGTTGTATAGGGCTCATAATATCTTGCTGATACGATTAAAGCCCCGTGATATTCAGTGTCTGTCACCTGTACCTTCTCGACTATGGCCTTAAAGATCGCTATGAATGATAAACAAGCTAATAGCGGAATTAAAACTTCCCACCAAGTCAATTTCTTTGAGAAAAATTTAAGGAGCACTATGGCGCCTATAATAGGTATTAGTAGACATAACCAGATAGACATAACTTTTGTTTTTTAGAAGAAAGGCAGACCGAAGCCTGCCTTTGTTTTGTTTTTATTAAAATACTTTTGTATCGTTGTCCTTGCCAGTTTTTATGACATCGTCAGTTTTATCTGATGTGATTGGCTTATAGACTAATCTAGTCCTACCCATAAAACTTGAAAGTATAAATCCCGAGGGAAATTTAGTCATTATATTATCATGTGTCAATACAATATCCATAATCATTTTCTCCTGCATAAAGAAACCGTCCCTCTGCCCCTCTATCGTGCGACTAAGATCCGCATATAAAGCTGATACCTGATCGAAGTTTGCATTAGGATTTGATTCCTGAACCCATTTCATTACTAATCCTTCAGCATCCTTTCTGTTCGACATAATGATGTTAACGTTACGAACGAACGAGCTGTCATTTTTGACTGCGATTTGCGATTTTTGAGAAATAGTTTTCCACATCTTGTCATAGAAAGCCGTACGTTCATCCATTTTTTGTTTGAATCGATTTCTTAAATCCACCTCTTCGTTACTTGTCGATATAACGCTCGAGAATAATCCAAAGATTACAATAAGTACTAAACCAATAATACCAAACTTGATAATTTTACTAGTGTCCATTTTTTTAATTTTAATTTTTAATTGTTATTATTTAATTATATGGCAAATATACAAAAAAGATTCAATATAAAAAAATATTTATGGAATTATTTCATAAAATTGCTCTATAATAATCAAATAATATACATGAAGGAATCAGATAAATCAAAGGCCATAACTTTCTGTGGTGCCCCATCAAGTGGTAAGAGCACTTTGGCAGCCTCAGTTCATTATAGACTTAAGATAGGCAAGAAAAATTCTATATTTGTTGGCGAGGCTGCTACTGACTATATAGCAGAATGGGGAATACCAAATACCCCAACGGACCAGCTGATTATATTCTATGAACAACTCGGAAGGGAGAGAATGTATGTTGGTTCTAAGGATTGGATAATATGTGATTCAAGTACGATCCTGAATTATTTCTACTTTAGATCTCTTTTTGGTAATCAGTTATCACTTAAAGATATTGCAACGATCAGCCATATACAGAAAGAGATACTTAAGTCTCTCGGACAATGGCATAAAATTTATTACGTTCCACCCTTCTTGGAGGATGACGAAAATGATGGTATAAGGTTCCATAATAGGGATGAAATACTTAGGCTTGATTCAATTATTAAAAATTATCTTGATCTTGAGAGAATACCATACATCGATTTATCTGGTATTCCTATGGATGAAAGGACTGATTGGGTATTAAAAGATCTACTACACTAGTTTATAAAACCTTTGGATTTGAACATATTATAGTTTATCTCTATAATTTCACCATCATCCTCGCTTCTTGCTGATATTAAAAAATCTCCAGGCTCCTCCACTGTATAGGATGTTCCTAAGTATTTTATCTTGTCACCTCTCCTGAGGTTCTTAAATTGATCCAGTGTAGTGGATCCTATAAACGTTTTTTGTTCGTAGTTCTCGTATATTTCTATATGTTTCATAATTAGTAAGTTATATCTTTAAACGAATCAAGCACAGCTGCATTTTCATCCAGGAATTTTCTAAAGTTTCTTTCCATTACTGATTCTCTCCATAATGGGGTTTTTCCATTCTTTGCATTTAATATTATTCTGGGTCCATTAAGACCTATATTTTTCTTTATGAATGTCTGATCAGCAACTATCGACAATGCCCTGAAGTTACCATCCTGTTTTGCTATTCTATAAGGCTGGAAATCAAGGTGCGCCATTCTTCCCCCACCAGCTTGTGTTATCTTCTTAATCTTGAATGCATACATTCTTTTTATGCCCTTGACATTAAGCCCTCTAACAAGCAATATTCCGCCTTCTACCCAGTCTTGCTGGCTAATGGATATATTCTCATTTATGAATGATTTAAAGTTTAGTATGTTTCCCATGATGTATATATTCAAACAAAATAAAGATATATAATAAAAAAATAAAATCATGTGGAATTTCATAAAAGATATGTTTTCGAATAATAACGAAGTCTCCTCGAAAAGGGTAGCTTCTATGTTTGTGCTTGTTAATATTGTGATATTAGCTTACATAGCAACTTTCAGATCTAAAGATGGAATAACACCAGAGTTTATGTACGATTCTCTCTGCCTTATAGCTGGTGGTGGATTAGGTCTAACAGTAATCGAGAAAATATTAGCTTTAAAGTACGATGGAAAAGAAGAAACACCAACAGATACAAATAAAACAGAATAAATGAAAAATATTAAGACTTACGAGAAATTTAACGATTTTATCGGTGAAAATTGGGATGCAGATATGCAAAAAGAATCATGCATGAGCGAGAAGGCTATACATAAAATGGGAAAGCTTTGTAAAAATTATCTGATAGATGAGGCTAACGAGTATCACAATGATATGGACGAGGGACATACATATGAAAGATATATAGGTGAATGTCAGAATATGTTAATGGAAATGCTTGGCCAACCTGGATATGCTAGTATACAAAAAGTCAACGCGGAATAAAAAAAAGCTGAAGAGCAATCTTCAGCTTTTTTTATTGAATGTTTTATTATAAACGTCTTCTATTGCTATTATTCCATTTTGGTCAATCTCTCTGGTACCTATTCCTGCAAAATTATTAGTTAGTACCGGTGTTTCACATTCAATCCAAAATAGGGATGAGTATTTAAACCATCTTCTAGCTAATTGGCAGAAAACAAAAACGTTAATTCCTTTGTCTATTGCCATCTGAACTGCCCATCCAGTTCCTCCACTTACCCTATTATTTTCTATTCTCGATATTGCAAAAACCGAATCTGAATTTGCAACCTGAAACCAATTTCTCCTCAATAAACTATTAATATACGAATTTCTCGTCGGGTAGCTTCTTTTTAAGCTCTTATTTGCTTTTATTAAATCTAAATCTATTACTTTACTGAGTTCTTCAGTCATTCTTATTGATGCATTACCTTTTGGCGTTTTATATCCCTCTATAAAGTAATGATTAAATTCGGTTATACCAAAACGTCTTCCAATAATTTCCCAAGTGATGTCCGCTCCAATTGCTCCTCCCGAATGTAGTACATATTGATCATTCGTCATTTCTGTCATCCTGTGGTTTTAATTGACAATCCCCAACTGCTATGGATTTTTTATTTTTATAGTAAACCCTATGTACATCAGCAAGGAATGATACCTCATCGGGTCCAAGAAATTCCATCATCATTCTTAATACTGACGGGAGAACTTCAGTTTCGTGGAAAACCAATTTCATTTCTTTGTAACCGTTTTTCTTTCCTTCCTCCCAATCCTCTGGATCTTTGATGTTACTTTCGTGTGTATGTGTCTTATGTTGATATATTGGTCCATCATAGTAGCTAAATTCGCTTATTTCTCCAACTATACCATCCAGCTCCTTAACATCTGAATAAAACTGATCTGAACCTTTTTCTTCTATATACTTTTTGAATTCTGAAAGTATCTCAGGAAGTCCCATTTCATGTATTTTAAATTCGTTGGGATTGTGACCTATTTTATCCCAGAGTATGGATGAATATAAACTTACCATTATTTTTTTCTTTTAAAGTACTTGTCTATAATATATGTAATTATATTATGTTTTTTCTCAGTACCTGTTATTGTTATATAATTTTTTGATGCATTTGGCGTGTGCACTAATCCATATCTTAAACTTAATATGGTTTCCGTCATAGTAACTAGTGATGCGTAATCAGACCTATCCATTCTTGTGTATTGTGGACCTTCGGTATGCTCGACTAGATATACACCTTCATTCGAGCTAGTAGTATCCCTTCCTATAACAATCCTTTTATCTGTCCATTTAAGTGAAGGATTTATGAGTATATCCAAATTATCACCATATGTTCCACATTTATAGATACCCATGCTAGTAGATGAATCATGTTCAACTGCATTGAAATCGTTATCATCCGCAAAGCTGTGCAATAGACCAGGACTGATTATAATGAATTTTGCTGGACCCATTCTTGATGTTGTCGCTATGATATTAGATAGCAATCTAATTTTTCTAATGAGTGCTTTTGATTCTGATATATCAACCATTGGTATGTACCCAGTCCACTTATTGGCAAACAGTTGTAATTTTGTCCATAACTTTCTGTTGGATTCATATCCAAGCAATTTAATTTTCTTGTAAATCTGTTTTTCCTGTGACGTTATCAATTCGTTAGATAATGCAGATTCGACCATTTCTATAGCATTTATTCCATGGAGGGCACCAAGATCACGGATTTGCTCATGGCTAATTTTAGATTTTACCTGATGCCTTTCAAGATGGACATTTTTACTTCTTGTTGTTATCCCGATTTCAGCGGTTTCTCCCGGCTGTGTCCCGATTAGTTCGGTTGATAGATAAGTTAAAACCCCATGCCCTGATTCTATCTGTGATACAGATATATGTTTTTTAATTTCGCTCATTTTTATTTAATTTTTCCAGTTATCTTTTGTATCTTCCCACTTTATTTATTTTTGTAAGCAAAGCACCAAATGCTGAATCTATGTCCTTATATTGTTGCATTCCGTATCTGGAGCAAATTACATCGACATTTCCCTTTCTATAGAAGCCATCAGGACAGCAAACTATAACGGAATTTCCCCTATCTTTACACATTCCTATCTCCATAAGTGTTATTGGGCTTTTAGAATCTGGTAGAATATTGAAAAAAATTATATCAGAATCCTCAATATTATCAAGTTCCCAATTAACTTGTTCATTGAATTGTGGATTAGACTGCTCCTGTACCCAGGAGGAATCCCATGAATTTCTTCTCGGATTAAAAAGATCTATATTATCGAAAAATCCAATTGTTTCATCTATAGCCTTTAATCTATTATGGATTTCAGTTTGCCAATCCACAGAATTTCCCATTTCTATGGTTCCACCCAGAAATATTGATATTCCATCCTCCGTTTGTGATAACGTTTCGTTATCTGGTTTTATGAGTGTTATCATATTAATTATTTAGAATTTATACATAACAAAGCTATTTTGTTTCATAAAAAACCCCGTGATAAATCACGGGGTTTGCATATATATGAAGTAATTATTTATTACCTTTTTTAGGTCCTTCCTGTGTTATTGAAGATCCGGTTGAGTCAGGGGTTTCTTTAGAGATAACTGTTTCTTTTGTCTCTGAATTTCTCCTAGCAGTAACCTGGTTTAATAATTCCATTCCAAGTAGTCCTGAGATTGGTCCATTAGATCCATCTCCTCCACCAGTAATAAGGATTTCAGGAATAATCTTAATGTTATTGATACCGATTGACTCGACAACTTTAAGTTGACCGAAGTTATCAGCACCCATCGCTTGAACCTGCTTCTCATAAGCTTCCGCAGTTGCCTTACCAATTGCTTCAATCTTGGATGCTTCAGCATCACCTGTTAATTTGATCTGTGTAGCTTCAGCCTTTGCCATCAATTCTTTTGCTTTTGCATCTGCTCCAGCTTTAATTTCAATTGCCTTTGCTTCCCCCTCTGATCTCTTAACCTCAGCTTCAGCTTTTCTTTGAGAAATCTCAACGGATTGTTGTGCACTTACCATTTCTCCCTGCATATTAGCCAAAGCTTTTGCTGATTCCAATGTTTTACGCTGATCCTGTGCTTTTTTCTGGGTTTCAAATGTTACCTCTTCCTCCTGAGCAATCTTACGATCTGTTAATGTTTTCATTAATGATTCTGGAGGAACTATATCACCAATCAAAGTATCTACTGCATGAACATTATATTCATCCAAAACTTTGGATATGCTATCCTTGGCTGAATTTTGACGTTGTTGTCTTGTTGATAAGAAGGCAATAACATCGGAATCTTGAGCGGAGTTACGGAAATAATTTCCAATAGTTGGCTCCAATACCTGTGATACTAAATTAGACATTGATCCGAATCTGGCAATAACCTTAGGTGCCTCAGTGGAAGGTATATGTATAATTTGTGATACATCAAGATTGAATGGAAATCCATCTTTAGATCTGACAGTAATAGTACTTAAATTCTTATCTAAATTGTGCGACTCTGATCTTGCATTAGCCCAATTAAGAACTAAATTTGTAGTAGGAACTATCTCGATTTTTTGTGTGTATGGATTGATTGCATATTTACCCGGATCCAATGGTGTTATACAAACCCCCTTCTGTCCTTTTTTAACGATGTTACCGTGTTTAAATGTCTCACCAGTGGTATCTACCCCTTCGTCTCCAACGTAAGAAATAACAACACCAACGTGACCGATTGGAATCTGTGTCATTTCCTGTTTTTCTATCTCTATAGCCCAAGGATTGATTGAATATGAACCTGCCTGAATAACTTGAATTTGTAGACCTCTTTGACCACCATTTTCTAAAAATCTGTCAAAGTCCTGGAAGTTATTATGCTCCTCTATTACTGAACCAGCGATTGAACCCAAACTAAGTGGGGTACCATCCAATGCTGTTATCACACCAACCATACCATCTTCAATATAAGTAATATCAGCATCATAAATTTCAAAGAGATGCCTATTTATACGATATACACCATTATTAAGATATCCTACCTGCTTACCACGTTGGCCACCATTAGTTAGGAATTCCCTGGCTGATTGATAATTATCCGAATCAACATGTCTTGCTAGAATGGATCCAGTTGGTAACTGAACTCCGTCTTTAGCTGTTATTAGACCTATTTTTCCCTTACCTATAACTATTAGTGGGGATTGCTCGATTGTGAATTGCCAAGCCCAGTAACCCCAATATAAACCTGGTGCTAATGTGTCTGCTTGAAATCCAGGTTCACCATTGAGAGCAATAATCTTTCCGTCAGGAAGTGTTTTGTTTGCTCCAAAGAGCACGAATTTTTTGGTAACTAAACCAATCTTATCCTCCGGGATAATTACCATCCCGAAAAACATTCGAAGAGTAAATTTGTAAAATAGTAATGCTAAAATTGGAATGATCCACCAAGCATAACCTAATAAATGTGCAATTTGTTCCTGCATTTTTTAAGTGTTAATTGTTAATATTATTGAATGCAAATATATGGAATCATTTCGAATTAAAAAAATAAATCACAAAAAAAATCCGAAATATATTTCGGATTTTTAATTAGTATGTTCCCCAGTCAGGGATTGTTATTATCTTCTTTTCCTTAGGCCCTTTAACCCTTATTTTTTTAGGAAATTCAACATCTTCGTCTATATTGCTTATAAATGATCTGAACGTTTTTATATTCTCAAAGGTTTTCATTTTATGTAATTATTTTTGCTGCTACATTCTCAACGAATGCTCTCATATCTTCTGTAGATATTTTATCTACTGAATCTTCCATACTATGACACAGAAAAAGAATTTTAAAATCCAAGAATGTTCCATCAGAACAAACAACTGGGGTTTTTTCTTCTGTTGGTGGTAATGGATTTATAACAACTGAGTCAATTCCATTTTTTCTAAAAATAACGGAATCATTGAATGGTGTTCTGACTATCGGGCAATCAAACATCGATTGTATATGATCAGTTAATGGCCCTGGGTAGTCCCCAAGAAAGAAATCTTCCCCGCCTCTACCTGTTAGTTCAAAATTAAGAACCCATTTAATCTCACCAAAGTCACCTGCATTTATTCTTTCACTTAGATGCTGTGATCCAAATCCACCATATTCCTCTCCGTCGAGTATGGATACATTTATGCTTGGAACCAATTTCTTAAGAGCGATTGCATTAATAACAGAACAACTGTTATCGTTTGCATTATCAGATTTAGGATTAACTATATCGTGATGTGCTACAACAAATTGATTTGAATTGCCTATCAGATTGACGTTGAATCCGTCAGTTGTATCATTAACAGGAAATTTGTCAATTTCATATTCTATTCCCTCTTTATCTAAAAGATTCACTATGAACTCCAGCCTTGGTGTAAGGTCTTTTCCGTTAACGAAAACAGGTCCTAAATTTTTGGCTGCGCATAGCCCATAAATTTCATTGTATATACTCATCAGTTTATTTAATTTAACTATATATCATCCCCGTGCTCATCTTCATCGTAACCATAATATTGCTTCATTTTAGCTATTGATGGTTCCAAAGATTCGTTTATTTTTTTCCAGCCTTCCCAATTGAAGTGCTGAGATCCATATTGGGATCTTTGCAGTTTAAAGCACATTCCTGACATTGCAGAAGTTAATCTTGCAGTTTCTATTAGCCATTCAAAATCTGATTCCTCTCTTAAACATGATGCAATCAGAACCACAGCATATTCACTCTTCATGCTTTTCATTAAATGAATACCTGATCCATACATAGCATCAATAAGTTTCTCTGAGAAATCATTGCTTTCACGATCACCTTTTCCAACCTCGATGAATTTGACTATGCCTTTTCTTATGGTGTCGGTATACTCTTTTTGCCATGTCGCTTCGTAACTGTCTTTCCTTCCCTCCGCAGAGAAATCCTGATCAATCAGTGTGTCATAAACAGGAGCATGTATATAGGTAACTGTTAGATCCTTGCATATATCAAGTATAAAACATGGTAGTTTATCATCAACCCCCTTAAGTTTCCAATAATTATCTGATTCTCCGTCTTTTCCTTTCAAGCCGTATGTATACCATCGATCGTCGGTTGTTATATCCATCAAGCTAGCGAATGGGATTCCACATAAAATTCCCTCCATTAGGTTTACACGCTTCTGAGTTTCCTCATCGTCAGATGGAACAACGTCACCGCAGTCATTATACTTTCCTCTGATAGCAGGACCAAATGGAACGTAATCTGACATAGCACCTTCGTTGGAAACCTCCATGCCTTTATGGTCCATTCGATTACCCCAGCTTTTTGTTGTTTGCTCCCATGCCTCCAGGGCTTTTTCTAATCCTTCCTTTTTTGCTTGTTTAAGAAACGATGAAACCATATATCCGCTTCCTTCTTGTGCGATCCTTCTTGGTAACATGAATTGAACTACTAGTTCCTGTCCATCAACTATAGTCTGATTAGTAATTGAACATAAGGTGTAAAAACTTCCCATTATTTTTTTAATTTTATTAAATTAAGTGCTTTTATTATTCCAGCCTCCAATGCTTCCTCATAGGTTTTAAATTCCTGAAGTTTTGACTGGATCTCAGAAAACCCAAAGATCTGTGCTTTTTGTTTCATGGAGTAATCAAAAAGGATGACTTCACCATCCTCTATGGAAGAAACAGTAACATATATTCTATGTTCATCTCTTAACCATTTTTGAATAAGAGATTGTGTGGGCGCACAATAGCTAATATTTGATCTGTCCTTTAGATCACTATTATTGGTACATTTTACTGCTCCCATAAGGGAAAGTTGCCATTTATAATCCCAATAATACCTGCCATCGCATGGTATTTTAAATCCTTTATCCCTTGCTAATTTAGCAGTTTCAAATAATATTACATCATCTCTCATCATATCAATTTTAGTGCTTCGAGCAAACCTACTTCCATAGCTTCTTCGTATGAATTCATTTTTTCAAAAACATTTTGGCTTTTAAAGAAGAAAATATTATTTTTATTTTCAGGGATAAATTCATAAACCTGAGCATAATAATTACCTATGTTACTTATATTCATAGTAATATGGATATTATGAATTTCTCTTAACCATTTTTGAAGTAGTGCTTGCGATGGTGCTTGTGTTGCATTCCCGCCTGCATCATATGATTCTTGAGCACCACAGCTGCAAATATTAACATCTCTAGCATCACAGTAGCATGAATATATCTCTACTAATTCATCCTTGGAATCAAAATATTGGATCTGCCTTATATTAAATCCTTTCTTGCTAGCTAGTTTAGCGGTCTCTAATTTTATTGCCTCTTCGTACATTTCCATTTCTTTATCCCACAAATATATAAAATTCTTTCGAATAAAAAAAATCCTGAATGATATATTCAGGATTTTTGATCTATATTTTCTGGTGCATTATTGAATTTTTAAACGTTCTCTAATCTCAGTTAGACTCACCTGATTGTGGAATTTACCATCCTCGTAGATTAAAACCAATAATCCAGATTCTTCTTGTTCCTTGGTACATTCAGTATTTACTTCCAATTGATCTTTCCCGTCATACTTGATCTCATAAGGTAAAGCATCAGGTCTGTTATTAAAGACCTGACAGAAACCTTTTAATGATTTTTTAGTACCGTTGTCTGTTATTGGATCTTTATAGATATTATATTCGGTTGTAATATAATCAGTTTGTCCATCAGGATCAACACCTGCAAATTCTTTAGTTGAAAACCAAGAACCCTTAGCCGCATATCCAGCAGAGTCCCGGGTTAGCATAACATATGTATAAGAGCCAACACCAACCACTATGTTCGTAGATGCAAATATTTTAGATGCTAATCTTGTATAGATAGCAATTTGTCTTTCCAAGTTGATTGAATCTCCATAGATTGCTCCAATGTGTGGATCTAATACTTTAAATCCTTGTTCATTAATAGTACCACCAAAAATGTTCCAAAGTAATTCTATTACCCCTTTAAATTCAGATTCATTTATAATTTTATCACCAAATTTATGAACATTATTTCCATAGATTTTATTATGTAAATCCTTAAAATCCTTTACCCTATCACTTAAGCTAGGGTTTGAATTAATGCCACAGATAATATCTACCGGGTCCCCTGAGTCGGGACGAATTACCAATTTCCCATCTCTTGCAAGAATTTCTTTCTTAAGTCTTGGCAGAATGTGTGTGATGACTTTCCATAAATCCATTGTATCAGAAACCACTGAAAGTATTCCCTTAGGAAATTTTTTCAACCAATCACGAAGATTGAGTAACTCTGCAATTGCTAGATAGTCTGGGTTATCAATGGATCCATCGGAAGGAGAATCAGATTCATAGTATTTTAGAATTTCATGGTTTAGTAAACCTGATTTTAATTTTTTCTCATAGAAGAAAATACCAGTACAAGTCACACTGTGTTCTGAAGCATTAACACTATAAACTGGAACATCATTTTCGTCAAAATCATAATAGTATCTTGATGCTGGGATAACATTTAGTGTGTCACTACCTGAATTACTCATTGCGTGTCCTAATCCAACTGCGATTGAAGTAAATGGATTACCACCTCTGCTGTGGAAATCGTGACACATGAAATCAGCTAGCCAAAGATTTTCTGGATCTGTTTTAGTAACCCACTCAACAGCATTCTGTTTGAATCTATGTGCAATAGTAGCAGCTGTAGGTAATTGCCAAGCTAATTTAGACACCAGTGTTTCTAAATAAAGCCCAAGCCAAGCATAGCCATCAACTGTATTGATCCCTGTCATATGTGGGATATTTGGTTTTGTGAATGTTCCTTCAGGGATGGCCTTGATTTTAACTGGAAGGTAACCAAGTTTATGTAGTTCGGAGAAGTGGCCAGCTTCATAATCCATCATAAGATACTTTGACATATCTCTACCGAATCTTTCTGCCACCTCAACTGGTTGGTCAAAGAATAACTCCTGGAAGTTACTATGAATGTATCTCCATACCAACTGTTCTCCTGCTGACATAATGCCATCAATTGATGGGTGCATATATTTTATGCTTCTGGGAATCCAGGTCCAATACTCAATCGATGTGTTTTCAGCCAACATTGCTTTGTGACCAACTTTGTAACCATCCGATTCGTAGAGAGGGTTGATTTTAAACGTCTTGTTTAATTTTTCCATTTTTATTAATTATTTTATTTTTCCTCAATTATTTCTAAATCTTCAGCACTGAATTCAAAAATGGTCTCCCTATCAACGAAGGTTGATTTATTATCTTTAAACCATTTTATAAATTTTCTTCTATAGTAAGCAGTGTACGGATCTATAGAAAATATTCCACTGTGTATGTAACTCATCCCATCACCGAGTAATCTTATTGAATCTATATTCTCGTTCTCGTTCCCGTCTTTGTACATAAATACAATCGATAAATTTGTGAATTTTGGGATGCTTGAAAATTTACCAACAAGATCTTTTCTGGAGAAGTGATAAAATCCGGATGATTGCCAGTTGAATTTATATTCACCGCTGGTAAGAAGATCATAATTTTCTTTGTATTTGTAGAAGTTCCTGCAGTTTATTAATGTTCCTACTAGGACCATTAATAAAAATGCAAAGATCGTGCTAAATATAATTGCTGCTGGTAATGTCATATTAAAGTGATTTTATATTGTCGTTTCGATTTTCCTTCATTACCTTTCTAATTTTATTTTTCCAGTAGAGAGTATATGGATCCAGATATATGAATGATGCTTTATGAATGTATTTATTTTTACCTAATAGCTTTATTGATCCCTCACCATTATCAAAGAATAATATTTCATCATCGTTGAATGCGTTGTCACCAGGTCTTCTAAAATGGACGAGGTTACTGTACTTGCTAAGATATTCATTATAAACATAATCACCCACTAATAAGGCATTGTATGTTAATTTATAGGATGGATAATTGTCTCGGAGCGTTAGAAATGCGGCAAAACCAAAAATGAATAGGAAAGATCCCATTGCTATTAATACTGAATAAATTAAAGAAATTGTTGTTGACATGTTTATATTTGTTGATTATAAATTAATTCTCTATCGTTTGGCTGGATTATTGCTTTTTTCATTGTACTTTTAATTATAGGGTAAATATAAACAAAAATTCCGAATAAAAAAAATTTATTCGGAATTTTTTATCTAACAATCGATATATCTTATTTCGATCCCATTTTTAACCGCATATTCTATCTCTTCTGCAACCCCTCTTGAGTGATTCCAACCCTCCATCTTGCAGACATGTAGTTCGTCACATTTATTGAGAAACGTCAAACAAAAGTTTTGCCAGAATACCCAGTCTGTTGGCATAGATTTAAACCCCACTAGTGTGTGTCCATATGTTATGGGTGAAAAAGCTACGTGTCCTTCTGAACATAAATCCGCTGCTATTTCTGATATTTTTTCAAAGTTTTCTTCTCGCTTCTTATCATCTGGATGACTATACGGGGAAGCTAGGTAAATTATTTTACTCATTTAAAAATCCATTAAATTATCTAATTCTTTAAGTGTCATGAAGTTCGGTGTCTCATTTTCAATCTGGATCCTTGCATATGTTGTGTATGTTGGATACCCTGTATGCCCACACCCTCCTATAGGATCTTCCAATTCCTCCAATGTATATGTCACCCATAAATCGGAATCATTTCTATTGGAATATTCGTATATAAGTTCAATGTCATTTTTGTCGGATGGATGTATTTGATATAGTGATTTTTGGCATACCACATCTATATCGTTACATTTCCCACAACATGATATAACACACCACATAAAACCATCTTTTTTGATAAGACCTCTTAGCATTTGTAAAGACCACCATCTTCATCCCTCCCCGGGAATCCATTATTTTTCCCTGTGAATCCTGGATTAACTTCGAAATTGTGTTCTTTGCCAAGATCCGCTAACGAAGGATTGGTTTTTTTTGGTTGTTCCGCCTCATGTTCAAAAAGACCATTTAGTTTTTTCTTAATAGTATTTGTTTGATCAACTGTTAGGCTGTCACCTGCAGCTGCAAGAAATCCATCCAACCAAACTACGAATGTTTGAAGCTTATTCATCGTCTCCGTCTTCAAAAATTATACCCTCGTTATCTATTAGAATGTCGTCAGCTATATCAGCAAGCACCTCAGGTGCTTCAATAAGAGCATCATCATCCTGCATAATCATCTCGCCAATTCCATGCTTTTCGAAATATGCTGTCAATTTATTAATTGCAGCTTCCTTCTTTTCTGGTGTCCAAACTACTTTAATCATTTTGATTTATTTTAACATTTTACTAATATGTTTCCTGGGTTATCCCTTTTTTTCTTTGGTGTACCGTCATGGATAGCTTGCATTTCGTCCTGCACGGCAGCATCATCTGAATATGATGGATCTATCTCATGATAGAAAACCAATTTTAAATGATTCTTAATTATTTCCACCTGTCTAGGAGTTAATTGCTCGGTTTCTGACAGTTCAAAAAATCCCTGTAACCAGAAACAAAATTCTACTGATTTCATTATTTTAAAATTTTAAAAATTATGCCACTATTAATTTTTTTACATCACCTATCATTTATTTTTCTCTATTTTCTTTATTAATAATTGCTCGTGCATTTTTTAAAAGATTTAACATTTCTTCTGAAACAATTTCAGTATGTTCATATTTTTTAGTAATACTATTCCATCTTGTATTTTCGGTATAATAATTCCGAAATTTATGACATTTTAATAATGCAATGTGCCAATCTAAATCTTTACTTAAATAAATTAAATGCTTTTTATAAAAAACAATAACCTGTGCAAATTCACTTTTATTAAACTTACATTCATTCATACGCATTAACACTCTTTTTTTGAGTTCTCTTGCTGGTGCAGTATCCTTTTCTTGATGATTAGAATACATTCTAATTACATCAACTATAGAACTTTCTGTAGTATCTAAGTCATTAAGAATGGACTTTAATTGTAAATTTCTTTGATTCTCAAGTTTTTCAGCTAATTCTATAAATTCAGTATAGCCAGTCTCCTGTATTTCCATCAGAAGATCTACAATAAGCACATCAACATTTAACTCCTTACAGCATTTTATTGCATTTTCTTCAGTCAATTGAACTCCTGTCTCAATAAGATCCAGTGCTCTATCGAATCCTTTTTCTGTTATTATAGGTCCACCTTCTATGAACCCTCCCTCCCTCAATTTGTTACACCAGTAAACAAATAGGATTGCTTGATCCTTAAGATTCTCGAAGCTCATTCTTAACAAGTGTTAATGCTTGACCTAATAAATTTAGGCCCAGCCAATATGATGGATTCTCTACATTTTCTGCATTCTCATCAAGGCCAATACCCCAAATTTTATCAAATGGTGATGCCTCAACGAAAAATCTATTACCTGTCAATAACATTTCTTTCTTTAAGCCCTCGTTCTGTGAGAATTTTGCAAGATTTCCCTCGTATACAATGGCCAAGCAATTTGCTTCCCATACTCCTTTATCAAAATTTTTGATCATCCTGCCAAACTTTTTTTGTTCTTTTGGATTTTTCTCCTCCATGATCTTTTCAGCAATATCATCATCACCGAATAACAATGCTTTTTGGTGCATCATATATTGCTCGCATGAATTATATTCTATTCTACCAATGGTCATATTTGATTTATGCCATTGTGAGTAAATCCCATTCCAGAAAAATACGTATTTATCTGTTGTCATATTTTAAGTATATTTTAGTGTAATATTCATCCGGATTAGAAAGATCCTCGAATATTGCGGTTTCTATTTTAACTTTTTTGAGGTCACATTTTAAAGACTCGCATTTTTTCATGATTGAGCTTAATTTTGAATCCTTAATTTCTATTCTCTGCATAACCTCGTATTGAATTAGTAATAAAAGGTTAGCCACGTTCCCTCTCGTTGGTCTGAATTCATTTTAACATCGGACCATCCGGCTGAGATGTATCTAGTTTTCAATAAATTAAAATGCTTACTATTCATTCCTAATGGAACATCTAGGTTGATGGTCTCACCCTTCTCTATTGAATTTTTGGATAGTTTTTCGTCCAATTTAAACTCAAAATCCTCGACCTCCCTGATGAATGCTTTATTTAGATATTCCGGTGATATTGCCATGGCTTGGTCCGTATTTATGAGTTTGATCGTTTATCATTGTAATTGTTCCTGTTGTTAGAGTTTTTAAGGTCTCCTTAAAAACTTGTATAGCCGCCGCTACGTCATCTTTATGAACCATCTCTACTGTAGTATGCATATACTTCAATGGGCTAGCTATGATTGCCGTAGGGATGTTTTCAAGAAAGAATGAAACTGTGTCGTTACCATAAGAGCCAACTGATAGTTGCATAGGGATTTCTTTTTTCTTAGCAGCCTCCCTCACAATACCAATTAAATCCTTGTGGTTTTGTGACGAGTACTCGATAACCGGACCTGCACCTCCTTTAATGTCACCAGATTTTGCTTTGTTCATCTTGGGTGAATTTGTATTGTGTGTCACGTCATGCACCAATGCGATGTCAGGTCTTATCGTCTGTGCAATCAATCTGGCTCCAAACAAACCAACTTCTTCTTGTACTGCGTTAACCACATAAAGATCGAAAGGTAGAGTTGTTCCCTCCTCTTTAAGTTCCCTAACAACCTCTGCAATGATGTATCCACCAATCTTATTATCCAGTGATCTACCGACATAATATTTACCCATCTCGAAAAATTGCTGATCAAAGGTAACACAGTTACCAACTTCGATACCCATTTTTAAAACTTTCTTTGCTGAATCGACTCCAAGATCAATCCAAAGTTCATGAACTTCCGGACCCATCTCAACTCCTTTTTCTCTTACGTGAATAGCAGGCCATCCAAAAACTCCAGGTACTTTTTTATCTGTATGAGTATGAACTATAACTGTCATCGAAGGTGCAATCATGTTGTCCGATCCTCCGTTAGTTTTAACCCTTACCATACCATTTGCTTCAATTTCAGTAACGATCCAGGAAATCTCATCGCAATGGGCTTCGAGTACAACTTTTTTATCGCCTGTCCCTTTGATGAGTCCGTATGCTGTTCCATAAGCATCCACCCTTATTTCATTAACGATGGGTCTAACATAGTCAACCCATACCTTTTGTCCTTCAATTTCATTTCCAACTGGTGAAAATGCATTTAAGTAATCTTTTAAAAACTGTTTATTTTTTTCCATTTTTATCCTATTTCGTATTCTTTAAATATTTTTTCTATGTGAGATTCTAAAGCATCCATTGCTTTCTTGGCTTTCTTGCAAAGCTCCTTTAATTCCGGATCCTCTTCACCTTTGTAACCATAATGCTGAACCCAGTAACCAAGTCCCTCGTTGTCGATTTCTGCAAATAATTGCTCTGCTTCATCTTCATTTAATAATATTGACATATATTAGATTTTAGCTTTTAATATTCTTTTCTTTTAGTTCTAAATCCCCATTTGTACTGTGCCATCCATTCCACACCATAGTCGTCTATATAGAGATTTACTGGCACCCCGTTACACACATCAGTAAATAATGAGCATTGGTATTTCATGGTCAATCTGCTTATAATTCTTTCTACCATTATTTATTTTCCATATATTACGATTGTTACCTTGCAATCTTTTAGTTCATCCTGAATTATTCTTCTAACCACATTAAAATCTCCACCTGCCAAACCGCAGCCAATCTGGGGTAACCCAACATGTCTACCTTTGAATTGATGATTTATTTTCCTCATGCATAGTCTAAGTGCATCATAATCAAGGGGTCTAGCTGTTCCTCCCTCGTGATTTAAACCAAATCCGTACTGAGTATATGAATTAACAACAGCTAAATCAAATTCGGCTATATCAAATTCGTTAGTTCCACTTGTGTATGTATTGACTTTCCAATCAATCTGACCAAGTTTATTGTAATCACCTCTTTTACCCATGCCAATTTCCAATGGAAACTTATCACAGCCAAAAGCCTTAGCCATCTGTGGTGCTATCCCTGCTCCCATCGTTGAAAAACAGTTGCAGCCGTGCGAGATTACCTGGAATTTTCCATGTTTTGCCATGGCTACCAGATCGCCAACAACCTCTCTGTATGCCGGATGTATAGGTTCGTTCCTTGAATCCTCATGCAAACAGTACTTGTTGCATTCACCATCACAATACATGCAACCTCTAGCTCCCTTGCCCATTATTTAATATCTTCTGATTTAGTTGTCCCATTCTTGCTGATGTGAACAACTATATTATCTAGTGTTTCCTTTGTCCCCTCCTTGTAGCCCTTCTGTCTTGAATTAGCAGATATACAGGCAACCCCGATTGATAATAAAAACCAACCTATTGCATTTAGAGGAGAATGCATCTTAATATTAAAAGGGAAGAACGAGATCTCAGTATCTCCGATGAATAGGAATCCCATTATTAATACCAATCCTATGATTATAATTTCTAACATGTTTTTCATTTTATTTGATTTTGTAAATGTACAAAGTGTCAACCTTTTTACCGTCTGTTGTTAATTTAGTCATTGGTTCTATTCTGGTTTTAGACTCGATATAACCGTTGTCGTCCCAGATAGTTTTGCCGATAAAAACACCAATGCTTATCGCAAGAGCAAAAACAAAAATTATAACTATTGCCATTCCTGTGAATAGGCCTTCCGCTGGATTTCCCATCATGTTTATATTACTTTAAATTGTTTAAGTTTATGAAGCTCGTTATCATTTTTTAATGAAAATTCTGGATTGCTAATATCAACATAACTGTTTGTTGTGTAAATACAATCAAAATGGTCATTCAGTGGTTTTAACCCTGCTGAGAATATCCCATGTGTTACAACCAGAAATATTTTACCTGTTGCTCCCATTACTCTAGCTGCTTTAGCAATCTCAATAAAGGTTCTTCCGCCGTCACAAATATCATCCAGTATGAATAAGTCCTTATCTAGATCCTCTTTTTTTAAAGGCACCTCTGTGTGGGTAATTTTACCAGTTTTAACGTCACGATGTTTGGAGGCTATGATAACGTCGTTTTTGTATTCGATGCTCTCTGCAACATCATAAACCTTTTTGAGAGCTCCTGCATCGGGAGAAATTAAACGCATCTTTGAGTAATCGGATGACCCGTTATTGAAATAGTCTGTAAAGACAAATGTGATTAATCCTCCAGTATATTGGGTTAACTTTTTGAAGTTTCCGATACAAGCCTCAGACACGTCTGAGTGCGGATCAAGTATTGTTACCTTGGAAAATCCTTGTGAGTTAATAATAGGAGCAAGAACCTCCTTAATATAATTAACACTACCTGTTTCAAATTTCCTGTCAGATCTTGCACCTAATAAATAGCTTATCTCGAGTGATGTTTCTTTAACCCCAAGCTCCCTAAGAGCTTTATTTGCACAAACGATAAGTTCAAGATCCAGAAATGAATCTATTCTTGATTTTATTGACACTGACTCAATTTTCTCAAACATATCATATTTAAGAACTTCTCCCTCTAATATTGTGATCGACTGCTGTCCATCAGGAAATTTGGAGACTTTAAATTTGATACTGTAGTTGCACGGTTCTGAAAGATTTAATATCATTATTTTTGTTTTTTAGCCCATTCTATAGTGGGACAATATTTATAATATGTTGCTTTTGTAAATTCAATTATGAGTTTATATTATTCCAAAATTCATTTTTAATTAATCTCCCGTTGATCGGACTGTACATCTCGCTAACTTTAAGAGCATCTGAAAACTCCTCTATCGTGCAGCCTCTCTCGGCGTATGGATTATTAAATCTTCCATATATGTCATCACTGCCGAAATGTGGGGTTTCTAGAATCTCCATTGGATTATACATATCAACCACACCCCCCTTTATTGAATATTCAATGATAGCCTCGAGTGATGTATCATCTTCTCCAGCTTCCTGATTCATTAATTGTACCTTCATTTCAAGGAATGGAAATGCATCCGCTATTTTTACACAATCCTCATAGACATCCTGTACACTTGGATATTTACCAATGTTATAATTACTGGACCCTATTATACCGTCCCAGTTGCACCATCCGTGTGGTCCTCCAACCCACGAGGAAACTATTCTGGAATTGCTTAAATAATTAAGATTCAAAACACCATATTTTTCAGCTTCTTTTTCTTTAAAATGCCAGGCATCGTTAAAATCCAGATTGTGTTTTTCTTTGATTGCATCTATAAGATCACTCCATGATGCATCTATACCATAGATTAATTTATTAATCTGTTTTTCGAATTCCCTGTCGTTTGAACAGAAGCTAAATCGATCCGTCATTATATTTATAGCCATCGCCTGTTGTTTAGTAACAGGTTTACCAACAACAACTAGTGCTGGCCATTTAGGAAGTCCCTTATTGAATAATTCTTCGTTCATATCATTAAATTATATGCAAATATAAAAAAAAGATTCGGAATAAAAAAATTTATTCCGAATCTTTTTTGCTTTTTTCCCAAAGTTCCTTAAAGTGGTTGTTACCTAGTGGTGTGGATGTGATTATCGCCTTGCCCTCAGATCCCTCAATTTTTGGTAATGCCTTCTCGTATAATATTGGATCTATTGTATTAATATAATTTTTTCTAAAATAATCAATTGAATCTATGCATTTCTTTAGCTCCTTTTTGATTTCCTTTTTCTTGTGATTCTCGTTATATTGTCCCATTTACTTCCAATATAATTTTAAAAGTGAACCATAGCTGAATATAATGTAGTATTTGATCAAACCCAACAACAACAAATCCATTATGATAATCTCCCTTATCCCAGAAAGGCTTACCAACTCTGCTTGTGATGAAGTCCGTGATCCAGTGGCAAACGAAGGTAATAGTAGCAAAAGCTACTGCTTGTCTAAAGTATCCAAAATAAAACCAGGAAGCAATTAACCATATTAATGAATAAACAGCAACATGATATGTTAACCATTTAGGATCTGTGCTTTTTCCCTTCGCTTGATCTTCAGTTTGTAATGCGAAATCAGCAAGAAAATGTATTAGCAAAATGAAAATGAATATTTTATCTGTCATATTTTCTATTTTATTTTTTTCTATTTTATTTTTTTCCAGGAAACATTCAAAAAGTCCTCGTGATATTGAACTATATCGATACTCATAACTTTTTCGATTTTTACCTCCTTTGTCACAGGATCGAGATTTCCAGCAATTGTTGGTCTAATTATACCCATTGCGGACTCTACTATAAATCTGGCAGATTTACCCTCACTAGTATTCATAAACTCCACACTAACAACAAGAAAATCATCTGTAATTTCCACACCCTTTATTTGATGTGTTACTCTTGAAAGATCCAATGAATTTTTTACTTGATATTGATAGTCTTCATGCATAATCTCCCCACCACAGAATCCACTTTTCATTGCTTCGTCTATACAGGATTTCATTTTTTCTATAGATTCCCTGGTGTAGATATTTCCAACCAAATTTGGTTTATCTGCTTGTGCTATTGCGATTTTCATGATGCTACACAAAATTTGTTTGTTATCTGTCTAGTTAAAATTGCCGAATCCTCTTCAGGTCTGGATTTTATATCCAAAGATGTGCTTTCCCCATAAGCAAAAGCTTTTATGATCGTTTCACCATAACCATCGACCTCGGTTCTGAAGTCAACAAATCCCGCACCGTCTATTCTCCCCATTCCTCTGGCCATAGTTGAATGTGTTATGGCCGCAGAGAAAATAATTGCACTCCCATCCGCTATGATATATTTAGGTTTATACATTTTCTAATATTTTATTTATTGAGATTATTTTTTCCTTGATTGATTTACATGCTGTTAGATAGCCATTAATTGCTTCCTCTGACCAGCCTACAAAGGAATCAGACTCCAGAATATTGGCATATTCTAATAATGACATTGCATCTTTTTCTGCATTCTCCTTAATTCCATAAGTTATTGAAGCTTTCTTATTTATATCATAATTCTCATCAATGATTCTACTAAAAACATTGAGTTCACCAGTGCCCATCCATTTTTTGGATACGAAATAATAAGTTTCTCCAAATTTTATATTGACTCCATCACTTGTAGTGAATAGAATTTCGTCAGATTTTTTGCTACTCATCTTTTTGGTATTTGTCTAAAAATTTTTGTATCATTGATGATACACTTGCTGATTTACCAATAATCATATTTAACTGACCATCCTGTGGACCGACAGTGTTATTAAGTGCTTCGTGCATTCTTTCCCTGAGAGACATATTACCTACTCTTTCTTCCTCTGCTCTGTTCTCAAGGTCAATAAACTCCTTCCATTCGGGAGAAGCCACAATTTCATTTATGTTATTGTACTTCATCTTCTTCCAATTTAAGTGATTTAATTTCAAATTCTGGAATCATAATATCCATAAATTCTCTCTCCTGCGTGAATATAGGTGTTGGAATCATTTGCCATTTAAGTCTTTCAACTTGGCCATCTCTACCTTCAACCATTGTAGGTACCTTAGCGATAATACCACCTCTTTTTTCTCTAAAGTGGTAGTCGTTCCAATTGATACCTTTTTTGAAGATCATTTCCTGCATATCCTTCTCCTTCTTGCCATTCAATTCACTTTGTGAATAAAGACTTTGAGCAACCGATTGGATTGAGTTCCTAGTCCCGTCTTGTTGTCTGAATATGAAATAGTTCTCAACCTCGCTTTTCTGAGAAATCTGAAATACCCTAGAGTCAAATTCAGCTTTTTTAATTCCTTTTAGTTTTTCTATCCATAAAGGTGTTATTGTTTTAATACCACTATTAAACTTTTCTCTGATGTATCTGTCAACCCTTAATTCGTTGAATTTTGATGTCGCCATGGAAGCTGCAACTGAAGCCATCTTCTGAAGGTTCCCATCGAACCACATCTGTGTGTCTCTTTCTTCAAAATCAGTAATTAGTATAGAAATCTCATCTGATTGACAATATCCAAATTTTGCTCCCTGTATATTTTTACAAAGGTATGCTGTTGTTTCATTCATGTCTGAAATTAAGCCCTCATCAAATGGTGACACTAGACCTTTTGTATAGGTATGGAAAGCTTTCCCATCAATTCTAATTAATGTATATGTTCTGCGTGGAACATAGTATCTAAAACGGTCTTCATAGAATTCCTTCATACGATCACCAAGGCTGAAATTTTTCATATCTTTATTTAATTTACATCGTCCAGGTAGTTTTTCCTGATCCTGGAAGGCCGACAGTTATATGTAGTTTTTGGTTACTCATCTTTTCCTATGAATATGAATGGGTATTTTGTTTTTATTTTTTCTATATCCTCTTCAGCCCTATTAAGGGTGATCCTCGTGATATTCTTTGGCATCTAACTTTTTTGAATATATTACTCTCAGTAGATCCCTTATAATCTCCTCCTGCGATTCAAAACTGTAATTAGCCATTGTTGGATAAATTCTTTCCGCTGCTTCGTGGATATCTATTTTTTGAGAAGTATTTTCCATGGATTATCGGTTTTCATCGGGGAAGAACTTTTCAAATAAAATTCCAAATGCACCATGTTCTGTTACGTCAGACTTTCCGGTTGATATCTCTCTTGCTGTTACCGAGATGATTCTCCATCCATTTTTTAGCACAGCATCAACTTCCTCCTGTGCACTAATTTTACCACTTGAGGTAATTAAAAATTTTTGTTTAGTTACTGCCATTTTATTTGGGTTTATAATGAAAAAATACATTCTTTTTTTGGATTAAATATCCTCAATACCGTGCCTTGTCCGAATATCCAATTGAAGTAGTGACCTCTGTACTTAATAGTCCCACCTCCGAAATTTGCATCGAATTCATCTAGTTGTTTGTTATATTGTCGACCCCCAATTTCGGCGGCATCAAATACGAAATACATTAGATTTCTTGGATGTGGCATATAGCCTTTAGCATAGCATCTATCCTCGTAGGCTCTATCATGCCTAGCTATTTCTTTTGCTAATTTAGATTCAAATTCCTCGCGTGGCAAGTCATTGATATACTCAAATGCTCTAAGCTTTCTCTCTTCCACTCTTTTCAATTTGGCTTTCATTCTTTCCATGGAGGCTTTCCCCTCCGGTGTTTTCATAAAAGCTCTCATTTCATCTAGCATCTCTTTTGACATGATCAGTTTGTTAAATTATATTGCAAATGTATGGATTTAATTCGAGATATAAAAATTTATTTGGAATTATTTTTACCAGCCGTGTCCTTGGTTACCATTGTCCTCCGACATTCCTATGTAGGTGTTATTAACAAGATTAAAATGGTAGTAGGTGTTCCTTGTCTGGCTTGGTCCCCTGTTGTTATGCCAAGGAGTCCACTCATATGCAAATTGAACTGTTAGCTTATCATTTCCATTCCTTTTATATTTGATTTCTAGCGAGTAGTGTTGATGACCACTTCTTTCGCCATAGTTCAGCTGGATCAGTTTCTTATTTTTGGTATCGACTATGTACCTCTTGTCCCAGGTAAATTTCAGGTTACTTAGAAGTTTATCGTATTTAGCTTTAGTTATTTTATCCATCTGAAAACTATATTGAATATCCCTTTTACCCTCCTCCCATGACCTTTCGTTCTCCCTTAGATATTGCTGAAGGCTTTTGCAGTCGTCGTCCTTGAATTGTTGAAACCACTTTTCATGCTCATCGACAGGTATATATTCAAGAATCTCCTTACCCGACTTGGTAAAAGATTCGAAAAATTTCTCCTGATAGTTTTCAAGATTTTTCTTAATCAGCTCAAATACATCCAGTTGCATTTGCAATGTTTGCATATTTAGAAGCTCTGTGAAGTCTGCAGGTGACTTGAGAAGCTTTACCTTTACTGTTTTCTTTTCTACCATTTTTTTACCTGTCCCTTGTCCATGTAGCTATAATCGCTACAATCTATTAATTCGTTTGTATCAAATCTGAATGACATTCTAATATCTTTTTTGAGCTCGTCGAAATAAGTTGCCCTGTAGTATACTTGCGTATTTATTTTAATAGTCCTCTTATCACTTGCTATTAGAATATTATCTTTCATCTTGAACTTAAGCCCCGCCAGATCATCTATTTCCATCATCCTTTTGTCTTTATGGTTGACCACCCAATTTTTTGCGGATTCCCTGAACTTTTTAATGTGCTCCGGATAAGTAAAATCATAATCATAGCAGTTGAATATTTCATATTCTCCAATATCCTCGGGTGGTATGCATTTTATTACCTCATCTGAAGTCTTAATGAAGGATCGGATAAAGTCCATCTGATACTTTCTCAAATTACTCTTCAAATGATCCAATACTGACATCTGAGTCTTTAGATCCTGGAGATCTAATAAATCGTTAAAATCAGCAGGGGCCTTAATTAAGTTTACTTTTACCATCCTTCTTCTGTGCTTTCAGATTTTAATGTTGTCATATCAATTGTACATTTCATATGATAATTATGCACATACGGGTAGATCATATCTGCCGGATGATTTCTCGTGAATTCGTTATAGGGATCGAAAAACCGGTGTCTCCTATATTTTATTACGAGCTTATTTAATTTATAATCTATTCCTATCTCTGGATCAATATTCGAGGGTATAAAAAACATGGTTTTATTTTGAAAATCAACAAATATCGAACAGGGCTCAGAATCATCAAAGATTGTATTTCTAAAAGGATCCATTTTTTTCTGTGTCTTACAAAACCAAGTCATGCAATGTTCAACGCCTCTCACCCTCAATATCATCGAAATGATTTCGGATGCGGTTTTCATCATTTTATATTGACCGAATTCGACGTTTAATAGCGAAAATTTATAAATGTCATCTGGTGATATAATACCATCCAGATCTGACAGTTTATCAAGCCTAAACATGCTACATTTAATAAACCCATCAACGTAGTTGTCTATATTATCCGATATTTTATTGATCTTTTTTTTAAGTTCTTTTCTTCTCTTAAACTCATCCCCTAATGCAAGGAGATTTGTAATTGAGTGAAAATCAAATTCTATGTCTAAGTTTGTCTTCATGGAAATTAATTAATGGTTAAAAAAAAGCTGCATCAGTGATGCAGCTTTTTACATATATTATCCTATGATTAACTAAGTTCTTCCTCGATTTTCAATGTTGATAGAACATCATCGATGTCACACATTTCTAAATCAAATTTATCATCTTTGGAAAGATTTTTTCTAAGAGTTTTTCTTGCTACCTTAAGTTTAGCAAGTCTAGTTTCGGATCTAAGCTCGTCTAAACGATTTTTGATATCTTGTGCCCAGACAGAGATTGGAAAGCCCATGAATGTAGCTTCCTCATCCAAATCTTCTTCAGTAAGACCTAATTCCTTCGCAGCTTCACCCAGACCTTCCTTTTGCTCGTTAATAACCTTCTGCGCTTTAACTACTTGTTTAATGGTTGATAATTCTGCTACATATCCAACTGCTGGGATATACTTTGATGCCGTTGCATAAGTTGTCTTTGGTGTAGATTCCAATGTTGTAATTTCTTTTTCTACTGCTTTGAAGTTTTGTAAAACCTGATCTCTTTTTGTTATTTTGTTATGTTTTTTTAAATTAACAATACAAATATATAAAAAAGTTTCGAATAAAAAAAATTATTTTGATTTATTTTCCAAATTAGGAAATTCTAGATACTCTTTGATCCCTAATATCTCTTTTATCGCTCTTATCTTTTCACCACTTGGATCTGTTATACTAAGTAGTCCTACACTTGAGCAGACGCTTTTTGTTTCTTCGCCCATTCCCCACCCTGATGAAAAAACCTCAGCATCCCTGCCAACAATTTCCTCAAATTTTTCTCTAACAGCCCATCTTAACGGAAAGTCTGCTCCGTGATGTAATTCACTTCTCTTAACTGGACCTATTACACAGTTCCAATACTCATTTTTTTCTTCACTATCCATTTAATATTCTTATTGCTCTATTAGTACACTCGTTTGTTAACCCATATCCTATATCAACACAATCTGGATGATTAATGTTATTCGATGTTCTTACAAAATTACACCTCTGATCTGGTAAGAAATCGTCATCGTCATCAAGAATAACATATTTTTGAATTTGTGGATTTTCATCCAGCCAATATTCAATTTCATGACCTCTCTCAATTCTAGTAGTTAATTGCAATAACCTCTCATTGAAGAGATATGTGCAATCGGGTGTTACGTCTATAATATCCCCTGGTAGACCTCTTTTTTCCCACATCTCCCTCATTTTTTCCAATCCTGCATATCTCCAAGTTGATGATATAACAATTTTGGCTTCGGTTTCGTCTATAATTCTTTTAAGATTGTCAACGAAGTGACTGTGAAATTGGCTTCCAAATTCATCATGGTCGTGGGAATAAACATTCAGTACCCCATCAATATCAAGAAATATTATTTTCATAATTTAATTTTGATTTACAACCTCTAAACCTATGAAGTTTTCATAATCTAAGTTTATCTTAAACCAATATTCATAACCTCCGTCATGGATTCCTCCTTCATTAGAATACCCAGTATCTTCCCAGAAATAGATGGTGATAACGTCGGCATTAACAGTTATTTCATTGTCCTCACCAACTTCAAAATCCAGAAATAACTCATCGTGATTTTCGTTGGTTATGAAATGGTAAAGAGATTTCGCTTCCTCCGTGTCACCCTCTATGTCCTCGATGAATTGAATGTACTCATCAAGTGTTGGATAATCCTTCAGTGTGTTTTTTCTTATCTCGTGGTATAGACCACTAAAGTCGAAGAAGTTCTTCAACATATCAGATTCTGTCATAATTTCTTTTTTTAAAACGTGCTCCGGTTAGTTTAAAATGTGTAGAACACGTTTATATTGTTACTAATTCTTCCTAAAATGGAAGATCTTCACCTACATATGCACTCATTTTGCTAACCACAATGCCTTCTGTTCTTAATTGTAATTTATTTCCGTGGTATTCTCTATTTATGTGCGATATAGCAATATCAAAACTTATATTGTGATATGCCATTAGAAACCCAACCGGAGAGGTTCCTCCGAAACCGCATTCGAAGCATTTGAACCTTCTTTTCTGATCATTTATATATAAATGCGAATCGTTATGAGTTAATGTTCTACATAATGGACATCTACCCACATAATGACCCGATTTTAACCTCCTTAGTGGAACGTAGGTTGAAACGACAGTGGAAATATTGGTATTTTTAAAAAGCTCGTTTAAATCGCTCTGATTGAAGTACCAATAACTCTTAACCCTATCCTTTTTCCTTCGTCCCCATATGTACCTTCTTGGTCTCTTATATTTTTTTGTTAACATGTCTGTTCCAATTATAATATACTACGGTTCCGTTAATGTACTCCTTCCATGTTTTTTTCCATGGACCGGAGAATAATATGGTCATGCAACCAGTTCCGTTTCCTATTTTGTGATATGAATCTCTAGGAAAATATTGAATGATATTTTTTCTCGTTCTAATAGCATATTCTCCGCTCTCTTCATTGATCAGAATGTATTCATCGTATTGTCCGAAGAGTTTCAATGAAATGGCATTGAAAGCATGTGTATGAAATCTGTCCTGAGACCCATTACTTTTATGAAAATAGAAGAAAATAATGGAGAATAACCATTTGCACTCAAAAACAACAAATTGTGAAACTATCTGATCACCAAATGTAAATCTATTATAGACCAAGAATGATATTGCTTTCCCTTTCATTATTTAAAATAAATTGTTTCTGGAAATCCACCGAATACAAACTTCGTAACGTCACAAAGCCACATATCAATATCATATCGGATCCCCATATATTTTTCCATTCTGTACCATGCGCCTTCACCAAGCTCCCAGTTTTCAAGCCTACCTAAATAAAGAAACTCCATGAAATTTGCACCTTCAAAATCCTCATCTGACAGTGTAACATAAATTGTCGTGTCGCCTTGAGATAATAGATCCAAGAATGTGTCCGCGCCAGCAACCATCTGAAGATCCGCTTTGGTTCCTTCCCACTCAGGCAAATCTACGAACCAACCTGTCTCATCCTTGTAAAATTTAAAAAGTCTTCTCATTATAAAAGTTTTAGTGCCTCCCTTATTCCCTCAGTTAAGCATTCTCTCATATCTCTCGTTGAGTATGAGTTATATTTTTGCATATATCCAAAATCTCCGTGTAAATTTACCTCTGATCCGTGGTCTTCCCATATTCTAACATGTAGATCAAGATACCCATCGTCACCCCTGAATGTTTCAATTAGGATGCTGCATTTTTTTTCTAACCAATTAATAACCTGTGACAGTAAGAGGAGCTAAGCAGCAGGGACAAAGTATATGGCTCATTCTAAGATTCCTCTGTTTCTAATTCAACATTTTCAACAAGAAAACTTCTCATGAAATTAAAGAGTTCATCTTTACCATGGCTGATACATTGATGCAGGATGGAATCAAGATGCCCTGAAATTGAAGTTCTCTGGTGTATTTGACTTTTTCTTCTAAGCTTTGATAACTCCTCGCCAAGTTTTAAATATTCGGGGTCGTCAATATCTAAATCCTCAAGATTCATTTCTCTTCTAATTCTACTTCTTAAAAATAGAATAGTATTTATTCTTTTAGATTCTTCCTGAGTTATTAGTGATTCTGAGAAACATAAAGAATCGCTGAAGTAATCGCACTGTCTTAGTGCTTTGTGAAAATTAATAAACCACCAGTTGTCTTCTGGAAATCGTTTATACTCATCAACTATATGTTCCAGAAAATCAGGATCCCCAAAATGCAGAATAGTAAAGAGATTCCAATATATAAAAAGATTAGGTTCATTGTTGCTTTTTTTCCTTAAAGCTTCCAAGAAATTCTCCTCTGTAGTTTGTCTTTTATTTTCCATCCCTCAGATTTTCATATTGTTTGATCATACCACTCATATTAAAAAATATAAAGGTTAATACTATTGCTCCTATAGAAATCAAACATTCGAACTCAATAAATCTTGTGTCTGCCTGATAAAATAAAAATCCAGAAACAAACCAGAATATCACTGCAAATATCCCCGAATCTCTTTTAAATTTCTTAGCTTCTTTTAATTGTTCTGTTGTCATATATTATGTTTAAATTAAAAATCCGAATCATTACACAAATATATGGTAATAATTCGGATTAAAAAAATAACAATAACAATTATTTTAAAATTGTTTTTTAAATTTTACAGAATAGCTTAGTTCTCCTATCTAAATTGGTTGTTTTATCTTTCGATTTTTCTCGAGGTGTAGTGCAGCAGCCCACTGCAGTTCTCTCCTTACCTAACTATCACCAATGCGTCTATTCCATAAAATCCTGTTCATTCACCACAAAGAACATATTTCATTTTGTGGTCAGTGCAGGGCTCGAACCTGCAAGGATTTAAAGATATAATCTCCTACTACTTGTGTCTGTAGTATGTCCACCACGTTTCCCCATTAAACACACTTTTAGGTACTATGCAGCATGTAAACCATTCCATCAACTGACCATCCATGAATCAAAAAATTTCGGCCTCGGCTAAAAATATCATCACACATTAAAACTTTTTTGAATGGTTCAGGTATCTAAATAGATTTAACTATTCTGTATCTACATATCATTAAAGCAGTAACTTTTTTAAGGTTCAAAATCCGAACTGCAACTCATTTGGTCCTTAATCCACTTAAGCAGATTTCTAGGTTCATTCCTAGCACAATGTAGATACTACATATAATTGTCATCGTCGATTTTGTGGAGAAGAGAGGGCTCGAACCTCTGCAAGCCGCTAAGCTGTTCCTAAACCTTCCTCTGGATTCGAACCAGACTTCCATCCATAGCTTCTCCTTTTTTAATTTGTAGGGATAGAAGGAATCGAACCTCCGCTATAAAGCTCTACCACTAAGCTACATCCCGATATATTAACAATCACCGTTGCATGGTGATTGACATGTTCCCCATACCTCATAAGAGCATTTCTGTGAATATCCCGTTGGTGAATCCGGGTCAGACCAAGATCCTCCGTTTCTTACGCTACATAAAGGAATTCCCAATGCATTTGCCTCTATAGAAAGCTTTCGGTATATTCCGAATCTTTGCTTTTTTCTAGCAATCATTCTTCTAAGACCTTCTGCCTTATATTCAGCCTCCTTTGTTTTATCCTTTGCCATGTTCCTTATTAATTACATTGCAAATATATGAAATCCTTTCGAAATAAAAAAATAAAATCATAAAAAAATTATTTTTTTAATCCAGCTATCATTGATTCAGCTGATAGCTTTCTGGCCTCCTCCATTTCGAGTGCTGATAGAAATTTATCCAGAGTTAAATCGCAATATTCATCAATCCAGTCACCTATAAAGTATAAATTTCTAGTACCCTTAAGAACACCAAATAGAATTGGGTCCTTCGCTTTCTCCACCTCCGCTTTTGTCATCTTAGTTGAGTTGTCATGCTTATCGAAATGTAAGATAACATAGTTATCAAATAATTCTGATGTGTCATAACTTCATATTAACTATCATGAAATAGTCCATCACCATCCTCCATTATCTTCACGTCACATGGTCCTTCGACAACATCACCTACATTGGTCCAGCCTATCCCATCTGGATCTGTCATGATGACTATCTTATCACCATCGATTTTTTCCAATATCTTAATTAAATCTCTTACTGTCATTTTATTTATATTATTGCGGTTCTGTTGATCCTATTCCTCCAATTAAATCTCCACCAGTCCAGACTGTGATTATTTGACCTTCTATAAATCTTTCACGTGTTCTGTTACGCACCATTATGATCGTATCATCACCTTGTTTATTCCTTGTTTTTAAGCTCGCTGCTCCATCCCAGTTGCTTACCCTTATTACTCTACCTACATATTTATTTGGCTCCGTATGGAGCGCTATAATAAGCAATATTGATAATATAGGGACTCCGATAAAGACAAGTAATGGTAATATAATGTCTTTTAATGCTTCTTTCATTACATGTTTCTTTTGGTGTCTCTGTCTATGTCTTTCTCCTTTATGCTTTGTCTTTTATCATATGTCTTCTTGCCTCTTGCCAGAGCTATATCCAACTTGATTAATCCTTTCTCGGTAGTAAAGATCCTGAATGGTACTATGGTCATTCCTCTGTCCATTTCATTCTGTAGTTTTCTAAGCTCGCTCCTATTCAGCAGTAATCTTCTCTCCCTGTTAGGTTCATGAGAATATATGGATGATATCGGGGTTATGTTTAGATTTTTCAGAAAAAGTTCCTTGCCATTGAAATAACAGTATGAATCTACGAAGGAAACCCTGCCGTCACGAATAGCCTTTACTTCAGATCCCAGTAATTGCATACCAGCAGTTAGAGTTCTGATGAACTCATAATCAAACTTTGCTTTTCTGTTGTTTATATTAACTTTATTTATCATTATTCCTCTTCTATCCATGCTGCAGCAGTTCGTGTACCGCTTTCAACACAAGTTAAACCCATATCAGCTTGAACATAACAATTTGGATGCTCTGCAACAAGTTCCTCAAATTTCTTATCTGAAACACAAAGAACAATTATGATGGAATCTGTAGGTGTAATCCCAAGATTCTTAACCGCATGGGCAACCTGAGAAGCCACTTTACCCTCGGGCATCTTTAAATTTCTTTTATAAATCGCTTTTATTTTCATTTTTTAATTTTTCAAATTTAACTTCCTCTAATGTTACAATGTTGTGAAAATTACTTTCCAATATAGATGCAAATACACATGATATGAGGTTAGTATCATACCAATTTTCCGGTGCAAGACTCTTTATATTGTGACTAATATCAGGATTTTCCGCAATGCTATTTAGATATTCCTGATAGTATCGGTCAAGCTTTTTTTCGTCTATTCTTATCATCAATCAATCTTTATAAGTTCGCTTGCTCTCTGAAAACATCTTCACGATGGCCATCTAACATCAACCTCATCATCATCAATCTCAAATGGTGGTTCTACAACCTCACCCAGACCTTCGCCTGCTCCCCAACTATCGAAATCAGAAGGTATCCATGTTTTCTTATTTTTTATTACCTTGTCACCTATTTCAAATTTCATACTGTGATCATTTTAAGTGCTTCTGCAAGTCCGAATTCCAATGCCTCCTCGTACGTTCGCCAATCACTATATTCGTCATACCATCTATTAGCATTTAGATTGCCTTCGTTATCAAGTTGACGCATAAATCCCCAACTTGTATAATAATTAATATATTTACCATCTGCTGATAGATCATGAGAGGCATCAACATAAATGTTATGAACTTCTCTTAACCATTTCTGAAGTAATCCTTGTGTAGGAGCTTCAGCTATAAAATGAGTATATTCATCTTCACTACATCTACCTAAAATTCTTGGTAGTTGATGTGGAAATAAGCAATCACCGCCCCTACCCATTTCTAAAGTGTGTTCTTCTGTTTCAAAATAAGCTTCTTCACAAAGTACATCAAATCTTTTTTCTTTAGCTAATATAGCTGTTTCTAGAGTTATTCTGTTTTCTTTCATGCTCTTAATCTTTCCATTAGTTTGTCTCTTTCCTTTATATAATCTCTAGTATCAAAATCTTCATCAAGCATTATTCTAAAATCCTCCCAAATATAATTAACACATCCGAAATCTTCTATTTTTTGGGTTTCCTTCAACTGCAAAGCAAAATGTAATATTCTCAGAGCGTGAAATATACCTTTCTTTGCACGATCCCTGAATCCATCCCTTGCCTGCATATCAGCAGTGTGCCACGAAGCAGAAACTTTGGAGATGATCTTTTTTGTCATCACCTTATTGTCCCACTTTTGTACCTTGAAAGGCCAGGTACTTTTAATAACATCTCCTGGATTCAATGACAGGCATTCTAGTGCACTGATATCATAGTTATTTATGGCATCAGTAAATCCACTTCGTGAATAAAGAATCCCCTGGATGTTTCGATTGTCGCTGGATATTGCATTCTGTTTAAAAGCACCGCTCTTTAACATTGCTCCTTTGGTAACTATGATGTAATCATGATCTGAATTATGATCAGCAGTTCCATAGATTCGACTACCATATCTGTATATGTTTAGCACTGGCTCGTCTATCTTCAGATCTCTGAGAATTTTATGGACTGCAGCTTCCGAATATCCATTCTTAATGTCATCTATATAGGCTTGTCTTTCTTCAATATCCTCCTGGGTCAATTTCTCAGGTTCGTCCGAACCTAGAGAGTCAATAGGATTCCATGAATCCAGCATTTTTTGAAAATCCGATTTACTATTCATTATAATTCAAATGTTGGTTTTAGCCAAAGCCCATTTTTAATCAATACCTTTAATAACTTGCCATCCATGTGATCATCACAATCTGTAAGCAGTCTCATGGATCTAAGAGTGTCATGCTTCATCATTTTTGATATCTCTTCCCTGATTCTTTCACCACTAACTGTTAGATCTAATTTTTCAACAAGCTCGGGTTGCTTCATAGCTTCCCAGATATCGTCACACATAACAAGATCTTTTGTTATAATAAATCTCATGGCCCTTAATAATCTCAAGGGATCATCCATAAATGTTATCATTGGATCCCTGGGTGTTCTTAGAACACCAACTCTAAGATCATCCACACCATCAAACAGGTCTATAAGATCTCCTTCCTCGTCTACAGCCATTGCATTAATAGTAAAGTCTCTTCTGATTAAATCATCCTCAAGAGTTCCAAGTTCTAATCTGGGTCTTCTCGTTCCTTCGATGTACCCAACTTCTTTTCTTGCCATAACAAAATCTGCTACGAGTTTCTCGTTTGGATCACCTTTAGGAAATCTTGCTCTGATTGTGTACATATCTGGCACTCTAAGAAAGATCTCAAATCCATTCTCGGTCATCCAAGCATCCATGCCCTGAAATCCCTCCTCCACTGTTTGGCTTAGATCATCTAGCACGAAAGTGAAGTCTATGTCCTTAGAATCAATCCCAAGTATAGCATCACGAACGCAACCTCCGACCTTGTATAATTTTGGCATAATTTCTATTCTATTATTACGTTTCCGTTATTATTATCTACTGATTGCCATCCGTTATTTGGATCCCTTAGTATAATGTCTCCTCTGGATAGGGATTCTTTGAATGTAATAATATCAGGATCTCCACAGTCGCATCGGTTTGTGTGTCCACAATAGCAAAGTTTCTCTCCGTCCATGTTGGCTGAGCTTTCTCTGAGATCTAACCATTCTTTATATTTCTTATCCATGTGCAATTTATTATTATATTGCAAATATAAGAAAAATATTCGAACAAAAAAAATAACCTTAATGTGAATTAAGGTTATTTTTAAATAAAAATATTAGGGTTTTACATTATCATATTTTTAACTCTAAACATCTGCCTGTTCATTGGCTCGTTCATATCAAATATTATTCTTGATACACCCTTACCCGGCTCAAATTTCCAAGTCATTTCATTTATTCCCAATGAGCTTTCAAGTATCTTTGCTATCTCGTCAATATAATAACTTATTCTATTTGGAACTGCTCCGTTATAAGCTTTAGACCACCACTCCACAATAAACTCAGTATCAGAAAGAGGTTCAGCTACAATGTCAGCTTCCATTGACCTATCGTCAAAGGCCTTGTCAAAGTCAACTCTAAATTTTTTATTCTCTAGATAATCCCTTAGGAGATCAAGATTATGCTCGGATTCTTCGTTCCATTCCTCGTAGATTTTTACATTTCCCATTATATAAATTTCAGACTATTTTTAACCCTTTTTAAAGCTTTGATTTGTTTCGAAAGACCTGAGGTTATCTTTAGATCTTTTCCACCCATATTAGAAAACCATAGATCTTTTGCCTCGTCGGAAAAATCATTAACAGCACTCTCTAGAGATGGATCCTCTTCCATAGCCCTTGCGATCATAACCATTACTGTATCATCATCAAACTTATATTCATTAGCAATGGCGTCTAGATTTCCATCAACCAGATCAGAAACCAGAGATTGATATGTTTCATCAACCTGCTCCGCCATTATTTTTTTAAGATTTGGAAATCTCCTTATATCTGCATTAAAAATATAATTTGCATCTTTAATAGCATCGATTATTAATTCAATCGTTCTGGTGAATATATTTTTAAGATCTCCCATGTGAATTGTATTGTATGAAACGTCAACTTCTATATTTTTACCGATATCTGAGAATTTACGCTTGACGTCATTATCATTAGTATAATATCTTAGCCTCTCGTCGAATAAAAAATTAATTACTATTCTATCGTCAATTAAATCGGGAATTATGTGGCATTCTGTGTTTTTTTCAAGATCTCTAACTTTAATTATAAATTCCCTCGGTAAATTGAAATTTATTCTCATACTTTTTGGATTATTATCCTTCTTATATCCCCTAGTTAGACTGATTGCAGATATACCTTTATTAAATGATAATTGGTGGTTTCTTTGGTTTCTATAATCTTCCCATTTTTTGATCATCGGTATTTCTGAGAATGCACCTTCTATCTCATAATATGCACTATAATCTATCTCCTCGTTGATGGCCCAATCTTTAAATTTTTTCGTCAACATTATCAATCTTAATTTTTTTCTTCCCTGTTGGTCTTGGTTTTTTTACCCTAGGTTCCTCCTCAGATTTTATATAAACCACTGTATTTACAGCTTCCTCGCTGATGGGTTTTAATTTATGGTAAAGAGCTGCTATCTCGTCGAAAGTTAGATTACTCTTTTTACCATTTATATCAACAGTACACGAAACTACATTTCCCTCCACGTATCCCTTTAAAGAATCCACTCTATCGAAGCTTCTTGAAAAAACTCCATCCTCCTCGAATTCTTTATTTGTATAATAACATGTTTTATATGTTAATAGTTTTCTAACTGTTTCTAAACTTAAATCAAATTTTAACTTTCTATCCGCAGCACTTTGATGTATTTTTATCATCTTTCTAGCAACCTCAAGGTCACTAATTTCTTGTTTTTTATTCATTTAATCTTAATTTCTGTGTATTACTTCTATATCCTCAACATCAGTATCCCCAATAGGTATTTTAAGTGACGCGGTGTAACTCATTGAATCTGAGGCATCACCACAGTTAGCATCCTCCCACGTGTAATACTGATTATTATCATTTCCTTCATAGGATATTTCAAAATTACCGTGTGCTATCTCATTTCCATTCCAAAATACAATTACTAATTTATCATCACTAGTTGTTTTTGACCAATATATGGAATCTATATCAGTATTAAATCTTAATATCCCGAATGTTGGTGGCCACCATCCCTTTAACTCATCCGGAATAAAATAGAAACATATTGTTTTTCCTGAATTACATCTGATTAATATACCTCTACCATATTCGCCATTTCTATACGATGGTCGTCTAAGATTAATCTTATCCATCAGGTCTAGAGCTTTTTTCTCCTTGTCAGAAACAATCGGACAATATGCTTCAGGTAAATATCCCTTATCTTTTAATAATTTAAAAAGTTCGTTATAAACCTCATTGTTTGGTTTATGTGTTATATCAGATAATTTGAGATAAGATCCGGTGAAATTTGTTTTATCCCTACTATATTTTGCATAATGTCCATATTTATCACACTCAACCTGGTCCATTATATTTGGATTTATACTTTCGAAGTATTCATCAACAGTTTTATACACTTCCGTCTCCGTTGGTGCGATTTTCACATGATCCTCAATAATTGAATATGTTTCGTTTTTCATTTATGTACTTTTCTTTCACTATATATCTAAACAAAAAAAAAGGACCAGTTGCTCTGGTCCTTTTAGCATCAATATTTTTTATTAGAATCTATAGTTCACACCAAAGCTAGGCGTATTAAATGGATTAGTAACTCCACTAAATCCAATTTTTGTTGTACTGTCACCATTCTTAACAGATTTATATGACGCTAAATCAGCTACAGATAAAGTTAAAGATAAGTTTTTAGTAACAAAATAATTAGCACCCAATCCTAAATTAGCACTTAGAGTTTTCGTATCGCCTTCTTTATTACTATTTAATCCTAATTGAGAATGTACATTAAAATGCTCACCGATTCTTAAAAAGTAACATCTAGCGAATGCGCCGAAACCAAAAGAGTCTGTTGTTACACCAGCAGTTTTTGTGCTTTGTGTATTAAGAGAAACACCAAGAGCAAATTTGTCTGTCACAAAGTGACCAGCTGTTGGATTGAAATCGAATGTTTTTGTATCATCTGAGGATACGAATTTAACAGTACCTTCTACAAAAGTATCGCCTTTAGAAAATGTTTGAGCAAAGCTCGTTTGCATTGCGATTAAAGCAATTGCGACAAATAAAATTTTTTTCATTTTTTTCAAATTTTGATTTTCCTACTCTGTTAACGGTTTTCGGATTTCACCGTATGTTATATTATATGCTGAATTAATCAGAAAGTTTCAGTATCGTCGAGAAATCTAACAGTCTTCCAATCTATATTAGTAATATGCTCAAGCAATTTCTCCAATGCATTAACTCTGTTTCTAAGATCATCAACGGTACCTGTTAGTGAATTTATATCATCGGATTTATAGGAGCTATAATGTTTTAGAGCCTCTATATCTTGGCTGATCGTCCCTATTTTATCCTGTGCCATACAAAATCATTGTTATCAAATAATATACTGTCTCTTTGCGGGTTGTGAGATATCACTGTCTCTGCTATTGGCGGGGCTGGTATCATTCTTCTTTCCCATCCGTAATTAACCTCCGTAAAATTTGGACGGTATACAGTATCAATCTCAACTGAATTCTCCTTTATTCTGTGATTACTACACCTCATTAAAATCTTTCCCGTAATCGGAAGAAGATATGAATTATCCATATGGATATCATGGATATCAAATCCATCATCCCCTTTGAATCTGATCTGAGATATATCTCTGCTATCACATTTTTCACATTTATCACACATAAATAGTGCTTTCCTCCCATACCAAACCATTAGATATGATTCCAAATATGATGGATCTGTCAATGCGTACATCACTCTTTTCACTCTTTCTCCTTAAGTAAGAAATTATTGGATATAACCTTGAAGCTTGTTTTTCTATCCAAACTTCTGATAACATATCCTTCTCTCTCCGCTGACTGGTTTAGTGTTGATTTTCCTTCCGCAAACTTTAGAATTTCATCTATTGTTTCAGGAAGCTCAAAGTTCTCGTCAATAATAGGAACTGTATCTAAGCCAAGAGACTTTGCAATCAGATTAAAATGCTCAAAATCAAAATATTCCTGTGAATCTATATTAAAAGCATTATAAACCTTTAGAGCTTGTCCCTTTACTTTGTAAGGATTCCCCTGTATACCCTCTCCTATAATTTCCCCCTGAATTGCAAAATTACCTCCCATATCAAGCATATTTACTTCGATGTCAAGATTTTTTGCAACCTTCCAGAAGGTGTTCTCCTTCTTGGCTCTTTCTACACCATCGTCACATATAATCATTCCTTCAACAAAATCCTCGGGACGACAAAGATCCAAATTTCTAGAGCATACCCCGAATTCTCCATTATACACATAAAATGTAGATGATGTACCATCAAGTTTTTCAGTGACGTAGAATTTTTTATCTTTCATCTTGTCGTAATTCTTTGCAAGATTTTGAATTCTTTCCTCGTCAGTTTTAGGTATAAAACTTGGAAAGTTACCCTTAGCAACTCCTGCTAGTTCTGCTGGAATTGGTGGATCCCATTTGATGATACCAAGGAGATGTGTTACGTCTGCTCCTTCTTCTATAACTAAAGCACCATCATAAGGGCCCAATTGATAAATGGGTCCATCCGGTGTTTGTAGGTGACCAAGTTTCTGATCCTCATACTCACCTTCCAGTATGGAAAGAGGTAAAATAAGTCCCTGTGAAACCTGACCTCTAAGTTTAATTGTTCTCAAACGGAATCCCTCCTGATCTAACATCTTTCTATATGAGCTTTTTCTAAGGAATTCGAATTCTTCCCTGATTGGCAAGAATGAATCGACCTCACAGTAGATAACGAAATCTCCAGTTTTAAATCCATTGTCTTTCCCAGTAACTAGTTTCCATCCATCAACAACTGCCATTTCTATAAGATCCGCTCCCTCTATCGGTTGGATATCTGAGATCTTTCGGATACTCGCAAGTTTTCTTTCCATTTTATTTTTCCTTTTTGTTTTGTTCTATTTCTTTAAGAAGCGCTTCAAGCTCCTCTATACCTTGATACACTTTCTTTCTCTCCCTCCCTGAAAGATCATCCTCCCAAATACCACTATTATCAAGTTCGTCGAGAGAAACCCTGATAGCCAAAGCCATATTTTTTGTTATTTTTGCCTTCATATTATTGAACTTCTTCCGTTACTACCCATTGTGCTAATTCCTCTAAATATTGTCTACCTGTCACCACCCATATCAATAGTGATGGAATTATAGTAAAAATCAGGGTTGCTAACAATAGGATTCCCACCATAAGTCTAGTTAATCTAGTTACCATATTATTTTTTATCTTTTATAGTTTCTATCTGTTGTTCCAGCTTCCTAACCTTATCTCTCTCCGAATGAAATGCCATGCAATACATAACAGCACACATTAATGCCATTATAAATAGAAATATAAATTGATTTTTCTTTTTGTCTTCCATCTTTATTTTTTTAGAAATTCTTCGATCTTCCCAAATTTTGGGCCATCTTCCGGATTTAATATCATTTCGTCAAATGCACCATATCTGCATTGTCTGCCAAAAATATAGCTGATACCATACTTAACCCTCTGCCAAAATGCTCTTTTAGTTAGGTGTATACGGATATAAACAGTTGGGTACATTTTATCCTCTATATGATCTTCTGCATAGAATATCATCATCATATGATCTGCACTATTACAGTCACAAATTAATAGGTCTTTTTCTTGCGTCATTTTATAATTTTTAAATGTGGCAATCGTAAAGCGATATCACGGTTTCTTCCGGGAGACTGTCTAATAGATCATTAAATTCTCTGTTCCAATCAGATTGCTCTTTTTCATCAGATGTTATTCCCCACCAACCCATTTCACCTTTCTCATACCAAACACCATCCTTGATAACTGCGAAGGAAGAGATTGCTGCATCACTGCATTTTTTGCTGTATTCCTCTCTCGTCATTTTGAAATCCTCCAGGTTTAAGAAAGAATTTTTATATTCATTTTTGGAGTTCCATTCCTTTAATCTGGTTGGTGCTATTTGGGAGTTATAGAAATCTCTGGCCAATTCAATTTCTCCAGAGAACAGGTTTTGTCTGACGTATGTCCAGTCGTGCATCTCTTTTATCGAATCACCTACTATGGAGATTACCTCGTCATATTTCTCTTCACCTTCCTTAGCTGCATTGGTTCTCATGGGCCCAAAATCAATGTCACATTTTCTAGCTGAGTCAACATATCCAGCTTCCGGTTCGCTTGAAAATAGACCACGTCTTCCTACATTTCCTTCCGACCCTGCTTTAAGTTTAAAGTGTCCACTCCATCTACCTCCTAATTGGTAATAATCCCATTTTTTATTTGGATTTTCCCAGTACCCATACTTTCCTGTTTCCTCATCCTTCTTGTAACCGTGATAATCAGCAGCATAAGCCTCGATGTCATTGTTATATTGACCTCTGGTTTCCTGATCTTCCTCTCCCCATTCCTTGTTGATGTAATCGGTTTCGTCACTGAATTCCATATATTCTCCCGGGCAATTTCCCATGTTGTTCTCCTGAAAAGGAGCCAATTGTTTCTCGGCGTCCTCCCCGAAAACCATAACTGTAAAATGACTCATTATTTTCTGTATTTAATATCGCCAGAACCAGTTTTAACTGATCCGGTGATTGTTGTTGTTTTTACGTCTCCTGATCCAGTTTGAACGTCACCATTTATAATTTCGCATTCAATATCACCAGACCCTGTTTGTGCACCATTATTGATATTAGAACAGTTTATATCCCCGCTCCCGGTTTTTGCTTTGTTAACATTTCCATTAATCTCGATCTTATCGCAGTAATCAACATCAAGAGATTCTAAGTTTCCTGTGACTGAGATTGTAATCGTCTTTGAATCCTTGTGGTCCGATGTTACATCCTTCCCGTCTATAATAATTTTATTCCCACTTATTGTGATAGATCTTCCGACATAATCACTATTGTTTATTCTTATCATGCTTCCTGTTTTTTCCATTTTATATTTTGACTCATTTTAAGGCTAAGATTCTCCATTTTTTCCTTTCCCTTATTAAGCTTCTCCTCCATCTTATTATACTCGATCATCTGCTTCCCTAGAATTGATGAGTATTTCAAATCGATCTGTTCCTCTGTGAGATACTTATCATCCAATTGAAAAATCTGTGCTGGTGTAAATTTTCCAGATTTTATTCTTGTTTTTATTCCCTCCTCTATTTCCTCCTCCGTTGGATCAAATAGAATATCCGAATGTGATTCTACATAATCACTGCTTGAGGTGTAATCATCATAAATTTTATATGACCACCTTTTTTCCTCCCCAGTTACCAGATTTATATCGATTGTCATATTCAATCCTCTTGCATTTCCATCTCTCCTCGTAGGTATTATTCGATCCTTCGTAAACACAACAAGTTCCTTACATGTTAGAAATTGGCTCCTGTCTATTAGGAGTCTATCGAGATCGCTTTTTTTCTTTGAATTAATTAAAAGCTCATTCTTTATATGATTTAGCTCCTTTCTTTTTTCCGAAATCTCCTTATCTAAATCAGAAAGCTTTTGTCTATTCACCTCGATAGATTTATCATAAATCGGTTGAACGGATTCAAAGATTTCATTGACCACTATTTGAATACCTGAAGGATCCTCATAATTATCACCCTCGTATCCTGCGTAATACATATAGGATTCAACCAAGAATCTATTATCACTTATTTTTTCAATAAGCCTTACCTTTTCTCCGTTTTTAAGATAGAAGTCTTTCATTGCTTTATTTTATTATGCAAATATAAATAAAAAAATCGAGATAAAAAAATAAAATCTTAATTAATTCGATAAGCCACTGGTGAAACCTCGTATCTATATCCCCAATCTTTCTTTAGCTGGACATTTTCAAATATGCCGTTGAATTCTATATTCTTAACAGTTCCATTCGAATAGATAACTTTTAATGTACCAGTCTCAGGAATCACCTTAAGATCAAAACACCAATTTTCATACTTGTCTAGAATATTGGTTAAAATGTATATTTTAACCTTGTCTTCAGATGCTCTATTTCCATCCCTGTTAACATATCTATTATTTCCATAGTCATCACCAACTATTAATTCATTTACGTCATCTCCCCAAATATGATATTCTGTCTTTCTATTAGGTCCATAAACAACCATGTGCATACCCTTACCCTTTATATGCTTTTGTCTTCCAAAAAGCCAAACACCATCACCTATATGTACTTCTTTAAGACCCCCATTTAAAGCTCTTCTGATGTAACCTCTAAACTGTGTTAATTCTTCAAATTTTCTCATTATCTATAAAATTTAATCCTTCTATTAATCCTTTTTCCAATGCTTCCTCATAGGATTTAAAATCTGCGAAATTGGTAAATTCCGGGAATTTAAGTTCCGCAATTGAGAATGTTTTGGTTTTAATCTTGTTCCAATTAGAGGATCTAACGATCCATCTTGTTTTGTCCTGATAATGCACTTCTGAATCCCTGGTTACCTCGACGGTTATATTATGAACTTCTCTAAGCCATCTTTGTAATAAAGATTGCGTTGGTGCCTTAAGTTCACCGTATATAGGTTCGTCATAATTGGACGTACCTAATGTTATCTCGCCGTTATCGTTTGCCCAGAAATAAGCATCACCAACCAGGATTTTAAATCCTTTCTCCTTCGCTAATTGAGCTGTCTCATATTTTATTATTTCTTCGGTCATTCTATAAATTTTCTAACAATTGGTTTATCTTTATCATCTTTCCATATAACCTCATATGTTCCATATTTGGTGTTATATGTTTCCTTATATCCCTCCTCTGTTGTTTCATTATCATCAGGTAAAGTCGAGCCTATTGATAATAAAAAATCCTCCTTTTCTATAGGATTTATTAGGACTCTCCAGCTTCCTTTGTCCAAATCGCTCTTGATCCCAACAATTTCAATTATCTTATTGAGACATGACAGTGACTCTATGCTTCTATCCCAATTTGGAAGTCCTCTATTTGGTGTTGCAAATCCAAGATCATAAACCACTCTAAATTCTTCCTGTCTTATCTCCTTGATCAAGCTCATATATCCTATACCGTCGCCCCACAGGGTTGTTTCAGCGAATATACCATAATTATCAAGAAACCAATCAAAAGCTTGTTGCCAAAGTGGTGCTGTACAAACCAGCTCACTTATGCTATTAACTTTTAAATTATCTAAATTTTTAGTATATGCTGATGAAAAATCATCAACATCGAAATAAAAAAATTCTTGGTCTTTAGTATAATAAGCATAACATTTTTCATCAAACCCTAATTCTTTAAGTTTCAATGCTTGTTCGTAAGGTATAAATTGTTTATTCATGATGTTCTATATTTTGAAATTCAACTTGTTCCACGAATAGTGGATATTTTTTGAGATCATCAGCAAACGCAACGCAGAGTCTATCTATAATTTACATATTTTCATAGAAATTGCCGTCAATATAAACATAGGATCCAAGAGGTGTAAATATTCTAAATCCTCTAGTCAGAGGAATTATATTATAGACTTCACCATCCGCTTCTCTAAGAAGATATATTGCAAGATTTAAGGAAAGATCATAACCAATTTGTTTATAGTTATTAGATGCCTTAGTCGCTAACATAGCCCCTTCCTCATTTCTTTTTATAAAATAAAGATAGCCATACTTTGAGTCCTTGAAACAATCCCTTCCTCCATAGTAAACCTCTCCCTCGTAGAGGTATATAGGTGTTCCATTATTTAGGCTCGTGCTCATATGTCCGCCAGATGCGTACAGCATGTTGCAAAATTTTTCAAAATCCCTACTCATCTTCATCCTCTGATTCGTTCATATAATCACCAAATTTTTCTCTCATCTCCTCGTCCACTCTCCTGCGTATTTCTTTAACATCTTTTTTGTACTGTTCCGGAGTTTTATTAGGATCGTGGAATGTTCCATCGTTGAACATAAATTTACCATCCACTAAAGGATGCGATCCGATTTTTTCTAGCTTTTCCGGGTCATCAACCAATTCTCCATTCTCGTTTACTGATTTCATAAAACCATTTGTTACTCTGTCATGTAAGCCATGACAAGAATAACCGCAACATATGATAGTGTTGCACATGACATGGTCTGACACTTTAGAAACCCAAGCATGACAATATGTTGGTTTCTCTTCTATTTTTGGTGTTTTTAATTCTATCATTTTATTCAAAATATGACATTTCTGTATTATAGAGTTCGCATATTCTTTCTTTTGTCAGAATATGTAAGAATGAGATAGGAAGACAATGTATACCGCTCCCACCTATAAGCCATTTAAGTATCTTGGCCTTCTCGTCCAGTTGATCTAAGCAATCCTGTACTGTCATTTCCATATTGATTTCAGATTATCCAATAAATTGGTTTTTATGATATTAGAAAGATGTGGATTTCTACGAATCATCCTCTTCATGCTCTCCTCTGTATATTTACCTGGCCCATTTTTAATCTGCTTAGAAAACCAACCATCTATTCCAGCTATACCATATGGTGTATAGAATGATGATATTAGTCTATTTCCTACCTTTAAATTTTTTACCGAATGATCGCAATATGCTAATTCCATCTCTTCGCTATTCTCCTTTGTTGGCTTGGGATATTTTTTTTTAAATGTGTCAGGATATCTATTTCCATACATTTCACATTCCAGTGAATGTTCCATGTCGATGATTTCCTCCCTAGTCATTTCTGATCTACCCTTAAATTCTCTCATTGTTTCTTAGTTTAAAATTTCAATTTGCAGAGCTGGATCTTCCGCTTCCAATCCCCATTTTGATAAAACCTGTATTCCCCCCTTGACATAACGGAATACTATTGGATCTTTAATAATGCGAACAGTTTTAGCTTCATAATAGCCTTTCTTTTCATCAAAAGTTAATCCACTTAAATCAAAGTGTTCCTTGGGAGCTGCAATGAATAATCCAGTTCTATCATAGGTAGTCTCTATTGCATCAGCAATAAATCCTTCTTTTATTACTGGATTTTTAATTTTTCCTTTACTTGCCAGATGTCCATAATACCAAAAAGTATCAGGTATTCTATGTGTAGATATTTCACCAAAATGTTACAAATGTATTTTATTCAGTTCAGCTTCAGTAAAAGTGTCACCGCCAAAAAGATTAACCACCTTCATGAAATCCGATCTTCTTGTCTCCCATTTATTTACAAACTGGTAGGTAACAAGATTCTCTTGTTCATCATAGCTTCTAAGTGTCTGTGCATTCTCAATCTCTTTTAGATTCTTTCCGGAACAGGCATCCTGTAATGTTTTACTGGTGCATAAACCAATCCATACTTGTCGCATATTCTATCAAGCTCCGATTCAGGAAGAAACTTTAGGAATGGATAGGAGCTTGTGTAATATCCAATTCTATGAGCCATCTCATTATTCATATCAATAAGCCCCTCAGATCTCCTGATCTCCCTCTCAGTATGTGTAAGATTATAGACTAGAGCATTTTTTTCGAAACCAAGTGATTTTAAACGTAGTGCTTTTTCTACTATAGTGGTTTGAAGCTCTATTTTAACATCAGATTGGCTATTAATAATCTCTAATGCCTGCTCCAGAATACGTTGTGGAGCTGTATCAAATTCATTATGAATTTCGTCAATCAATCTTTGATCCTCTGGAAATATCAGAGATACCCACCACGATTTCCACGTCTTTTTCTGCTGTGGATTTCTTGAAACTTTTAAATAGCTTGCTTATCATTATTCAATTATTTTTATTAAATTAACTCCCTGAAGATTCTCTGCAATCCAACATTCCATAGAATTAACAGATTTAAAAGATTTTGATATTGATTCACCACCTGACATTTTAATAATTAAATGTGGATCATAATATAGTCCTCCCCCTGGCTCTTTTTCATAGTATCCATCAGCTTCCCATTGTTTCTTTGTAAAATAGCTTCGAAGAAATGAAGATTCATATCTTGAATCCCATTCCTCTATTTTTATCAAACCGAAAAATATTGTGATTTCCCAGCCTCTATCCATTTAGAATAATATCCTGACTTTAGAGAGTTATGTTGGGTAACGCTAGATATTTGATCCTTATTTATTTTTATAGACATGGTTTTTTTTTATGTTACAAATATAATAAAAATCCTCGGGAATAAAAAATATTACCGAGGATTTTTTGAAAAATAAAAATAATTAATACTAATGGTAAATCACAAAGGTCTCGCCTTCGACAAATTTATCAATAATATTTCTTTTGAAATCCTCCCGCATCTCATTGTCTTCCTTACTGTATTCCACCCACGATCCCCATCCACCCTTACTTTCCGGTGTTTGATGTGAGAAGTATTTTTTCCAATGTTTATTAAGAGTTTTTAAATCAACAATGCATGCTGAATCCCATATGCCATCCTCATAGAATTTCTTATTAGCTCCCTTTCTTTGGTATCCAACTTCCTCAAATCCTATACATGTTTCTATCTCATCTATTGCTGGAGGATCTACTATTGTTATTTTTACCCACTTCTCAGCAAAATCCATTGCTGAGTTCAGATTATAATAGGTAGTCATATTACCGCTTGCAAAATATTTATATTTAGGTCTATACCCAAATTTCTTCATCACAGAAGCAAATCTTCTAACATAGTCATTATATAAACTAGAAGAGAATAGCTCCTCTTTAGTTTCAAAATATGCTGAGTCCCAATTTCCATTTAGAAATTCATAGGTCTCATATAACTCATGTTTTGAATCAAGATAACTGAAAGCCGTTTTTTCCCCATATGAGATCCCGGTACATAGAAAATCATCCGGGTCTCTGCCCAATGCTTTTAAAGCAGACTCAGGATCGAAATATGAATTTTTTTTCTCGAAAGCAAATTCCATGAATACCTCTAATTCTGGCATATCCTTAAGAACATAGTAGTCCTCAATTTTTTCAATATCTGTAACCTTTATTGGTTTATAAACTGTTATATCTAGTCCCATATTATTCTTCTATTTCTTCCGCTACCGAGTTTCTGACAGCCGTTAAGTTTTCTAAAAATTCATCAATCTCAAAATCCATAAGGATTATATTAGCCTCCATGTCTCTTGCAAATTGGTGGATGAACTCAGCTGTGTTGGCTGTATATTCACCATAATCCCCGCCGGAGTAGAATTCTTCAAATTCCACTCTTAGCTTCTCTGGTATTGAATGTTTACTTAGAAATGAGCTTCCAGAGATAAGATAAAATTCCTTAACCCCTTTCTCATGTAGGATCTTCGATAAGTCAGTCATGCTGTCTCTAAAATCGCTTACTGTCATAATATAGTTTTTCCGTTTATGTTTAGTGACCATCCATTATCAAAACACCAATCATTAATTTGCTCATCGTCAGCATTACTAAAGAAACAATCTTTAAATTGCCCTCTCGTACCTTCAAACATTTCACCATTTTCAACCAATATAATGTCAGAATCCTCCATACTTTATTTTTATAATGCAAATATAAAACAATCTTGCGGATAAAAAAAAATATAGATATATAATTCATGGATAAAAAAAAATATAGATATATAATTCATGGATAAATTAAAAAGACTTTATAACTACATTAAGAAAGACAAGAAAAAGAAAATTCTTTTTTTAACCACTTCGAATAGATGGGAGGGGGAAAAAGAATTACCCAAATCATCCATCATTGCTGCTGAGCTTAAAAAGAAATTGAAAAATGCAGAAATAATTGACGTTAGTAAACTTAAGATCTTTCCTTGTGAAGGTAATGTCTCCGGAAAGGATGGCAACAATTGTGGGGTCAAAGATGCAATGCTAAAAAGTAATAATCCCGAAAAATTTATAAGATGCTGGGCCTCAATAAATAATAAAAGTGATGAAATGCACAAGGTTGCAAATGCTATTTATGATGCTGATATTATCATATTCTTTGGATCCATTAGGTGGGGAAAAATGAATGCTATTTATTCCCAAATAATAGAGAGATTAACTTGGCTTGAAAATAGACACACCACCCTGGGTGAATCTAATCTTATTAAAGACAAGGAATGTGGTGTTGTTGCAATCGGGCATAATTGGAACGGCGAGCAGGCTATTAAAACAGAAAGGGAAGTTCTTGGGTTTTTCGGTTTTAAAACACCGAGTCAATTATCATTTAATTGGCAATACACTAAAGACACGAACGATGAAACCCAGAGAGGTTACAAAGACGATTATAGTAAATTCATCAAGGATTTTAACTTCAAAGAAACACTAAACGAATCCATTATAAGATTCGGTGAATTTATAAAAAATATAACATCATGAAATATCCAAAGAAATATTTAAAAACTAATCCCAACATAATGAAGAGGGAAATTAAAAAACATAAAGACAAAGCTGACGATGATGCTTCTGCATATGGTCCATGGGATGCCGATTATAAAAGCAGAAAGACAGGTAAGGGTAAACCTGTGCCCACTAAGACATCTAAATATACAAAAAAATTCAAGGAACTCTACGGTGAATCTGAGGAATCTATAAATAAAGAAGCAATCATGGAAAATTTGATAAAATATGACCAGTTTGGATTAGAAATAGAAAAAGTAGCTTATGATGTTTTTATAGAATGTGCAGATTTAATAGACGAATCGGGGGGATCTTCAATAGAAACAGCATTAAAAAATAAAGCCAAAAAATCAGGATTCCCATTAGGAATATTGAGGCAAGTTTATAATCGCGGAAAAGCAGCTTGGAAAAATGGGCACATACCAGGGACAAATCCAGAACAGTGGGGATTAGCCCGTGTTAATTCATTCGTAACTGGAGGTAGAACAACAAAAGTGGGTGACGGTGCTTTATATGCACAGGGTAAGAAAGCAAAAAGTGAAAGAAAAAAATAATCAAAATAAAACACTTATCAGATTTTAATGAATTTAATGGCATCAACGAGGGAATAATGTCAAAATCCCTGATTGCAGGACTTCTTATGGGAATAGGTAATCTGTCAGCACAGGAGAAAGACAACTTTATAAGAAAAGCTGATTCTATAAATTCAACTTCGATGACAGCAGCCAAAAAAAGTGCAGCTATAAGCATTATAAAACCAAACGTTATTCAAAAAATAAAAGCAGCTGCAAGAAAAGCGGAGACGGAGATAAGAAATAGAACCGATCTTGATGCAGCTCAAAAGAATAGTGAAATTTCAAAAATAAAAGTTCAAGAAAGGGAAGACATTAAAACTGTTAATGGTAAATGGGGAGATGCAGAAAGGTCAGCAATAAAGGTAAGAGTTGATGCATGGATAGCAGCAAACCCAGGAAAAACTGAAAAAGACTATTGGAAAGAGCAGGAAAGACTTGCTAAAGCTGACGACGTTCCATTGGATGGTTTACAGGGACCAGATTTTAAACCTACCAGTTGTGGTATATCTAAAGCAGCTAGTAAGGAATCAAAAAAGGATTGGAAGAATAAATAATTAAATCATGATAAATTATAAGAATTTTATAAATGAAGCATCATTGAGTACCATTGGTCTAGAAGATGTGATAAATAAAAAATTTATAAGTATAGTATTATCTGATAGTTACAATAGAGAATCCTTGATCTACCAATATATGGGAGAGGAAAGTATTTCAGATGAGAATGAAATTGACGACGCTGAATTCAACAATTGGGTCAAATACGAATTGGACTATCTAGCATCAGAATTTATCACCAAGGTTAACAAGGATCTTATAAAAAATGGAAAGATTAAAATTTGGAGGGCAATGTCAGTAAATAAAGAATGGGAATCCAGATTACAGACAGAAGCAAAACACCTCGGAATATATTGGTCATGGGATCAGGAAGGTGCAGAACCTCACTGGGGGTACAATACGGAACTGCCATTTACTACCATAATGGAAGCGGAAGTAGACGAAACCTCTGTCGACTGGTATCCAACAATAAGACTAAATACTGAACCGATTTCCTTTGAGGAGAAGGAAATAAGATTGGTAAAAGGTGCCAAAATTAAAATCATATCCATAAAAATCAATGAAAATGAAATAGATCTTTCTGATATATCTGGGGATAGATTTATAGCATAGCTAATTCTTAATTAGCTTTTCAAATCTATCATAAACCAATTTTAAATAATCACATCCTGCTTCTGTATTCTTAATTGGTGATAATGGGGCTTTAATTCCACTGTACTTTGAGGGATATATTCTTTTAAGCTCTGTCCAAGCACTATCTCCAATCTGAAATAAACCTCTATAAGCTTTATTTGTCTTGGGATCCGGATTGAATCTAGATTCCTTATAAGCAACTGTTGTTATGAAATCCTTGCTAAATTCTGGAATTTTAGACTTAGCTTTCTCTATTGCTTGTTTAACTTTTGCATTCTGAGGTTCATTTATCTTAGCTAGTGCCTCCTTTTTATATTGACCCCATGTTGATTGCTGGTATTCTAGGAATGCCTTAACTGCTTCCTTACTTTTTCCATTCTTAACTTTGGCGTATCTCGTATCAGATTGAGGCATATTATTAAGAAGCTTATCCCTGGAATCTTGTTGTATCTCAACTTCACCTCTGAGGATATCCATTATATTGGCAAGCCCGGTAGGACCTTGTTGGTGTGTCAAATAGATCATATGCTCACCTGTTATAAGTGTGGGATCCATAATTTTGGCAGCCTTGACACCAGGCTTCTTGATTATTGTTTTTTTTCTGCTGAAGAAGTCACCTACAGCTTTTTTAAATCTGTCCCATAAATCGCCAAGACCCTCGTTTATGGTATCATCTAAGAAATTATATTCCTCGTATTCTTTTATATGTTTAAGCATGGATTATATATCCGAAAGGTATTTTTATAAATCAAATAAACCTTTAAACTTCTCCTTTAAAATATAAGCTCCAATAGAATACATATAGTTTCTAAGTTCACCCAGTATTGCCTCCTCGGTTTCATCCTGATATATTATTAATGGTTCTAGATCTTTATGATTTAGACTTTCTATCCTAATCCATCCCCTCTCTTCCCAATTATCAAGATCGATATACAATCCGAATGTTTTTATTGAATCTATAATAAACTCGTGTTTCTTTTTAATTGCTTCTTCCTCAGTGCTCATAATATCTGAAATAATAATTAATTTCACCCATACTAAACGGAAATCCCCCTCCAGTAACAACATCAATATAAACATAGAATCTAATTTTATATAGATTCTCATTAAGTAATTCCTTTATAATCGGTCTAACAACTCTAAAGATTTCGTATGGTCCATTAAGATAGCTTTCACCTCTTAGCGTCATCTTTATTTCCTTCCTATAGGGAAGAGAATAGGGATCGGTTTTAACGATCCCTTGAATATCGATTCTTTTAAAAGTTTCGATAAGAGATTTCTCAACTTTTCTTTCAAATTCCTGTATCTTCTCCATATACCTCTCCTCCGTGTGCTTTCTAGCTTCCCAGCCAACTAATGGATGAAGAATCGGAGCCTCTAGATTACTTGGTATTTTTCTTTCCATTATCTTACTCTTTTCCCCTTCACGATCTCATCAATGATTCCATAATCAACAGCCTCTTGAGCGCTCATCCAAAAATCTCTTTGTGAATCTTTCTTAACTTGTTCGGGATCTTTATCGCAGAAATCACCAAGTAAATCAAATAGAATGGAGTTTACCTCTTTCCATTCTTTCCAATCAATCTCAGCATCCTGGATGTTTCCTCTAAATCCGCCACTTGATTGGTGAAGCATAACTTTACTAAATCTCAATGATGATCTCTTGCCCTTTGTTCCTGCACCCAAAAGAACAGATCCCATGGAAGCAGCCATACCTGTATTGATTGTAGCAATATCTGATTTGATATAGTCCATAACATCCACCATACTCAATCCACTTTTAACAGATCCACCAGGTGAGTCGATGTGCATAATGATGTCTTTCTTTTCAACAGAATCCAAGAACATAAGTTGTGCTTGTACTATTGTTGACATCCTATCATTAACTGGACCAGCAACCCAAAGAATTCTGTCCATCATAAGTCTATCAAAAACAGTCATCTGTGTTGCTCTTAATTCTCTCTCCTCGAGGATCATTGGTGTCATTGATGCCTCCACCTGTTTTGCATGATAGTCCATTGTTAATGAACTAATCCCTTTCTCACTCTGAGCGTACTTTCTAAATTCTGTTCCGTAATCCATGTTATTAATTTTTATGTTGAAATTCTTTAAATTGATCTAATAGCGATTTTATATTCTCCCTGCCAGCAGGGTTCATTGAGTGAACCACATAATCAGGTAATTCTTTCTTGTTGTCTATACAATAATCAACAAGCCATTTTGCACAATCCATACCGGTTTTCTCCATCTTCGGTGGGTTATGTACATATTCAGATCTTTCTAGATGCTTGGTCTTTTCGCTAACCGTTGATAATTTGTCCTCATATCTCCAAATAAATCCACCAGCAGAATTTCTATCACCTCTTGCACATTTTGCTATATTTGCATAATGAATACCAAGATGTCTTTCCGCCTCTGCAGTGCTACCATATACATTTAACACAAAACCATCAAGAGAATATTGGGTAACGCTTTTGCTATTTGCGTGGTTAGATCCGTATGCTGTAAAATTCCTATTCAGATTGTCATGTGAGTGTTTTATATTTTCACTTCCTGTATTCCATTCCAAATTTGTTACAAAATTATTGCTTCTGTTTCCATCCTTATGGTTAACCTCGGGCTTATTATCAGAATTTGCTATATATGATTCAGCAACTAATCTATGTATGGATCTATGGTGATGCTTACCTCCACTTGTTAATATAACAAAACAAGTTCCTGTTTTTTTATTATATTGTACGGAAATCTCCCCTCCCGAGGTTCCTCTTGAAATACTATCCCTTCTAACCCTACCGTCACGGGAAACACTATAATCACCAAATCCAACAACTTTCATCCATTCTGGATAATAGTCTATATCGGAAAGATCATGATCAAATGATATAAATTCAGGAATTCCCCTTTCTGTTATGGCTGAAATAAATTCTTCATAGTTTTTAACTATTACCCATTCCCACTTGGAATATATCCCTTCATTCCCCTTCATGTATGATATGCAATCATAAGGATGCCTGACGTCGTCCAAAAATAAATTATACTTCATTTTATTTAATTTTTATAAAAGCATCGCCATTGCTGACAAGACTATTGATTAGTAGATATTGTGATAATGAATATTTATGCCTACCCCTGCAAATATCAATTGAATTTAATATTGTTCCTGCGGTTATTCTTTTTTTTATATAGCGATTTATTAAATTCCAGTCTATATTCACGATTTTTGCCCAATATTGATTTATTAATATCTGATAGCATTCTTGACATGTTTTCTTTACCCTCCATCTCTATAATGTTATATTAAATCTTTCTTTCATTGCAGCCATTGTTTCTTCCGGAACATTATGTTCGTTTACTCCACCGTGTCGGTTTTCTACTATTAACGAAAATACAGTATAGCCCAACTCCTCAGCGAGAATATAGTATGCTTCCATCTCCCATTCTTGTGTAAATGTATTGGAAACAATAACTTTAAGTCCCCATTCCATTGCTCTTCCGCATTCAAATTGACACCACTCATGTGCATCTTTAACTTTTTCTGGCTTCCAATCATATATTCCATCCTTATTAACATGATACATATCGGCTTCGAGATGGGTTCCACCTATTGACACAGACAGTGTAGATTTTCCTGCTCCTGGTAATCCTCTTAATAAAAATAACTCCTTCATATCGGTTCTCCTTTTTCAAGTTCTTCTTTCCGGTTAAGAAGATCCAGTTCTTTTAATATCTTGACTTTCCATTCTTTCTTAGTTGTTCGATTATCTGTACATGACATGTTTATTTTGAATGCAAGCTTTGGAACCTCAATCTGAACGGTGGTACCAAAGATTTTTAAGATATCACACCAGCCAGATTTTACCCTTTTAGTTACGATCTCTGTTCCCTCGTAGAATTCCGTCCATTCCCACTCTTCATCACCCATCAGCTGGTACTTAAGTACCCTTCCATCTATATTAATTTCCTTCATTATTCTCCGTCCGTATGATGATCCTTTGGTAATGATAAGTGCATTTTAGGTCTTCCTTCCAATGCCTTAAGTATTTCGTTCAATGAATATGGCTTGTAGTTATTACCATCTACGCCAACATCCATTGCTCTACCTTTGTGTATTTTTAAATGGCCAGGTAAATGAACATGACCATGGAGATGCTGATATCCCTTTCCGAGTCCATCCCAGCTAGCTATTGGAAAATGACAACATTCGAATGTGTATTTCTTAGTTTCCTTACCCTGAGGAACACGAAGTTCAATTGTTTCAAGTTTATTGACACTAGCAAAAAGATCCCTTACATTTTCTTTGTTGTTAGCTATATGGTGATCATGGTTACCTAAAAATAAATGAATAGTTTTACAATTTATTCTATTTCTGAATTCAGATATTGATTCTATTCCGCCAAAGCTCCAGTCGCCCAGATGTATTAATATATCATTCTCACCCACTGCTGCATTAAACTCGTATACTAATCTATCATTCATTTCATTCAAAGAATTGAATTTTCTGGTTCCTCTTCCCTCCGGCCACTGTGATGTAGCACTGCATATATTACTGTGATTATAGTGAGAATCGCTGGTGAAGAATATCTTCTGATGCCCTTGCAATATTATTTTCATACTAATTGAATTTATAGCTTTCCTTAATTATTTTAGCTTTTTTTCCCTCTTTTGTTAATTTTAACAATATTCTTATTGCTAAATCGTCATGGCCTCCAAATTCACCATATTCATTTATTCCATGACACCCTGGGTGGAAATCCCAAAAGTTCCCTGACATTACACATTTATCGTCTATTGCTACCGCCGCCATCTCGCAAGATCTGTCAGATTGTACCAATATTATAATTTCTTTTTCCCCCTTGTTATTCAACGTTTCCATCTATATTCTTAGTTTGTGATTTAAAGTATCCTCTAACCCTCTTTTGCCACTTTTTCTTATCGAACCTGCCATAAGCACGGCCTTTCTCCGACATGCTTCCGATCGGTCTCGTAATATGAGATATACAGCTTTTGCAATCGTTGATTCCCTGTAATCTAGAATCTGCTCCAGCCTTATGTCTTCTCCCCTTATTTTTCATAATCTGCAATCTGGGTTTTTAACTCCTTAATTTTATCCATCACATCATGTCTTCGGTAACCCGGCTTCATTGGATGAACTATATGTTGCTCCAATTGGGCAATTGCAAACTCTAGCTTTTCTTTTTCTATTTGTTGCTGCGTCATTCAATTTCAGGTTCTAAAATTCTATTAATCTCTAATATTTTTTCGTTTCTTCCTCTTATCCTGCCAGCATTAAATCCAAGATTAAATATCATCCTATGTATTTCATCAATTTGATAATAATCTGGTATTTTAATTTCCATTTCTAAACCAGGAACCCAGAATTTGCGGTCCTTTATATGGGGGAAACCAAATTTTACTATTTGTGATACTGTCATTATTGGATATAATTTTTATTCATTAAACCATTATGTGTTAATACACCAATTAGCCAATAAATATTAAGGTCCTTGCTAAACATATGTCCTTGGTCCATTTCTACACAATAGTGATCATCCTCTATAATAACTGAACAGTATTCATTAAAAAACCCGCGCCCATTATCTTCAAACCCATTCTTACCTAAAAATTCACCTACCTTAGATCTTACCTTATGGTTTACTATTTCTTCCATTTCTTATTTTTAAATAATCTTGTTATTCTTGCCCGCAATGTATAATATTCTGGACTTTCCATCCTTCTGACGAAATCGATTTTTTCGGTGTGTTTCAGATCATCGAATCCATACCAATTTTTTATATAACTAATAGATTCATTTAATCCAGAAACCTCCGTTCTTTTAGCTACTAGTTTTATGAATTCGTTAGGAACAATATTTGTGTAATTACATAAAGTTTCTATTTTGGAATTACTAATCTTATTAGTTCTTTTTTGGTTTAATAAAAAGAATGGTGCTGGTGTTATCATAATTTATTTCTATTTGTTGAATAGTTAGTCCAAAATGGTTTTTCATAATCAGGTCTGATCTGATTCCATATTGATCTTGAATAGTCAGAATTTGTGTGATGTGCTAGTAGATATCCACTCAATCTATGATGCTTAACAAGACCAAAAAACTCCTTATTATATGCTTTAAGGATCGGAGAATTTCTATCTTCTCTATCTGTTTCTGAAGGCATCTGACTTTTAACCTTCTTAATTATAAGTTTATATTCAGCTTTTACTGTTGTATCTATGAAATTAAAATTTGATTTCAGATCATTCTCAATATTAGTAACCCAGACATCATATTCATCAGGTACGTCAATCATTCTTGATCTATAATCGGTACCTTCTCTTAAACATTCCCATATATCCAAATTTGAGAATCTAGTTAAAACTCCATGTAGTCTAACATATTCCTCGCCCTTGGCCTTAACCCTTGTACCATCAGAGAATCTTATAACGAATCCCTCCTGATTGTCGCATATTAGCGATTTTATTTTTTTAAGATCTTTTATGCCATCATATCTTTTAGCACATTCAAATCCGGTTCTTTCAGCAATAGCAATTAACTCATTATATGTGGTTTCCCTTCCGTTATCGTTTTTAAACGCACCAAGAAGAACTAATTTTTCTTCATCACCATAGGAACAAACAATTCTATTCTTTGGATATAGGATCTCAAAAAGAAAAGTGAATTTCTCAGAGAAAACATCCTTATAAGTTTCATTTCTTTTTAATATCTCCTGTGCATAAATAGCAACATCTGAATAAAAAGATCCTTGTGTTGCCAAATGCCATTCGTCCATATAATTGAAAAGTATCCCTAATGATCCATCAAGTTTCTCAAAAACTTCAAATGGAAGATTTGGAAAATTGTCCGACTCTATATTGAAAAATTTCGGAAACGTTTTAGCAACAACATTTCCTTCATCATCCAGAACAGTCCCTCTCATATTCATAGTAACATCGTCCCAATTCCATTCGAATTGACAATTACGAGAATATTTATAAATAGCTATTGGAAGCTCCTTGTGCTCACATTTATCAAGCAATCCCTTTGCTACATATTCATTGATTGTTTCAATATTGTATCTCATTTTCATCCAGTTTTTTTTCGATGTATGATGCTATGTTTATGACAGAATTGTCATCTATCCAATTATAAGAAACCTCATTAAAGACAACAGAAAAATCTCCGTCCGTCCAATCATAGATTGCCTCGTCAAATGTTTCTATTGTTATAGTTCTAGAATCTAGATCTTTTAATATGGATGTCAACATCTCAGATCTTGAAACCACTCTAGATCTTTTTGGTCCAAAATAGAATCTATTCCCCGTTGCTCCGCTTCTTAACATCAAATCGAGTTCAGTATAATCACCAATCAATTTATAATTATCAATAACATAGATTTTGGCAGCTTCAATCAAAGAATTGTGTGCAACCCATATTTTACTATTATTATTCTGAAAATTCATCTCTGAATATTCCTTAGTTGATCTTATGTGATTTAGAGCTCTCTCCTCGGCTTCTGCCAGATCTTTATTCATCATTTTATTTTTTATATTACAAAAGTAATAAATTCTTTCGGAATATAAAAATAATTTATCAAAATCTTTTTAAAATGTAAACTTTCTTGCTCGATCTTGTATAAGCAGTATATTTAATTCTATTTCTTTCAACAACATTATAGTTTTCGTCAATGTCATCCTCAATTACGAATGTTGTGTTATATGTACTTCCCTGACTTTTATGTGCAGTTATAGCATATCCATAACTTATATCAGCGAAATTTCTAAGAAAATCATAATAATCAAGCCAGCTCCTGTCCCTACCTTTTTTTTCTATCGCCTTCAACTTAAGAAGATTTGCAATTTTGGAAAATTCAGCTTCACTATCCTCATGTAATATTTCTATGTGGGTCTTCTCTATTTCATCTTCGTCATTGAGATAAGATACTACTGTATCATAGAACTTTAGTTTAACCTCGACAACAGGTGAAAATGTTTTAAGCACCATATTTTTTTCTTTTATATTCGTCGATTCAACTGAAAATTCATCATTGGTGTTAAATAATATAAGATTTCCCTGTATGATTATAGGGGTATTGGCAATCAATTTCTCACCTACCAGGATTTTAGTTTTGCTCCCGTCTTCACCAAAAAGAATCCTTCTGACAATATTATTCATGCTGGTAACCGTTTTATTCCTCCATGCTATTATTTTGCAATATTCGGGATCTTTGTTGAATTCTTCAGATTTAAAATATCTAGAAAGTATATCACCAAATCCCCTTCTGGTTTCACTATCATTAAGGTTTAGAAATTCTACACCCTCACCGTGACTATTCAATGATGTAATAGGCGGTACTGGATTTCTTTCCGACCAAAGGTCCTCCCTGATCATAACAGAGGATTCTATTATTGCATTACCTTCCTTCTGCCTCATTATTCTTTTGAGCTGAAGAGTCTTTATGCCATATACATCCGCTAGCTCGTCTCTGAATGGAATACAGTCAGGTTTACCAACTGGTGGAATTTGTGCAGGATCTCCCATACAAATAATCTTTAACCTATCCCTATATTTAAGAACCTCATGGAAAAGCTCGTCATTAAGCATGGAAACCTCATCTATAATTAAGAGCTTAATTGAGTTGATCTGGGGTTTAAAGTTTTTCTCCTGATTGACAAAAACCTGCTGTCCATCGTTTGTTATCTTCTCCGTTAAGCCAAGCAGTTTATGTATAGTTTGGAATGTAACTCTAGGATTCCTAAGATTACTAGTTTTCTTTATAACTCTAACTGACTTGTTTGTTGGTCCTGTTACTGCTATCTTATACCAAGCACTTTTGGGATGAACGACTTCTAAAATGTATCTAGCAAGAACACTTATACAAAAGGTTTTGCCTGTACCTGCCCATCCTTTAAGAACGTAAACATTTTCGTCGCTAGTGTCGCATATAAAGTCTCTCAGATTTTCAAAAGCTTCCTTCTGGTCGGAATTTAGAACATCTATATCAACTATTGGTTTTTTCTTTCTCTTTGGAGTCATTAAAATTCTGGGTTTAAGGAAACATCATTGGTCAATTTAAAAACCATATCCAGGAGGTCAAACATGGTTTTAGTCATTGTATCCTGATTTCTATCTGTTATCGGTTTTGCTAGTTCCTCTATTGTCACAGCAGCATCTCTGCACTCCTTTTTATACTTATGATCTCTAATTCTAGAAACACCACTTATTGGCATCCATTGTTTCTGTATCGTCCCGTGCGTCCCTCCCGAATAATCACCTTCAAGTTCAAGCTCACATTCTCTAACGCCTACAATCTTTAGCGGTTCTCCATGATCATAGATATCTCTATGATAAACAGTCTGACCAAGTTTGAATTCTGGGTTTCCCATGTTTTATTATTTTTATTAAGGTTGGTATAGACAAGTTGGATTATCCTTGTGAACGTCTATTTTTGGCCAATGCTTTTCAAATTCATCCAGTCTGAATGGGCTAACTATAAGATGCATACCATTCATAGTTTGTATTCTTGTTATATTCTGGATAGCATCTGGTCTATATGATTTAGTTACTGACTCGATTGAAAAAATAACTGAATCTACATATATCTCCTTAGTGAATCCTTGCGGTATTTCACTCCAATCCAAATCAACTATCCATGTCTTATTTTTTTCCGATTGATACTTACCTGCACATGACGCATAGACGCTCCTAGCCGGCTTATAATTTTCAGACAACACATATTCAACCATAAGCTTTAAAGCCTCGCTAGCGACACGTTTCTCATCCCTACGATTAAGTCTGAAGTATGCTCTGGCATTCTCAGCTTCACATTGTCTGATTATCATCGGTTTCAGGTCGTCATATTTAGCTAAGCTGTCTATATAATAGTCAGCTATGTGTATCATATCCTTCCCAAGATCAGGATTATCCTTACGTCTTTTCAATATTTGAAGAAAATAAAAAGTACCACCGATCGAGAAATCCAGCATACCCCTTATCTGATCAAAATTATTCATTGGCATTCTCATATTTTATTTTATTTTTAGTAAATATACAATCCCTACCTATTCTGTGATGCCCATACCACGTTGAACACCATATATGAATTTCACCCTCAGGATCCTTTATGTACTTAAAGACCTCATGGACAGATCCATCCTCGACATTCTTAACCCACAAATCTGGGAAATCCGTAGAATATGGGAAATCATAGGGTGACTTTGGTACAAGCTTTGCAATTTTTGGTTCACCGCGATCATCCTCTATCAAATAGGCATCAACCCTTTCACCATCATTAATAGAATGGATATATTCTGGGGATAGCTGTACTTCTTTCATATGAACAGAATCACCATCCTCTATTAGATATACCCATCTGAATATCCAGTTATTATCTTTTCTTACTACGTATCCTTTAGTTGTTATCATTCTTAGTTTTTTTATAATCTGATAATGACTTGAAAACCTTAAGATTCCATTCACCATATGTTCCGGATACAAGGTCAGTAAAATCACCTCATTTAACAATATGTGGTTCTTCCGTTTCTATATCACCATACCATTCAGTTGCTAGGTATGTATAACCCATGGAGCCTCTTCTATGTTCTGCGTATATCAATTTTGCTTCCTTTACAATTATACCAGTTTCCTCTAATGTTTCTCTTATAGCTGCTGCCTTATTGCTGATATCCTTTTTTTCGATTTTTCCGCCTGGCAATCCGAAATCATTATGATCATCCTTCCTACTAACACAAAGAACCTGGCCATTATTATTTAATACTACAACGTGTGCACTTGATTTTTTTCTTACCATCTCTATATCTTACAAATCGTTTTTGTTGCTTCTTTTACATCCATAGGACTGCTAATTTGGACTTCGTTAAATGTTTCTACCCAAACCTTGGCACCACACGCTAATGGATTATTTGGTGAATATATCACCCTTGCAGCTTCCTTTCCATCCTGTCCCAATATAACTATATCATTCGAATACTTATTTCCTTTATGAGTCTTGCAAGTTAATACAGGTCTATCCTCACCCTTAGCATTGGCTTTTATATTATGCTGATTAACATGTATAATTGTTCTTGCTTTTCTCATATTGCAAAGATAAAAAAATGTTGCGGATTAAAAAAATAAATGTGAATTTATTTGGATTTATTGGATAGTTTATCATCAATTAATTGGTATTATTACATTGTCCATTATATCAAAGGTAACGTCCTTATAACCAAGCATCTCCAGTTTAAGTCTAGATATATCAAGAGAGGTATTTCTTGTTTCCCCTATTCCACCCTTATGACTTATATCAAATTTAAAATTCTCAGATGGAACCGTATATGTAGGTGGATTAAAATGAAAATAAGCATTTATATAACTCTCGTCATTGACTCCAGGTTCATATGGTATTTTTTTATCCTGAATCTGCCATTCTCTAAGGGTTTTACAAAAATCAACAACCTGATCTTTCTTACCACCAAAAAATGCACCATAATGATATGTATATGGTAGTGTGCTATCTAAAGGAACATAAGCCCTGGATAATTCAAATCTATCGAATCCCACACCATTAGCTAGCCATGTTTTGTTTCCATAATGCTCACCCCCTACCAGATCACCAATAAACCATTCCTCCGTGAAATTTTCGGACACACTAGTATCTGCATCAAAATAATATAAATAATCGCTACTGCATTCTGATAGATTAATTATATTTCTAAATTTATCATTAGTAGCATCAACCCAGCTATCATGCTTGGATGTATAATACTCAAAATTTATATCATCCTGTAGATAATCAGAGGGATCTGTATCAGAGAAAAAGTAGAACTTAATCTCGCAATCACCCATATAGTGATGAATAAATTTCTTTATAAATCTGATACCAAGTACAAAGTATGAATTGGTAGCTAATATGACGATTCCTATTTTTTTTCTTTCCATAAATATTCTACTCATATATCAAAAAAAATTCCGGACAAAGCCGGAATTTTTTTAAAAATCATCAAATGGTATTATATTTCGGAGAGGTGGTGAATTCTCACTTAACTTCTGGTTTGGTTGCATTACTGGTGAGCTTTGGACCCACTTAGAAATATTTAGGGTTTTAGCTGCTGCTCTCTCGTGATATGCTTTATGTGGAAAAGCTCCGCATGTTGGGCATTCCTTTTCAGGATCAGCTATTTGCTTACCACAGCCATCACAGACTTCCTGTTTTTTCCTTTCGTCAATTGCTTCCATTAAATGAATCTAAGAGCTCTAGAAACTCTAATTAATTTTCTAGTTGCATCGTCTATATCTTCATGTTTAGTAGTAATAGAAACAAGCTCATCAAGATCTGAATTTTTCATTATTCTCTCTCTTATCTCAGCTGATCCATGTTTCATAAGATATTTAATTAATAATGCATTAGCATTATCCATTATAGATCTGTTGTTATCATCCTCAGGATTAATAAATATAGTAGGTTCTAGCCTTGCAGCAGCTTCAGTAAAATAATCGGATAGTAGTCCATTAAGATCAGTTGCAACTTCAATAGTTTCCTGACCCTCGTTTCTTAATATATAAGAATTAGAATTTATTAGCTTTTCATTTTCATATCTTCCCTTAGCTCTCTTGAATGTTCTAATGAATATAGAAACAAAAACAGAACCAAATATTTCCTCATCCTGTATGTTGCATTTAACAGAATTGTCACCAGTTCTATAATTAATACTATTAAGTGGGAGACGGTTGGAGTTATTAACTCTCCATATTTCCTGTCCATCATCAAATAATAAGCCCTTACCTTTACTTGATTTTTTAAGATCGTCATATTTAACTTTTAATATACCGGCAATTGTTTTACCGTATATCTCTCCAACTCTAAATGCTGCTCTTGAATAGAATTTATACTTAGGTGAAATGATATCAACTTTTTTGATAATCGTTTCCCTGTTATCAATTCTTCTACCCACCATGCCCATATCTTCAAGATTCTGTATGATAGGTAATTTCTGAACTGCATTAGCATCAAGGTCTGTTAATTCCTCCCCTCCTATCGCACCTTTCATTCTAGCAAGTATTTCAGGAAATGCCATTTGTGATCCAATTGGCACAAGCTCATTAAAGTTAAGACTAGGTATGTCTTTTTTAGGTATAATAGCAGCGGGTATATTATTTCTTATGATTCTTAAAAGGAATCCTCTTAGACATGCAGTTGGTGTATCAAATCTAGAAAGATTGTATCTTTCAACACCTTTTTTACTTGATGTGTACTCATAGCAATATTTATCATCTGCATCTTTCCATGTCTCAACAGTTGCCATTGGACCACCTCTTCTTTTAAATATAAGAATATTTGGTGTTCTTTCCTCTACGTAAACACCGATAGAAGCTAGGTCCTTACCCTCGTTGCTTTCTTCGAATGCTCTATAGATATCGCTGGTTTTATCATTCAGGTTGTCCCATCTCTTCCTAGCCTCAAGAATATATTCCTCGAATCTTATTACCTTTTGTGTTTTTTCCATTTTTATTTGTGTTTTATTGGTTCAGTAATTTTAGAATATCTATTATTCATTCTTGATTAATTTTTTAAATTTAGTCAATGACTTATCTTTATATTCCAATGCATTTTTCATGCCCTTAATATCGCTTTCTTTCATATGGGGATATTCTCCAGCTTCTATATCCTGCATAATTTCTTCCATAGCCTCATACCCCAATAATGATTCGGAATATAGCTTTTTCATTTGCTCCTGTGTATAATCATTCTTAACAAGTTTGTCGAATATATTCCATGCGGCTTCACTAAATATTCCTCCCATGCTATCGGCTCTCTCCCCTCCAAGAAATGCTCTAAGGAAATCTTTCGATGTTAGTCCCTTCAATTCGGAGATTATTTGTGATACAAGAGCAGATATTTTTTCCCAATGATCCTCTGACATACTTCCGCTTAAAAATCCTCTATTGAATTTTAGAAGAGACGTTATTATATCAAGCGGTGTTAATTTAGTTGAATCCTTAAAGAATAGCTCAAGAGCAATTTTTATATCAGCCTCCACTGGGAATTCTCTCTCAAATGCTTCTATACCAGCCTGAGGTACACCAATTCTTCTAAGTAACTCGGAAGCTGGTTTACCTGTATAGTTTCCTCCTCCTGGTGCATTTATTCTTCCGTTTGGTCTATCTGCATCAGTATGAACGGTCCCGTTTTTATTTATGGTTATACCAACTAAGCTATTTCTTTCCGATGTCGGTATATTGTTATTAATAACGTTTACTTGTACTCTACCTGAACTATAGCTCCAGAAAGTTGAATCAGTTCTAATACACCATCCAGTTTCAGAGCAAACCAATCTCTGTGCATCCGGTGTTCTCGCAGACATAATTAAGAATCCATCTCTAGCATAAATAATACCAGCTTGAGGTCCAAGAGCTTTTATCTTAGCAATAACAGCGTCCTCGTCTTCTCCCCATTTTTCGATGAATTGTTCTGCGTCAAATATTATACCATCTAGAGCTTTTACTGGTTCATTATAATCCGGATATGTTCTTACGTCATCGTAAGATCCCATTCTACCTTTAACCTTACCAAATTCATTAACAACACCAAGATCAGGATAGAAAAAAGCATCCCATGCTTCTCTACCTTCATCATTTTTAGGCATAAGTTTCAATTGGTTTGATATTTCTTCCAGCTTTTCTAGTTGCTTCGTCGATGCCTTTTTAGAAACATATTCTTTCATTCTAGGCGTTAATCTATCTGTGAAATTTTTAAGTTTTCTTTTTCTCTCTATATTTGAAAGATCATCTCTAAGCATTTCCCATCCTGGTCTATAGTCGTCGTCACTATCCTCCTTTTTATCGCTTTTCTTTCTTCTGTCGATTTTTGCATATTCAATAATGGTCATCGGAAGAGAATTTAGATTATTTTTATTATCTTTCAATAACTCAATAATCTCCTCAAGCTGATCAATTGTTGCACCCTGGTCAATACGGAACATAAGAAACGGAAATGTATTACCTGGCATCTTATTTTTATCCATAAGATCCTTGATCTCCAAAAATTTCGGGTTATTTGTTATATTTTTCTTTGTTTCATCATCTATATCTGATGCCTTAATGTTGTTTTTTTCTGCATAGCCCTTGATTAGATAGGATTTTGCATCCTGTACATTTTCCATTAGAGGCTCGATATCGAAAAAGGTACGAAAACTTTGATTCTTCATAATAATTATAATATTAGATTTGGATATATATATCAACATATAAAAATAATAATAGTTATGATTTATACAAAAATTGATGAGTTTTTATCAGGCAGCCCAAAGGAGGCGCCAGCTAAACCTACACCAACAATTAAGCCTGGAACTGCTCCAGGAAAATCGCCTCAAAGACCTAGTCCTATAAGAAGAGATAAGCCAGCTGCTGATCCACAACCGAAAGCTGGGGGACAAGAAGCTCCTTCAAGACCGGCACCAACAATTAAACCGGGTACTGCACCAGGAAAAACCCCGCAAAGACCCAGTCCTATAAGAAGAGATAAACCAGCTGCTGATCCACAACCGAAAGCAATTGCTAAAGACGTTGTTTCTAGATTCATGGTGGAATTAAGAAAAAATAGAATTCCATTGGAATTTAATTTACCAAAATTAAAAGTTAAATATAATGATTAAGAAGTTTGATGAATATGCAATGGACGAAGCATCATTGCAAGGAAATCCGGGAATTCCTGGTCAAGGTGGAACCGCTGGAGTACCTGGAAATTATTTACAGGATATTGAAACAAGAGCACAAAATATAAATGCTGAGTTTCAGAGAAGATTCGGTAGGGAAATACCTATGTTCATGCAATATGTTAGTAGAGCAAGACAAATACAAAGAGGACACGAAGATGCATTAGAAAGACTAGCTGTTGATGTTATATTAGAACATTATGGCGATATACTGGATGGTGTTAAACTTAATGTAAAATTACAAAGAGACGAAGAGATCAAGAATATGATGAAGGACGTTCCACCAGAACCACCAACAGAACAAATGCTTAAGGCTCTCGAAGACGAGGAGATAATATCAGAGGTACATAGGAGAAAAATTGCTAATAATATAGCACAGGGTATGGCAAAAAATACCAAATTAATTCTAAACCTTGAGGATTGTGTGGAAGGATTGGTTACAATTCTTGGAAGAGAACAAGGAGAAGAATATCTAATGCTTCTTAATAAGATCACAGAAATTGCATCGTTCTTCGATTGGGCAATTCCTATGGATGTACAAAAGGAAATGTGGACAAGAGACAAATCAGGATTTGCTGGATCTGTTAAGGTTGAATGGGACACACCTGAAGATTCGGATGAATCTGAAAAATTAGCACAGAAAATCATTGATGGTCTAAGGGATAATGACGAGATCGATTCGGAGGACGCTGAAGATCTAATGGATTCGATAGGACCAACAATAAATGCATTGGGTACTGAATTTGTTATGTTACTTCATGAAACTGTAAAAGGTGTATATGAATTAATAACAGCAGCTGCACTACCATCGGATGATGCAGAGAAAGCAGAAACAATCATTGCAAATACTGATTCATTAGCTGATGAATTAGAGGATCTTAGATTTGGTCCTGAAATGGCAGCAGATTTAAGGGATTTTATTAATACGTTTAAAGAGTCAGATAAGATAAAAAATCTACATGAATACGTTTTTGGTCAAATGATGAGAATGCCAGCAAGAGACTTTCTTGAATTATTCAGTAATATATTGGCAGGAACAAAAGAGGGCAGAGAAGGCGTTCAAGAAATCATTGATACAATAGCTGAAACATTGAATGATTATGAAATGGAAATGGCGGGAATTAAAGATACTGATGATTATAATAAGTACGATGATGAGGATGATCAATATGCTAATCCAGACGATGAGGTTGAAGCACCAGCTGAAATATTAACTGACGATGACTATGAGAGTATGTCGCAAAAAGAACTTCATGCATTAATTGATAAATATTTAGATGCAGGTGATTATACAAACCCCGAACTTGCTAAGATATCAAGATACATTAATGAATCTAAGCAAGATCATGTTGCTAATAGGATTAACGAGTGTATGAATAATAATATGGCAAACGGATATAGATAATCATAATATATAATAACAAAAATAAAAAGGACTCATATGAGTCCTTTTTTATTGTTTATTCTTTTTAAAAGATCTTTCAACCTTATTCTAGATCTCTCCAACTCAAGTTTTTCTTCATCGGAAATTGATTCAGTAGATTCCAATTCTATTATTCTATCATCCAGATCATTTATAACATTCCAGACATTCATCTCGAATATTGCCATATCCAAGTCATCATCCGATAGATCTTTAATCATTACTTTGTTTCCTGATCTTTTCTTTGTTCCTCACTGAAATCAAGACTTCTTTTAAGACCCTGTAAATCATTTAGTGTTATTTCCTTATCCATATTCATAGCAGCATAGTTTAACTTTGATGACCTATAGTTAGAGATATTGCTGGAAAATGATGCAAAAGCACTAGCTGTTCCATCATCGGTTGCAGCATATGTGAATGACTTATTACCAGATATACCCATTCCTCCGCCCGCAGCTATTGCATCCTGGTTGGCTCCTAAGAATAGGAAATACCATCCCTTCTCATCCTCTAGAGTTTTAATCATTGTCATGATAGCATCTCTTTTGTATTCTCTGCTGGCGTTCTCGGCACCATCAGTAATAATAACAAAAACAACATCCCTGTCAGTTTCAAGCTCATTTATAGTTTTACCGATTGAGTCCAATAAGGCAGTCACCCCTCTAGGCTTAAAAGTTTCACCATTAATTAATGGTTGTACCTCACTAACAGGAACACTCTTATAATCAACCTCATACCTATCATCAAACTGAACAAGCGTCATGAATGCCTCACCCTCAGCATTTTGTTGCTCATTAAGAAAAGTATTAAATCCATCTACTGTTGATCCAGCAATCGATTGCATGGATCCTGATCTATCAAGGACAACAACAATTTCCGTTTGCTTTGCTTTCTCTGCTTGATCCTCCTTAATTTTTTTATTTGTCATTTTTATATAATTTTATAATTAATTTTCTTCCATTATTTTAATAAAATCACCCTCCTTCAAGGATGGATCCTGTATATCATCGATGTGTATCATTTTGTCCCTATAAAATACTACAGCCTTATCACTTTTCGGATTTATTGGATTTGTTGCATCACCTTTAATTGATACAACAACTCCTTCGTTCTCATCAAGAAGAATCGATAGAGCTCTAGAAAATATAAGAGATGAATTCAGCCAATCCTTTGGTGAATCCTTATAACCTTCATCATTTGGTCTTGTGTAATTCATATTAATATTTTTTTCTTAGCAATTCGATAACATCCCAAGCATCCTCTAGTGCATTGTGTGTAACCACTCCTTCAATCCCGCCTCTCTCTTTACATTCTCCAAGAGAAGGTAAACTCAAATCATTCTTCCAATCCACATATAGGATAGCAGGATCTAATATTCTCTGTTTGATTCTTATAACCTGTTTCCATCTAGGAAGCTTCTCAAGAAAGAGTTTATCGAATGTTGCAAAATTCTTACCAGCCACCGTTATATGTGTTGGTTTTATACTTGAAGACAGAACAGGAACTGATTTACCTTCGGAGTTTAATTTCATAACTCTCTCCAGCATGTTCATATTGGGATCAACGTGAACCATCCCGTTAAGATAAAGAAAATGATAGAATGCTTCAACTATGTCATCTCTATGATAGAATTTCATACCAGATGATTTCTCAACATCGGATCTTTCATCATCATTGTTACATGTCTGGTAAGAAACTATAGTTTGTATTAGATCCCGATTCAAATTTATAGCAAAAGGTGATCCTTGTATTTCGTCATGTTTAATTACACCATGAAACTTTGGACATTTATCAAAAGGTAATGGATTTTCGCTATCCTCTATTATTGCACCTATTGACAAAATTTGATTTGATTCTGGATCTAATCCGGTGGTTTCCACGTCTATGCTAATAAATTTCATATCAATATCTTTTAATTGTTTATATTTTTACATAATATTATAAAAAAGTTCCAATTAGAAATAAAGTGACGATAATTTTACAGATATAAAAAAATATATACATATAAAAACAAAGTCATGATTTTAAAAATTGGATCCAAAGGAGAGGATATTAAAAAACTCCAAGCAAAATTAGGTCTAGCTGCTGATGGTGATTTCGGTTCGGGTACAGAAAAAGCTGTAAAAGCATGGCAAGCTGCTAACGGATTAACAGCTGATGGTATAGTTGGCGATGAAACATGGAAAAAAATGTTTAGTGCAGATAACACATCTGTTTCAATTCATTCTAGCACATTCAAACTTGAGGCTTTAAGAGGTCACATTCCTGATTCTGTAATTGCACAAATTCCAACAACCGCAGAAAAATTCGGAATTACAAATACACTAAGACTTGCACATTTTTTAGCTCAGTGCGGACACGAATCTGGAGGATTTAAAGCAGTTAGTGAAAATCTTAATTATTCAGCTGACGGTCTTAAGAAAATCTTTGGTAAATATTTTCCAGGTGCTCTTAATGAATCTTACGCAAGAAATCCTGAGAAAATTGCATCAAAAGTTTATGCATCAAGAATGGGTAACGGTAACGAAGCTTCAAAAGAAGGCTTCAAATTCAGAGGTAGAGGATATATTCAGCTAACAGGTAAATCTAATTACACAGAATTTGATAAAATGGTACCTGAGGACATTATTGCTAATCCAGATTTAGTTGCAACTAAATATCCTTTAGCCTCCGCAGCTTTCTTCTTTAACTCCAATAATCTTTGGGCTATTTGCGATCGGGGAGCAGACGATGCAACCGTTACTGCAGTAACAAAAAGAGTAAACGGGGGTACTATTGGACTGTCCGATAGATTGAAGCATTTTAAGAAGTACTATGCTCTTTTAAAATAAACCAAAAACAAGCATAACGTGGTTAAACTTGAGATTTTTAACTCAAGTTCTTCCTCTAATATTACTAAAAATCCCACAGGAAATGGGAGCATCTAACAAATTAATTTAAAAAAATGGCAAAGACAAAATCATCATCGGAGAACAAATCAGTTTCGAAATCTTCTAAATCTTGTGATCGTCACTCAAAAAGTAACGAATCAAAAAATAAGAATTCTAAGAATTACAAGAAAGCTTACAGAGGACAGGGAAGATAAAAAAAAGCCGAGCGTATATGCTCGGTTTTTTTTATCATAATTACTTTGTATGATTATCAATCTTAGCAACCAAAACTGCTTTAGATTGAAGACCAGTAACTCTCTCGAGAACCTCACCGTCCTTCTCGAATACAATTGTAGGTATGCTTCTAATTGAATATTTTTCAGCTAATTCCTTATGGTCATCAACATTTATTTTTTCAACAAGGACACCAGATTTTTCACCATCCCCATATTCATCCATAAGATCTTTAATGATAGGAGCTAATGTTCTGCAGGGACCGCACCATTCGGCATAGAAATCCATTACTTTTAATTTTGACATATTTTTAATTTTTTAATTTTTTGTCTATCTCTTTTCCGATTAGAGTATAAACATATAAATCCAAATGAGGATTTTTAACAGACCCAATCGGGGGATCTATAATATAAGCCCCATAAGATCTAAAGATCTCATAGAAAGCTTTAACACTACTTTCTTTTATCCCTCTATTGTTACCCCATCCCCATGATCCCTGAACAACTATAAAATTAGCACATGGGTATGCTCTTCTTAGACTCGAAAAAAGATTACCTATATCGGAATGTATATTGAAAGCATCATTGGTTCCAATATTTATTATAACATTCGCTACGTCAGAATCAGATTTTCTTACATCCAGCGAACATATCAACCAATTTATACCAATCCCTGACTTCCATATAGAAAGCTTTGCATTTTCTGTATGTTTAGATATCAGTGGTGTACAGGAATCCCCAATTATCACATTCTTTTTTATACTGTCACAATCCTGTCCATAGATCAGGAATGGCAAGAGAAAAAAGAATATGTATTTTTTCATTCTCTATATATTATCTGTTAAAAATGACATTATTTTTTCCTTTATGCCGGACTGCTTAATACCTTCCCTCATTAATGGGGTTAATACAAAATTTTGAACCCCCCAGTCCTTTCGCATTGACATATCAAGATCATCAACAGCCACCCAGTGTGTTATTTCAGGGAAGTCTCTGACATATTGGTTTATCTCGAACGATCTTTCCTGTTCGTACATCAAGCTTCTATTCCACACAAAATTTTCAGGTCTTTCACAGCCGATAAAACTTCTAGTAACAGCTATTGGTCTTTTAACTATTCCCTGGGATTCGTAATAGTCACCAAGCTCATTCAGTGTTGCATGTTTTTTCCAATCTGAACTAACCACGATCTCAGCTCCGGTTTCGTCCAATATAGAATTTAGAACTCTAATAGCCTTGGTGTCAAAATTATCAAATCTATGAAAAACGTCAACAGTACTCCATGAATTTGCATCGGGATGTAATTTTCTATACTCCTCGTATTTTCTTGTTCTCCCTCCCCAGTTATTAGAAAGACAAATTACGCCATCGTTATCTAAAAAAATTATCTTCATTTTATTTACCTCTAGTTATCCGGCCAACAAGATCCTTGTTATCCTTTCTAAGTTTATTTAATTCTTTTTCAATTTTATTCCTACTTTCCATCTCAGATTTCATAGAGACATATTGATCATATTCTTTTCTCTGTTCTTCAGTTAATGGAATTTGTTTTTCTTTCTTTAGTAATTCCTTCTCAAGCATAGTGACTTTATCCTCAAGCTCATGAATATATGCATTATTCTGTCCCCTCTCTATAAGCATAGCTTTCAGCTTATTCAGAGCCCACATAACAGCTTCATTCTCGGAATATGTTCTTCTTAATTTAATAAGTACAGTACTATCATATTTTTTCATAAGATTAATCTGGGCTTGATGTTGTACTAAATCCTACTCCTTTTTGGTTTTTGCTTCTTGGTGTCTTCTTAAGATCTCTTAGATGTTTAAGAGCATCTTCATATTTATTATCCAATAGGAATACTGATATGAATAATTCTTTCAGATGAGAAATAGACATCCCGTCTGTGTCCTTAACCCACACGCTAAAGTCAATTTTGGCTTCGCTGCCGAGTTTATTTTTTAAATAAGACATTCTTACTTCCGGAGACGGAGGAGCTATATAATACCTTCTATCAAAGCGAGAAGGACGGTTAGTGATTCTCTCCGCTAACTTTTCTGGGTAGTTAGTGGTTGCTATATAAACAACATTCTCAATTTGCTTAATTCCATCAAGCATATTTAGAAGCTGCGATGTAACATAACTACCTTCAGCAGCTATACCATCTATATCTTCTATGATAACTATAATTGGTCTCTCCGGTTCAATTTGTCTCAATTTTCCAATAACCTCCAGATAACCTCTAACTGTATCCTCGTCCTTAACATTTATTACTATACCTGACAGATCCCTAATTATATGCTTCATACAAAGTTGAAGAATACCAGATTTACCGCATCCAGGATCTCCATATAATAGGATTCCTCTTTTGTGCATAAGCTTATATTTGGCATACTCATCCTTTTTAGTCCAGAAACTCTTAAGATCCGTTAGAATTAACTCTATCTCCTTGGTAGGTAATTCATAAAGCTCGTCAGTGTTAACATCCTGCTTCATAAGACTCCATTCACTAGCTCTATTATTAAAATGTGGTTCATAAAGACCTGGAAATAGAACCTTCTGGGTTTTTTGAGCTGCTATATAACTACCATCGCCAACTATATTCCACTGGGTAAAATCATTTTTTCTTTTAGTTTCTTCTTCGTCTTCTGGAAGATCTGATATAGATCCTGACTGGTGATATTCATTCATAGTATAGGTTTTAAATTTCTTAAGTGTTCGTCTTATTTCCTCAGATCTTTCTCTCTTCGACATTCTTGATTTTTTTTAATTTCTCATATGTATCAATGACCTTCCATCTCTGATATCTAGGTTTTATATAAATATCTTTACTGTTGATCTCACTAATTGTTCCATAAAAAGGTCCAATTTTTCAACCAATTATAAAACCAATGGTGTTACTTATGATTTCTATCTTTTCTCCTGTTTTATATTTTGTGTATGTCATTACGTGTGCATTTTTTTACCAACAAGCTGACATAAAAATTCAGATACCAAATCCATTTCTGGATTTCTCCATGCATGATTTAGATAATCAACTGGACTTCTATAGTGATATCCGTTTCTCATTATATGTTCCTTACACGCTTTAGCAGTAAAGAAACAATTTGAATATTCAGGTTCCTCACTAACGCTACATGCTTTGAGCTCTGTGAAATCCTCAATAAAATCGCTGATATCATAGTCTCTGTTCTTCCATTCTATTGTTGAATAGGGATCTTTCCATATTTTAATAAGATCATCGTCGGATGGCCGATCAACTCCCATGTCATCCAAATATGATATAAAATCCTTTGCAGATTCAATCTCAAGCGAATTACTACAATCAATCCATATTTGATCATGCCCATTCAGCCCCCAATCATAAACTCTTTTATCGGATCTAACCTGGAACATATGTGGCATTCTTGTTCCTCTTGGATCCTGTGTTGTCATTTCAGTAGCAAGCTCAATAAGCTTATCGTACATTTCATCGGATAATTCTATTGTTTTCATTATTTTTGTATTTGTGGTACCCAATGGGTCATTCTTTTATCCTTTGTTGTTTCTCTAATGACGGTAAATCCATTTTCACATGTTTCTCTACCATACACTCTAAAATAAAATGCGAAATTGCCAACATCCCCATCAATATACTTATATGTGCTGATTGTGGCACCTCTTCTGGCATATGAACTTCCAACAACATCCAGTGTTGCTTTATTTAATGCAGAAAACTCAGGATCTCTCAACGAGCCAACCAGCCTATGTGGGGAAATCCCGGCTATATAGAGAACCTCAGCTTTTATATAATTTCCAATACCACCGATTAAAGATTGATTCATCAGAACCTCGGGTAGTGTCCGGTTTGGATATTTCATTAAACGTTCCTTAAATAGAACATCCGATATCTTGTCGCTTAGATGATTTGGCCCGATTGTTCTTTTCTTTTTATTTGTTTCCGCCAAGCTATCAGTAAATTTAAGTGTACCGAAATTGCGGATATCTGTGAAAAAAACGGAGGCTAATGTGGTTCTAAATTCTATATGACTATGTTTAATTTTGTCATTTCTCCATCCGCCAGACATACCTAAGGTGTTCCATGCCCACCATTTTCTTCCACTCATACCAGAGAATTCAAAAATTATAAGCTTACCTTGAAACGAAATGTCATCTATTTTTGCTGGTAGATCATTTCTGAAGTTTTCCAATCCAACCGGATCACCATGCTTTGCATAGCGTCCGGAATGTATAATAACATCCTCTAATATTTCCTTGTCTATTGCTTGTTTAAGGGAATAAACTGTTCGTGCTACTTCAGGTAATTCTGGCATATCTTATTTTTTTACATAATTAGTTTCTAAATATTCCCAGGTCGATTGAACTGAATAACAAATAGGTTCGCCGTTTTCGTCACTAGTTTCCCATCTTGGATCCCCTTCCTCCTTTATTTTTTTCATGACACCATCAACGTTTTCATATGTTGCCGATTTGCTCCAATCCTTCTCCCCGAAATCTGCTTCAAAACAGAACCAATCAAACCATCCAGCTCCTTCTTCCCCATATACCTCCCTTATGAGAAGGCTTATTATAGTTTCCAGATCGTCGCAGAAATTAGCAAGATCTATATCAATTGCAAAAGCCTTGCTGTTTTTTTCACCATGACTCCTCATTCTTTTGATTATCTCCTCAAACTTAGAATACTCCATTTATTTTACTTTTATTAATTTAGAATATATGACATTACCGTTGCAAGGAAAGTCATAATAGTGTTCAATCTCCCAAGTTCCGGGTTCAACCTTCAGTGTAACAACATCAATATAATCATTCTTGAGTGCTTCCAAGTCTTCACCATAGGAATCGAGTACAAATTTATCAGCACATTGCCATCTCCAAACGCTCATTGAAACGTTACCATTCAATATAAATCCATCAGATACAAATTTTTTTTCTAAATTTTCTGAATCCTCAAGATCCTTATAAAACATCTTTTTCTCCTTTTCAGTCATTTCATCAAACCTTTCCGGATGATCCTCGTAGTATTTGGCATTATCCCGGGCAGCTGGATAGGTATTACAAACGTAAATTTCGTCCTTTCCATTACTACAGATATCAGCACTCATATTTCCCATCTGACCGAAACCAACATTTCTTGTTGCTAAATTCTGCATAAGAGCATCTCTACCTAAAATTGAATTTATACCAGGCTTACCCCATTCGTTATTAGGGTCACAATATAATTCCTTGGTTCTGAATAAGTTAGAAAAAACTAATTCTCCGGTTGGAACCTCTATTCTAGAAACCATCTTGGATCTTTCCCTGAGATTCCCGCAAGCACATGGCTTTACATCAGAAATCAGAAATTTTCTTCCTTCCCCACTCTTCTCTGATACTATCGAATAAAAATGTTCGTAATCAGAATAAGCGATTGTTTTCTCGTCAATAAGAACAACCCGCAGATTTTCATCACAATCGAAACAATACCCATCAATTCTTAATAGATCATCTCCAAACTCAAGATCATCATTAAGATCACTTGTATACCAATTAAGCATTCCTTGATGTTGATTCTCTCTTGTTTCTGGTTCATTGTCCTTTATCTTTTGTGTGTACTCTTTAATTCTATCGCGCAGATGTCCAACCTCTCTCTCGAGTTTATCTATAAGTGGATTTGTATAATGGGATCCCATTATTGTTATACCTCCTTCCTTGAGTCCATCTATTACATGTTGTAATTTCATATTATTTGGTTTTACAGTATTCACTTAGATCCTTCCATGTTGGTGTTTCTCCAGGATTTACAAACATCTCCCAGCCATTCTCATACACGTGTCTCTGATTACTAAGCCAATTTTCGTCACTATAGTCAATGTATCTCAATTCAGTATTTCCGTCCCCGCTCTGGTGCAAATATGCGCTGTCAAATTTTGCTCCGTCAGTTATGAAATGATCACAACTGGATGACCCAGAAAGCCAGGGTTCCTCGTCCATAACCTCGACATATTTCTTTTTTGCATTAAACCAATCCTTCACAAAATCACCAGAGTCGAATATAAACTCTCCCTTATTGGTATGTAGATACCAAAATTAACTCCAGTGTATGTTCCCATCGATTATTATTTTATGCAAATATAATAAAAAGTATCGGAAATAAAAAATAAATATATAAATAAAATTAAAAGATAATGAAACCAAGTCAAGAATATTTAGACATGATCTCTAAAAGACTGGAGGCTATGAATCCAGGTTTGGTAGGTGGGGTTAATATAGGTGGCGAATGTATGGAGCCATTCAAAATGCCGAGTTTTATAGACCAGGTCGGGTTAACCGCCATGGAATATCTAAAAAGCAAAAATGAAATAGCTACCGAGCCGGATCCTTTGTTTCCTAATAGAAATTAAAATATAAGATTATACAGCCAGACAAATATGTTATATGCTATAGTAAAAATAACAGCCCATGCTATAATAGCAGACCAGTTTAAGCATCTCATATTTTTTTTCCGACATTCAAATTTCTTTTTCATTGTTTAATCAGTTACGTATTTCAAATCATATTTCTTAGCTGCAGCTTTAAAATGGTGAGTAATAAAATCATCTATTGATTTCCAATCTTCCATTTCACTTGCTTTCTCCCACCAAAGACCTCTTATTTCATTAAGATCTTCAATGGCTCTTGAAAATTCTAAAACTTCAGTTGTTGATTGTTTAGCTCTGTTTAAAACTTCAATTGTATAGTTCCAGAGGTAAATAGAAGCACTAAGATCCTCATCCATTGCTTCACATTCTATTAATGTTTGACCTTTAGGGTTTCTTAAAAAGTGTATCATTTCTTAATTTGGTTATTTTTTTATTATTGCCCATTCAACATTTTTTCTCATCCATTTTTCTGCATCCATATCAATTTGTTCTTCATCGGTATAAACTGGAGAAATGTCAAAGTAATGAAGCATACCATTCGGTAGAGACATTGGCTTTACCTCAACAAGATCCAGCCCAACAGTTTTTGGAAAAACCCTCAGTAACGGGAGGAATAGGTTGGAAGCATTATCAGTTTTATTATACAGATCAGAAACTAATGTTCTATCCGCTATTTCAGAGATATGCTCCCAATGTCCCATTAGTTCATTGATACATTTTTCCTTATCTGCGATATTATTTGGATTCTTTCTTTTCCCCATTATCTATATATTTATCCTTTACCTTATCAGAAATCGGTATAGGGTCTCCATTCTCATCTATACGAACGAATTTCATATTTGTAGATAAAATTACTGATTGTGTTCCAGAATAAACATTATGTGATCTAGCTTCCATATATAATGTGATGGAGGTGTTACCTATGCTTAATACCTCACCATATATCTTTATAATTTGGCCCTCCTTAGCTGGCTTCTTAAAAACACATTTATCTATTAGTATGGTTACCATCCTAGGGAATCACAAGCTTCCATAGCATAAACAGCCGCACCTGCATCCATCCATGCCATTAGCTTACCACCGAAAAGGTTTCCATGAAATCCAAGATCAGATTTCTTTATTGGGTGTGATGATATTAGCTCCATTATCTTATTTTTTGCATATCAAATTCAAAATACTTAATATTTTTCTTTATTATGGTTTTTACTAGTTTTTCATTAAAAGATAAAATCTCGTTAGCATGTTTATATTCCTCTCCTGTAACTAGTTTTGGATTGATACAATCAACTCTAGTTTCGCCTTCCGTTATTGGGTAAATATAATGTAAAATATCTTCATGAGCACCTAATGATCTAGATATTTTATCCATAATCTCAGCTGCCTTTGCTGGAATAACATTACCAACGTTTATATAATGTGCTAATATGATCTTATCCATTATCTTACTAGATTACCTTTTCTAACTTTAATTTTTCTTTTATAGTATATTTTATCATTAGACATAATAATTATTTCATAATTACCATCGCTAATCGATGACCAAGAATTCATTATACCATTTGTAGACATATAACTATCATAATAGAAATAAACTATTCTACAATAGCCAAGCATTGGACTATTTTGTATTTCATAGGAAACCTCGGTATCACCGCAGCTTTCACCTTTTTTGTTCATATATTCACATAACCTATCCTGATAAACAACAGCTAAACTATCCTCTGACTTCCTGAATTCCAAAAGACTATTAAATTCCAATATACCTACCGTTATCTTTTCACCAACCAGATGGAAATAATAGGTATCGGGAAGTTCGATATGTATACCACCTTTTAAATATCCATGGTCTACACTAAACCCGTAATTTTTAACATCTAATGTACATTTATCCTGTGAGAAAGATGAAATCGACATAGCTAATAGCGAAAATAATAAATAATTTTTCATATTTTAATGATTTTATTAGAAAATATTAGCAAATATAAATAATTATTACGGTAATTAAAAATTATTTTTGATTTTCTTTAAAATTATATTCAAATATTTTACATTCTGTATTCAGAGCAGAAAGATCAGGATACGCCGTATCGCCAGCAGATTTATTTTCTATTCTTGATATGTGAAGCTCTGTAAACAAATGACAGTATTTTTCATAAGTTTTTTTACCTCCTATACACCAATCTATACCATCAGTTATAATAACTCCTCTTTCGTCGCTTACTACTGTTCTACCAGGAAGAGGTGGCATCTTCTGAGCTGTATTATGACCTACCAAAAGGGTACAACCATCAGTCATTTTTTTAAAGTGTTTTAGATCTTCAGAACATCTCCAAGGAAGTGAATCATTCAGACCAATATAATCTAGTTCATTTACTGCTATTATTGCTTTCATTATTTAATTGTTTTTTATATATTTCTAATTGTAAGCTATCTCTTTGGAATCTTATATGTTCCCTATGCGATTTTAGATCCGAACTTTTTTTCAATTCATGACCAAAAGTAAACAGGCCAAGTATAAATAGGGAGGCTATCGCAAATAAGCCGATTGTTTTTAAATTTCTATTCATAACTACCTATTTGAAAACTCTGTCTCTTTCCATTCTCCTTAAACATTCTAATGCGGTCTCTCCCGCTCTGAATTCATAGCTACATCCCGTGCATCCACCTTTCCAACTACCACTTCTTTCCCCAACCTCACCACTAAACTCTATCTCCAAATAATGATGGCATTTTACATGCAACCCAAACCACCTTCTCCAATATCTTTTCTCCTGATATACCGTTGCTATTCTTTCCTGGATTTCCCCGAATTTTAGTGTGTATGTGTATGGATATTCATCTAAAACCATTTCATTTTTCCATTTTTCTTTATCCCAAAAATCATCTCCTCTTTCCTCTTTCCTCCATCCCGATTTATGAAGGACCTCTCTTTTTAGAAATTTATATCCCCACGGAAAATCGAAACTCAATTTAGAAAATCCTCTAACCAAAAATTGATTAGGAAATCCGCTATCCGCATGGTAGAACATAAGGCCATAGGTCTTAGATTCTGCAGTATTATTTCTTCCAGTATCATATGGCAGATGCATATATAAGCTTCCCCAGCTATAAAAGCATAGAAATAGAGATACTGGGATTAACCATAAGCTTATGAATGGAAGGATCAGAGCTGCAAGTGTCGTTAGATTTGTGTTTATCTGCGGTCTTGGGTCAAAGTAACCATTATTTTCATAAGTTAAAGAGAATCCAGTTCCTTTGTCTCTATTCGGATAAAAGCTTATCCATTTTTTGTAATCCTCAGTTTCTGCGTAGGTGAAGTTAAATTTTATCATTTTTAATTTTTTATATTAATTAGAGAGTGGAGCTTTAATTGTTGGATGTGATTGGTAATCCTCCATTTCAAAATCACATGGTAGTAATCTTTGGATTAATTCATCAATTGTATTATATGGAATCTCATCTAATGCTGGACAATCAAATGTTGGTAAAGGATAAGGTTCACGTGTTCTCTTTGGCGTAGGCTCATAATATTCATCATCGTAGTTAGGTAAATTATTAGGATTAAAATTCCTCTCCATGCCGGTCTCATAGTTAAGACGAAACCATTCATTATATCTTTCTTCTCCGGTTAATTCTCTACCAATTTGTTCTTTTGCCTGCTCGATATGATTAGAATATAAGTGGGTATCTCCTAAATTTCCAATTAGTTCATCAGGAACCATATTAACTACTTTAGCAATGATTTCTAATAATAAACCATAAGAGGCTATATTGAATGGTAAACCTAAAAATGTATCTACAGAGCGTTGATTCCACATTAAAGATATTGCTCGTGTTGGAATTTCGCAATCATTCATTAGTTTAGCGTTAAACCCTTTGATATATTTCTTATCCTCTATCTTAAATCTTTCAGTTGATTGAAATATGTTACATCTTTCTTCGTAACTCAACTCCCTAGTATAAACTTGAAATCCGTAATGACATGGGGGAAGTACTTGATTCTGGAGATCCGATGGATTCCACGTCGTTACCATTAATCGTCTACTGTCGGGGTTTGTTTTTATGTCGTTTATTAAGTTTGCGATTTGGTCTATACCTTTTTCATAGACTCCAGGATTGGTTATTTTTTCTTCTCGAGTTGTTTTAGTTAAACCGAAATTTCGCCATTGTGCACCATAAATTTTCCCTAATTCTCCAAATTTATTACTAAATTCTTCATCATTTTTTATTTTATCAATAAACTCTGTCTGTGATAAGCACCCATCGGTATACGGCCCAGAAAATGGCGGATTTTCCTTTAACCAATTACCTTTATATGCCTGATAACAATCGCCATTCCAGATATTACATCCATTATCAACCAAGTATTTGATATTAGTATCACCACGGAGGAACCATAGTAACTCAGTTACGATTCCCTTAAAATAGAGACGTTTTGTAGTCAATAGCGGGAATTTACCATCATTAAATTTATATCTAATAGTTCTACCAAATACACTTAATGTTTTCCCGTTACGGGTTTCTTTTTCAACTCCGTTCTCTAATATATCCTTCAATAATTCAATATACTGTTCGTCTAGACCATTTTTCATATTATAATAAAATTAAAATTTATACCTGCATTTAAAATTGAATCTCTTTTTAATAGATTCTTTTTCTTTTCCTTATTGAATGTGTATGTTGACTTTACCTCAATAACCCTATTTTCTGATTTGATGTAAATGTCTGGATAATATCTATGTTCTTTATTTTCATATATATAGTGAAAAAATCCAATACAATCAATTATATTTTGAACTCCTACCACAATATCATGCTCATCATAATCAATAACTAATTTAGCTAATACTCTTGGTTCATATCCTTGAACTCTAACGACCTTTCCTGACGGAAATTCAAAATCATAATACGAATATCCACCTGATTGTTGTTTTGCATTTATATAATCCACTTTCGAAACCCATTCTTTACCATGTTTCTTAATAGCAGTTTCGACACACATATCATACCATTCTGATGTTTTGGAAAAATATTCAACATTGTATTTTTCTATATTGGTATTTTTCATTTTAGTAAATAATTCTGGTGATGCCATTCCAACTCCTCCATATTTTTCAATACATGTATTATTCCTTCTATCCGAAACATCTTTATTTCTCATAGCATAATCACCCCAATTATTAATATGTGATTGTTTATTTTTCTCAATAACACATGGTAACTTAGATGCTATATCAACGCCGTATTTTTCTAGATTAGTACTTCTTCTTCTATCTTGTATTTCAGTAACTTCATATATACTTTTATTAATCCATTTTTGTTTCATTTTATTAGTAACAGATTCATTATTATTACTACATTTACTAGAACAATATTCATTATAAACATTTATTAAAATATTTTTATTACATGTTCTACACAATTTAGGTGTGTTTATATAACCTTCTTTGATATAATTAAATCTAAATCTAAGATGTGTATCTTCTGGTAAAAAACTAGTAGTTTCTAATAAAGTATCTAAATATATTTTATTATGTGAGATTTTTATTTTTTTAGTGTTAATTCCGCCTTTTTTATTTGTAAAATCTTTTAGAAGTTTATCTATAATATCCATAATGGGTTTCCTTTATTATATATATCTACTAATATTGGAAAACCATCAAAAATGTTAAAATTTTTAACAAGGAAACCCCGTTTTCATATCGTGTCTTATAGTTCTACTGAAAACACTTATAGTTCCGGTTCCAGTTCTATCTGATTTTGTTACACCGTTATCTAAAATGTCCTGTAGGAGTGTTTGATATTGTTTATCTAGATTGTTCATTATATTTTTTTATAAACCATTTAATTTTCGTTATTCTATAAAGATAATACAGGATTATCTTATTTTTGTTTATTGTCCAGACTCTTCTAGTACCATTTTTATCCGAAAGTATCATATATGGGGTGGTTACTAAAACATAGGGAGCCCTGATTATTCCAGTTTTAGCCTCAACTGTCTTAGTTTCCACCTTTAGGTTAAGTTCTGGTATTTTATTCTCAATATTATTCATATCTTCTAAATATAACAACAGCATTAACCAATCTCATAGGTCCTGCATTATTACTAAATATAGTTGGTTCTATTAAATATACGTCCCATCCATCCTCCGCTTCAGATCTCAAATAATCAGCGAAAGACTCCGGATCAATGTCATTATACTGAGCTTGCCATGTAACTATTTTTTGCTTTCCTGTTGCCATTTTATCCCTGTTTTAATTGGTATTAATATTGTTTCAAGAGTTGCTTCGAATGCAGAGGATCTGAATATATTATTTCTTGTCCTTGCCTCCTCAGCAGCTCCCTCGAATAATTCAATTGCAGTATCATTGCCTCTATACGTGGAAATCATCTTACCAGCGGAGGGAACACTGATGGGCTTCTTTAGAAGCTGTTCCTCGCAAATTAAATCTATCATTTCATTTATTTTATTCTCGTATGTTTTCATTCTTTAATTTTTTTAAATCCCCTTCAAGTCTGGTCATAAAGGATTCATCACAATCATCACCAGATAATAGCCAGTCAACTCTTTGCATATAGATCTGTGCTATCTCAATATGTTTAAGACCTTCCTTAAATTTCAATATCATCTCATCAGAATATCGGTAATGAAATCTATCATCAGGATATTTTTCAAGCCAATCATCACTCGCATAGCTATATTTAAGCTCTTCTTCGGTCTTTTCCTTTCCGTTCTTATCAATAAGCTTTCTTATATCCTCCACAACATCAGTAAATCTATACTGAAGGTATTCCCAGTGACCCCCGCTCATATCTGATTAAATTACTGATATTGATAATATTTTATCACCCGGTTGAATTTGATCAATCACATCAATACCATCAATCACCTTGCCAAAGCATGTATGATTACCATCCAGATGTGCTGTATTCTGCCTACTGTGGCAAATAAAGAACTGCGATCCACCTGTATTTCTTCCCGCGTGTGCCATTGAAAGAACACCTTTGTCATGGAATTGATTCGACGCGGTAACCTCACATGGAATATTATAGCCAGGACCACCTTGTCCATTACCATTTGGGCATCCTCCCTGAATAACAAAATTAGGAATAACTCTATGGAAATTTAATCCATCATAAAACCTTTCGTTTATTAATTTTAAGAAGTTATTAGCTGTAATTGGTGTTTCCTGATCATATAGTTCTGCAACCATATCACCTCTGTCTGTTGAAATTTTTACTTTACTCATTTTTTATTTGTTTTGTAGTCTATAATAATTGTCTAATTTGGGCTCTCCCCGTTTTCTATTTTTCTTGAGTTCATAAACTCATATCCGGATTCATTTTCTACTGAAGATCACCTAATTAAAGTTAGGATTATCCGATCCGAAACCAGCTCTTACATTTTCATTAGCCATTTTTCACTGATTCTAAAAATTTTATAATATCGGAGACTTCTCTGTGTATGACCTCCGTTTCGTCCTGATATCTAACGATAATTGACGGTACCATGGATCTTTCAGTTATCATTTGCATATCAGTTATTAGATTTCTCACCAGATCTACCTTGTTAATGCTAAGAAGAAGCTCAGTTATTCTATTAACAATGACAGGAAGATCAACTATGCCTATAAACAAGTCAAGTTTTTCACTTCCTGGTTTGCAGTCTTGTCCCCAGTCGGTATATCTGTATTCCTTACCATAACTTGTCATTACTGAGAAATCACCTCTAGTAAATTCAAACATTTTCAAGCTGTCCCACTCCTCTATAATTTCAAGATGGTCGTCAACTATGATAAATTCATCATATTTTTTATATGCCCTTACTACATCACCTTCAAAATTTAATAAACCCAGATGTGGCAATTTTCTGTCTTCCCTTGATATTTTCATAAATCTAAATAATACATTGATTTTTTACTGCTGTAACATCCTCCATTCCTGCCATCATACCATTCACCGTCGCCGATATGATATACTGGAAATTTCTCACCAGTCTTCTCATCAAATCTCCAATCTACCTTGGTTATCTTTACAAGCTGGGAATTCTGTTGAGCTATTGGAGTGTATCCATCAAGATGCACTGTATCACCAGCTTCTCTTAATTTTTTATAATTCTCCATTTGATTTTATTTTAATTCCATGAACGGTGTAATATACCATATCAACAACTCTATCAGAGGATACACCAGATTGCCTATATTCTATTATGCTATTAACATGGGAATAATTTTCCTTTATATGAGATACAAGCTCTTTCTTGAGCTTCTTTGGTTTTATAGCTGAGAAGTTCTTATTAAGATCGGTGTTTCTAGATATAGGTGTTTTTGTAAGTCTGCATTTTTGAGAATTTCCATTACAAATAAAAACCGTCTCAACTTTAAGACTAACAAGTCCAAGCTCTTCCGGATCTATATCATATCTCCAAGGTTTATTTATTTCAGTAATCTCCGAGGTGTGCTCATCCTTACATTCTTCAAAAGCTTCAACAAACTCCTGGTCATTCCAGATTGTTTTTTCCTCTAATTTTTCGTTGATAATTTCACTACCCATATGTTTATTTTTATTGATATACTATTATTAATACTTTTATCTATTGTTTATTTATACGTACATGAACTAAAATTCATTTTACTCTAAAACATATACATTTAAAAATAGATCCGCTTAAACAAGCTTATTTTAATCCATGTCTGGTCCATCATAATCCCATTCGCAACATGGCCATCTCCTACCCTTACCGTCGATATTAGCCCATGAGGTTTTTTCCTCATTAGTCCAAATCCAATCAACTCCTTCCTTAGTATCATCATCCGGATGAATCCCGCCAGGAGGATGATAATGTTCAGCAACTACTGAGTATTCGTTACACGAACAACCTCGATCAACATGTTCCTCACATTTTTGGTAATCTACGGGCATATAAAACCATACCGCGGGGGAATCACAATCATCGCATTTCTCTATTTCACTCATTTTATGTACTGTCTTACAAATCTGGTTTGCCTATTATTTAATACAATAATATACTTTCTTCCATTCTTAGTTTGATAAACCTGAAATCTCATGGTATCTATATAATGCCACTCGTTTGTGTATGAATAATAATAAATCCTTTCCTCCACTGTTTTACAGGAGAATAAACTCAGCAGTAAGAATAAAACGAATAAATTTTTAATATTACTTATCATTATTTTTTATTTCCGTGGATTTTTTAAAATTCAAAAGTTCCATTAACATCTTTCTTACATTATATCCGAGCTCCATGTCATTAGGTAACGAGTTTATATGGGTATCAGATATCTCTATAACTATGCCGGATCCATGCTTAGATGAGTCCAGCATATCAGGTGAACACGTCTTAATGATTCCAGTTTTTTCATTATATTCAAATTCGTTATTTTCGTTATTATTCATGCTTTATGTATTTTTTTCTCTTTGGTTTCATTTTATATTTTAACCACCATCCAAATTCCCTAATTATCACTATTTTTACATTTGCCAGATAATTACTAAATTTTCCGATAGGACTATAATCCCATTCAACATCAGTAATAAAGTTCTCCATATAGATTCTAAGCTCCTTTAATTCATCACCCGTTACTGGATCCGCCTCCGATATCTCCGTTACATAAATTATTCTATCAAATATGGTTGTTTCTTCTTTCCTATATTCCTCAGTTATTATTTCTTTTGGAGTTCTATATTCAATTACATTTGAGCAAAGATTCTCTATCTCAGAAAGACAAAAATCTATATCACCAATCAATTCACCATAGGTAAATACTCTACTTCTGGCATGGTCTATCATTACCTCGAATGCCTGAGACCCCTTAGTGTTCCCACTGAATGCGGTATAGAACGTATACCATCTACTATTTGACCATCTTGAATATGACATTAGTTACTAGTTTAAATCAAATGGAGTAGAATATAAGAAATCTTATACCCTGCAAATGCACCGAGGGCGGATGGGAATGGAAAAACAATAAGTTTTCCAAGATCTGTTACGTATTTTGGTCTATTTACAATTTTACCCATAAATGAATAATATAGGAAATAACCAAATAAAACAGCAATATCTGTTCGTGTAGCTATAAAAACAACAAGCATGGCACCAAGAAACCCAAATATAAAATTATCTCTTATACCTTCCCAAATCTCGTGAGGTGTAGCCTTCTTATATTCTCCAACAATCCTATCTATATTTGATTTTTTATTTTTAAAATAAACATTATAGAATGATTTATTATTATTTTCAGCCCTGGGTGTTTTTTCTGGTTCTTTTTCAGTCCCTATTATTTCACTCATATGATCATTAATTCTCCTGCTCATCCTCTTTATTTTTAAAAAAATCGTCCGCTTTATAATCGGGAAAGTTTTTATTCATGTGGTTTATTCCGGTAACCGCTATAAAGCAGCATACTATAAGTGCTACTATAACTATTAATATAAATACCCAATTCATTATTTATTATTAATTACTAAGAACACGGTCAGTCCCACCATCCCTCTATTTGAGTGTCAATTATTTTAAATAGGAGGGATTTGGCTCTTTGATGATTCAAATGTGCCATGCTAAGTGCAATGACGTGTTTATCATCCTCTCTACCTTCGAGCGAGGTAAACCCATCACCATTCATTACTCTTTTGTAAACAAGAGGGTATTTTTTAAAATAATCATCATATTTTTCCCAAATGTTTTCACTCTCCCATGTCGAGTTTCCAGTGCCATCGTTACATGACTCGAACCAATGTCTATCTTTAGAATAATCCATATATTCTAATGTATAAACGTCGTCCTGTATATTCTGTATCAATTTAACACAAATTCTCATGTTACGAGCATCCTGTTGAGCTCTTGTGTGAAAATCCCTTCTCCCTATATAATTAGCCTGTGAAACCAATTTATGTTTCATCATCTCAAAGATGTAATGTCCGTCCCAATTACGATCTTTCCATATTACTGGAAACCAATAGACAAGGTTCTGAATCCCCCATTTAATTTCTTTATGCAGATATCTACCATCATTGTCCCACCACAACCACATTCTTCTAAAAAAGTTGGGTCTTGGTCTACTTTTTATGTCCTCAAAAAAATCCCGAGTATCTTTATCAGAATCTACCATTACGTAAATCTTAATATTAGATTAGTAGCAAAGCAAATAAATGCTATTACATTAGCTGCAAGTTGTATCTTATATAATCTCATTTCTTTCTTCTTATTGAAAAAATAAATTACCCAAGAACCCAATAAGAATACCCAGCCTAATACGTTTAATACTAAATGTGTTGTTTCCATAGTTAATCTTTTTAAAATGTAAATATAATATAAAAATTCGATTAAAAAAATAATCAGATATTATATTTAAAATAAAATTTATGTTCCACAAAAAAACCAGCTTAATAGCTGGTTTTAGTTTTTTATGTCTGATATTATAACTGTTGTTTAGTTGTTTCTTCCCCAGTCTCAACTTCCTCTTCATCTTCCTCTTCATCTTCCTCATCCTCTTCAGTTTCATCCTCTTCAGTTTCAACCTCATCCTCTTCAGTTTCATCCTCTTCAGTTTCAACCTCATCCTCTTCATCATCAGATTCAGTTGGATCATCAAATTCACCAATTAACCATTCGGAAACTTCCTGAACATCATCCTTAGATGTTGCTATATGGTCAGAAGCCCAATCATGCCCATTATTTAAAAGTTCATCAACCTTATCCGGATCCATCTTTAATATTTCATCAACATGATGTTTTATCGTTGCAAGATTTCTAAAAAACATATAATGCTTTCTATCGTCATTATTGCTCTCGTTCGTTACTGCTAAAACAATCTCGTTATTTACGATTTCGTGTTTTTCGCTATTTTTGAATTGTTCAAATGAAGCTATTCTTTCCATCTTTGTGTATTTTTTTAATTATATATCCATACGGATTAATTTTTATTATATCGAGGTGCCTTTGTACGATATTATATTAGTCCAGTGACTCTCCGCAAGTTGGACAGAATTTCCAGTTTTGTTTTTTCATTCTAGTACCACACCCTGGACAGTATGATCTGATTTCAGAAACCTCCACTGGTTTAGCGGATCTTGGTAATACCTTATATTCAGAAGTCCAAGATGCATAGGAATTATAAGTTCCATTATCATTATCGAAGCTCTGTTTAGATTTGCTACCTTTCTCTATTCTCCCAGTTTCTATACTATCTGATGATTTAGACACTGTATTATTAGAGCTAGTTAAATAGCCTAAAGTGTTAATAGTAACTGGATTCTGAGCACAAAAATATGTATTCGTTGTTCCGCTTGTGTAAGATATATTACCGCTTGTCGTAGTAGTAAATGTTGATACTGGTGCGGTATAATTACCATAGTCTCTAAAAATACTATTAGCAGGAATAGTTAATGTACTTGGGAATTGTGTGAAGGTTGTTGTTCCCGTATTAACCCATGCAAAGTTTTGAAAATACTCCGCGTGGAAATCAACCTTAAGATTACCATTCTTTAAAATTGCCTCCTTAACTCCCTTTGTGCTCTCAACCTCATAGGTCGAAAAGATAAGCTTTTTATTCTCATCTATAAACCTATCAAGGAAATATCTCTGACCTGGTTTTAAAACCAATCCGGAGGAACTAATGATTTGACCATTTATGTAGATCTTAGCTACATAAGAAATTTGTGTGGGATTATAGAGCTCGATTTGAAACTCTTGTCCATCATCCAGGTAGACTTTTTCAGCTCCTGTGTTTACGTCATAGATTTTCTGACGATTGCTGGATACTGCGATCCAGGCTTGTGGTTTCTCAACGGAAAGTCCGTTGAGAATACCAGGTTTTTTGTTTTTCATTTTTACCTTATTTATTTTTTAAAATCCCATCGATGCTCATTCGAACATCTCAAAGGTTGTTAAACCCGGGACATCAAGTACTAAAGGCACCTTCAATACAATTGATATTATATATCCTTACCAGGAATCTTCATCATAATCATCATAGGAACCATACGAATCACTGGAATCTTCATCCCATTCCTCTTCCTCTCCTATAAATCCTCTATCATGTTCTTTAATGACGCTTGACCATACGTCGCCATCCTTAAACCAAACATATGTCTGATCAGGAATTTCACTTACCCATTCGATCTTCGAATCACTTACCCATCCACCAGAAATGAATGAATCCAAATTTTCAATAAGTTCCTCAACCTCGCTCAATATATCATTATCGAAGGGTTGATCCTCTATGTAGATCTCAATATACCCATTAAAATTCACATCTAATTCTGCACTAAATAAAGTACAAAATTTTAAGAAATCCTCATTGAGCTCAAGATTTGATTTGATCCCATCTATCTGATCTCTTAGAAATTTTTTATTTGACGTTAGGTCAACAGTTAAAAAATAATTACTTTTCATTATTAACTTTTTTAGTTGTATATACCAAAAAAATATAATTTTTTATTGGAATTTTGAAATTATTCTTCGATTTTTTTACCTCTACCTAATTCGTCTCTCTTTTCATTGCTCATAGATCTAGCAAATAATCTAAGTGTTTTATTACCATCAACTGACTGGAATACTATTCTACTCTCGTTATTTGCCTTCAACATGAAAGTTAATTCACCTGGTTCGCTTTCGCTATTACTCCATGCGATTGAAATTGGCTCTTCGTCATCAAATTGAAAGCACCATTCCGCTTGATCGAAATACTCTATACCAATAGCTTTCTGTATTTGTTCCTCGTCCATTATGCTAAATTCATCAGCAACTATAAACTCTTTTTCTGTGTTGTTTTCCATATTAAATAAAATTTTGACAAAATGTCTTTCTGTGATATTTAGTTATACCTATTTCTCTTATTGCTTTTATATGATCAGCAGTACCGTAACCAACGTTAGTTACCCATCCATATTTAGGATATTCATTATCTAATGATTTCATTAACATATCCCTATATACTTTAGCAAGTATTGATGCCGCTGCTATTGATTGTATTTTAGAATCACCCTTTATTACACACTCGTATGGTATGCCGTTATATCCAGGAAATTTATCACCGTCTATGTATAAAAAATCCGGTACTTTACCACAAGAATCTATCGCTCTTTTCATAGCTAGAAACGTAGCTTGTAGTATATTTATTCTATCAACCTCCTCTGGTGAAGCTGCACCAATTCCCCAGCAGATAGCATTATCCATTATTAGTTTCTCTGCCTCCTCTCTTTTCTTAAGACTCTTAATAGTCTTACTGTCTTTTATCCTGGGATCACTAAATCCTGGTGGCAATATAACAGCTGCGGCCACTACCGCTCCGGAAAGACATCCTCTACCTCTAGCCCACCTCATCAACGCCAGCTATGTATTTCAGCTCGCGAAGTTGAGGTGGATCATTTTTTATTATCATTGTTTTTATTTTTAATTGTTTCTCTCATCTTTTCTATTGATACAGTGGAATGTTTTTTACCATAGTATTAATTTTTTATGCTATATCTCATAAAAATCATGTCTATCTGGTCCATCTCTATTTTAAAGTTGTAAATTCTCCCTTTATGAAGTTTATGTGCTGAGCTTTGCCATCCTCGTGTATAATGACATGGGATTGGAGCCAACCACTAGGACCTATATTATAATTAACCCTTAATTTTGTTGATGTACCAACGGCTAAAGCTCCGTCTTTTCTACCGGGTGAATGATAGTGTCCAACAACTATTTTAGTATTTAGTTTTCTAAATTGTATCAGAGATCCTCTAGTCCCATTTGAACCTATATCCCCATGCTGACCAAGTTCCCATCCATTTATAACAAAACTATCACTGCGACCTAATGTTATATAATTTGGGAATTTCTCATTTATTAAATAAGGTATGATTCCATTTGGAGCTTTACCCTTAAGTAATAGAGCACTATATTCCATATATTCTATGGAATTCTTCATGGTTGAAGCTTTTCTCCAGTCAGTTCCTTTTAACCATCTGTCCAGAAAATCATCATGATTACTCCTAACTATAATGGTATTATAATCCTTAAATACTTCCAATCCTTCAAGCATCTCATCAACTTCTCTCCTTAATGAATTAGTACCATCAACTTCTCTCTGGAATTGTATAAATGGATCCTTCGATTCATGGTGGTTGATTGAAAGTCCATCAAAAACATCATGCAGAATGACATTTTCTGGTCTTATAAGGGAAAATAAATCCAGGGTCTTACTTATCACTCGTTCATCATGCTGTCCGTAGTGTAGATCCCCCAATATCGCTGCAGACACCCTCTCGATTCTTTTAACCACACCCTTACCATCTCCAGGATCATAAGATGTATTAAAATATAAATCAGTAAAATCCCCATGATCGTCTGCAGTAACTTGTCTAGCAAAAAAAGTGTCCTTGTCTTTTATTTCTATAACAACAAAACCAAGAGTATGATGAAATTCACCCTTCTTACCGGCTTTTGAGTCTGTGTAGTTATTAACTGTGCATGCACCAGTCGTCATCATCATTTTTGGTAGATTACCTTCCAGTACGGGAATAGTCTCCATATGCACTCTAGGTGATCCAAATACGCAAGAGTTTATACCGCTCATTCCCTGAAGACCGGTCATAGGATCTACTGCGGTCGGTTGTATCTTAACATCTGACATAATCCACATATGCTTATGAACTTCGTGTCTTCCAGCATCTAGATACTCTTCGATCCGTTCAGACCAAGTGTCATAATTTATATCAGTAAATATGGAGGTTGGGTTTTTATACCTCCCAGCTATTATATGAATATCAGCATTCAGAAAATCCGCATAAGCTTCCATATTTTCAACAAAGGTTTCATGTACGGGTGTATCATTCTGAGCCCACGTTATAATGAATCTTTTCTTCCTCTTATTGAATTTTCTTTCTTTAGCTTTTATAAATTGTGGGGATTCCTGTAGAGCTTTCTCTGTTATTCCTAGCTTAGAAGCCCAAGCCTGAACAGTTCTCTCAGATTTACCGAGATAGTTTTTAAGCTTTAGCATTCTATCATCCCAAGCTAAATTTCTATCCCAATAAACATCGGAAATTATTGTAATCTGTTCTGTAGTTAGATCTGAAAATTTCATTAATTGATTTTTAATGTTTAATGATATTTATATCTATTAACAAAACAAAGGTTTCAGTATTTTTCTGAAACCTTTGTCTTTTTGCGGTATATTTATTATAAATTATCTATATTCATAGTTTCTGGACTCTCGTGGAGAGTTTCATCAAGGTCTTTAAAGAAGTCAAGAATATATTTACATTTCTCAAATTCCTCAGTATATTCATAATATTTTAACATTGATGATTCTATTTCCTCTCTACTGGATAATATTTTTCTGGACATCATGCTCTTCTTCCCGTATTTAACCATACTGTTGAATGCGCTCTCAAAAACATATCTCTGATTTTCTCTATTGTTTATTGTCATCACTATTATTAAATTGTATTCTCATAAGATTTAAAAGATCCCGGCACTTATCGTAATCCTCAAGTCTTTCGAAAGTTTCCATACATTCTCTTATTTCTGTGATTGTTTTATTCTTTCCGTGTGTGCTCATTATGTCAGAATATAATTTAAGAGATGTCTCGTATATCAATATATCTGAACTTTTCATAATATATCTAGATTGATTATATCGGAGCATCTTTCATACTCCTCCCTGGTCTCACACCAGCTTAAATATTCTCGTAGAAAAATTGGGAATTCCTCACTATATATGCTACACATGAATATTTGGTAAGTACCAGGATTATTTGGGTCATTGTCTGCAGAGGTAAAAAGTGAAGCCATATCTCTATCCTTCATTATTGCAGATTTTACCTTCTCATAGAAAAGATCACCAAGATACATACCACTTTTATCCTTTATATCTATAAAATCACTAAAAGTGCTAGAATTTATCTCCATGATTTATCCACCTACTCCAAATATTACTTTAGCAGCTACCGCTATTAGTGCACCAAAAAGAATCCAGAGTGCCTGGTTTACACCCTTTTTCCAAGTTTTCATTTCCTGGATATCTATAGTAAATTGCATATAATTGTCGTAGCGATCCTGCTCCTGCATTCTAAATTTAGTATTCTCGTTTACCTTTACTATAACGCCATCATCGGGATCCAATAATTTCTTCTTTATGTCAGACATATCGTCCTTGATAGATTTTTGTTCTCTTTTTAAATCATCCATACTCGTTTGAAGAACTTTTATTTCACCGTTAGGCATACTAGATTTGAGATCTTTGATCTCACCTAATATTTCCTTCATTAGAAAAGCTTGTGTTATTTCTTTTTCGTCCATATTTTATTTAGTTTATCTCCCAATAAACCAAAAATTTATTTGACTTATATATCAAAGTAACACATCCGATTTTTATCTAATAACCTTATTTATTGGGAAATCTATTACTATATCTGGGAGCTCCACAAAGACATCAAATCCCTCTGTGTCAGAAATAAGTTTAAAAATACCATAATAATCATCATCGGGACCGCCAAAACCATCCTCTAGTATTTCTATCCCCATTAGAGAAATTATTTCACATACTCCTATATGTGATCTTGGATCGATTGTTTTTATATAGTATTCTAACAAAACTTTATTTTTTGTTTAATATTGCATTTGTTGGTATATCGGAATGTATTAGATAGTAGGTATTATCTGATTCATTAACAACAACCATTCTGTCACTATCCGCTGATCCTATTAATCTGAGAGTTAGGCAATCGTATATAAATTCACTATCCAGATGTGAATGCTCAAGCTTAGATCTTCTTATGAACTTATTCTGATTTCTCTCATACATTTTAGCATAATGCTTCTTTATACTTTCCGATGGTTCGTTAATCTTTTTAAAATCCGGACCTAATATTATTGGTTTTTCCATTGTTATAATTTTGATTGTTTTAGTATTCCTTTTTCGCTATTGAAACAATGCAGTGAAACTATATGCATCGCAAAATATCCAGGTTTAACGTCCTTCCATCTTTCATAATCCCTTAACTTAAGCATGTCAAGTACATACATAAGTTTTCTACAAGCCATATAAACATCATCTCTGAAATGTCTTATATAATCGCAAGATCGAATATAATAGACAATGTGTATATTCTCACCTCTCCTCATAAAATGATAGCCAATTGTGCAAGGCACTCTCTCACCATGAACCGTTCCAGTATCTTCAGGAAACCATATAGGTAGGAATGCCTGTCTTGTAAAAGGTTCTCTTTCCATCAAATCTATAACATCCCCAAAATCACCATACGCAAATCTAATCCCGGAAAGCTTAGCATCTTCACCATTCTCACCAGAAAACTTCGGCCAAATTCTCTCCGGATATGTGTGTGAGAATTTCTCATGTCCACCGAACTGCTCATTGTTCTTTTGAGCAAATGGCCACCATTGATGGGAGGGTGGTGGATTCATTGGCAGTCCGCTGACTCTCTCAAGAAAGTGATCATCAGCCCAAGGAAGGTTTGGTCTAACCTCACTCTTAAGCTCTTCTAAAGTTTCAGGAACAAAAAACTGAAATGAATGATTCATGGTTTCCCACATATCATCGGGGGATTCTATTCCCTGCCATTTTTCAGTTTTAACAACATATCCATAGTTGGATAGTCTTTCCTTTGTCCATTTTATTGCTTCGGCAGGTTTAGAGAAAGTTTTCATTTATAATGTTTGTATTTTTATATGATAGAAACATCAATAAATTTCGACAATATTAAAACTATTTAGGAAAAAATATCTCATTAGTGGAAGGATCCCATTCAAACACAAAAGGCTTGTGTGCATAGTTATAATCCTCGTTAAGAACAGAAGCATTAAAGAAGTGCGTATCGCCATCAAAAACATACCCATAGCCAGTGTGTATATGGCCACATATATGAATCTTTGGTTTTATCTCCTTTATCCTCTCGATTAACAGTTCACATCCTAAGTTCTCTTGTCTTCTTCCCTCGACGGTATCCAAGTATCCGAAAGCTGGTCCATGAGTTATTAGTATATCAGTAAGTTCAGGAATAGCTTCCCATTTGGACATAAGACCAGGTCCATTCTTAGGTAGATTAAAAGCCCAGTCATAAAACCAGGGTTGCCAGGGAGAACCATAGATACTAACAAAATTATCCTGATTTCCATCTATAAAATGGGAATCACTCTCGTCCTGTAAATAAGTAATATTTGGGTATTCGTTAACTATCATATTTGATTCGAGAGGAAAATTCTCAAATATACGATCATGATTACCAGCTATGAATATTTTGGTTTCGTACCGGTCTAAAGAATTAAGCCATTTACAGAAATCATGTAATTCTTCCTTTTTATACCCTGTACCCATTATATCACCAGCAAAAAGAAGAAGATCCCCACCAGGAAGATCTTCTGTTATTTGATGATGTTTGCAATGAGTGTCAGATATTAATGTGATCTTCAACATATTTTTAATTTATTTTTTTATATTTTTCCAAACTAATTCTTCATATTCATAATATAATCTAAGAAATTACCGTTTGGTTTTTTTGCCGTTGATATAGTCAAACATACACTTCCTGGTTAATGTTGATACGAGCTTTAGCTCATAAAAAGTTCAACAATCACCACATCTGCTATTGTTCATTCACCGAATCCTGTAAAATTCTGGATAATGCTGTTTCTATATTCTTAGATGAAGCTTTCTTAACCAGCGAGGATCTTTTAACAAATTCTATATTACTTCTCAAAAATATATCGTTCATATTACTTAGAAATTTCTTATGATCTGATACAACATCATTATCCATTGCCTCTATCTCACTCTCTATCCTAGCAATCACGATTTCAAAAAGTTGGCTACCTATCCTTTCGTTTATTGTAATATTAACAAAATTTATTCTTACCTGTCTATTCGTCAGAGCAATCACATATTTTTTGTCCTTCGTCTGGATTCTTATAGTTTTGCTATTGATGGAATATATAATCTTATTTTCAGGATTTTCCAGTAGATTTTTAATAATTGATTTTATCTGTCTCTCCTCCCTGTTCATCTTGGGTGTGATATAAAGTATATCCCGCTTAACAGTTCTACCAAACTTTGGAAGGATTAAACTTATTCTCTTCTTAACATGTCTAAAGCTCATCTTTTTATATTTTAGTTATGCAAATATATTACAATGTTACGAAATAAAAAAATTATTTTTGATTTTTTAATATTTCCTTCATTCTTCTCGCACATAATAACGCGTAATCTCTACCATCCATTCCATATGAACCAATAGCCCACATGTCATTAACCTCAACCAGTCTGGTTAGACCATTAGAGTCGATACCAACATCCAATGTATATGCAGAAGGGCATTCAATGTAATCTTTAACCATATTCTCAACAACGGACCAGCTGATATGCTCCTTCCATGTTCCTTTATAATGCTTAACATCATATATTTTACCACGACTAACAAAAACCCTATATTCGGATAGAAACTCAATCACTTCAGATTTTATTACCTGCGTATCTGGCTGACATTTATCAAACATTACAAGATATTCAAGATGCTTAGGATTAGAAACAACATCACCAGTAAACATCTTAACCTCATTTGCAGGCTTAACAAAATATGGAAAATCTGTTCCAAGATCTCTAAATGTCATCGTTTCTATTTTTCTACCCATATATTTCATAAGCTGCACCGGATATCCAATATATTTAGGTGTATCCACTCCACATGCTTCAAAGAATTTTTCGGTACCCTGCACAGAGCCTATGCATATATCTGTATTAGGATCGGGGTTTCGCATCACTAGGGTATGTTCAAGATCATCACCGTCGTAAGGAACTATATTATATCCCATATCGATTAACGGTTGTTTTGCTATATAAACAAAATCATCAAGCCATTCGCCATTTATTTTTTCCAAAAATGCTTCCATCATATTAGATTAATTAATTTATCTTTTTATTATAGTATAAAAAAAAGACTCATACGAGTCTTTTTAATTTTTTATATTTATTAATAGCGAATATTAACTTAATAGCATTTCATCACCACCTTTTTTATCCTTATTCTTTGGTTTCTTACCTTTTTTGGATTTGGGTTTGGTGACAACTGGTTCTATAGGAAATTCTGGTTTCTTTTTCCTGGTTGACTTTTTTTTCCCCGATTTAATAGCCATCTCCAATTCATTACTTAATATTTTACTAAGAACTTCCACCGCATCAATTGAATTCGAAGGGAATACCTTAATTCCATCTTGATTTTCTTCGAATTTCATATCACTATCATAAAACATTTCGTTCCTTTCCTTGATTCTTTTCTTTTTTTCTTTTTTTATACCAATTAATAATATTACAATAACTAATAATAATGCTAATATAACTAAGATTCCCATTTTTTTATTTTAATTTTTCATCTTTATCTTTCTATACCAATTCAGTATAGTGATATTTTTGTTTCCTGCTATTTCTGTACCTTACCTTATCTATACATCAAAAGTAAGGTACAAAATCTCGCAAAGTGGACCAAGAGGGATTCGAACCCTCGTCTTGTTCAGATAGTCAAAGGACTCATTCACAGGCTTAGCTACATTTTCTAACGAAGCGAAATATATTATTCAGTTAACAGAGTTCCGAACAATCAACCAACCCAGTGATATTATTTATCCTGACACTAAGGATTTTTCTTTCGCCCCCTGTATAGATCTCTAGGATCTGGATGCTCAAGGTACGCCTTGACGACGACCGAAGTCTTGAGGGAGCCACCCGGATTTTCACATTTACTTTCCTTGGTAAGTGAGACCAGGTCGGTTAAGCCGCTATTGCAAACTCAGCCTTAGCTGCGGGAGCACCAAACGCGTTGATAGCATCCCAAACATTGTTTTTGCCGTTTAAAGCTTTGTATAGGTTATTTAAGAGTTTCCAATACTAACTCTGCCTGCATCTCAAAGAACGAACTCTGCCAATCAATACCGTGTTGGCCCTTGTTTATTATTAAAGAAACAATCTTATGATTTGTTTCGTTTTTCTTGTATAATTTTATTTATAAGATTTAATAATCTTGGGGTTAACATTATCTCAGTTAACGTTTGTGGCTTTACGAGGTTTGGGGAAAGCCTTCCCAAATTATTGATTTTGAACTAATTATCCAAGCACAAGACCGATTTTTGAATAAAGACTAAATCCCAAATCTTGTAAAACCATTGTTGTAGGTAGTTGTTATTCTTTTCGATTAGTTCTTTATTATACAAATATTAATCTATTTTTGTTAAAATTTTGATAAAAACGATAAATACAGAGTAACTTGGACTTTAAATTAAGTCCAAGTGCCACCGCCTAATAATCTTGTCCTTGTTTTCATAATGATGTTTTTTAAGTTATACAAATATACTACAAATATACTACAAATTTTATTCCAAAGCATAATTTTTT